CGATCACCACGGTCGCTATGTCGGTCGGGGACCGGGTCTGCGTCGAGATCGGATACCGGGCCCGGAACACCACCTCGTCGTCCCGCACCGGGACCATGAACTATGGCGGTGCGTTCGTCACCGACCTGTTCAAAGGTGACACGGTCGTCACCACCCTTAACGGCTACATCCAGTTCTCGGACCCGAATCAGGTCCTGCAGGCGAAGTCCCCGAACCCTAAGAACTTCTGTAAGAACCCATCGGGTGGGTCGAGTGTCACTACTGGTTGGTCGATTTCCGGGACGGGAATGACCCAAGCCGCCGGGTCGGTAGTGGGAATGTCCCGGTCGACTGGTGTCAAATACACAGTGACCGTGGGTGGTTCCACCGCGCACATAAATACACCACCTGCACCAGCGGCGGTGGGCGAAGTCTGGTCGTTTTACGTCGAATTAGCGGAGACGATAAGCGAATCGATTACCGTCTTCTTCAATTTCCATGACGCGGCCGGTGCATTCCTCAATAACCTTTCAACGGTCATTAACCCGTTGACGACCGCGCAAACCGCTACCGCGTGGAACGCGACCGCGCCCGCGAACACCGCGTTCGTCGACATCGACATCGAAGCGTCTACCAGCCACACCAACGGGAACGTCATCTCCGTCTCGTGTGTCCGCTACGACTGGTCCACAGCCCAGCTCGCTTACGCCGACGGGGACACCACAAACTGGTCGTGGGACGGGACATCGGAGGTCTCCACCTCCCACCAGTCGACGATAACCGGCACCGGTACCGCGCCCCTGGGGTCCGCGACGGGTACAGCGACCGGTGTCAAAAAGGTATTCGGCACTGGTACGGCGCCACTCGGTGCGCTGGCCGCGACGGCGACGGGGACACGGAAGGTCCTCGGTTCCGGTTCCGCGCCGCTCGGGACCGCAGCCGGGACGGCAGCCGGGAAGGTTTCCCACACCACCGCCACCGGCAGCGCGCCGCTCGGGGGCGTCGCTTCGGCCACCGGGGTCCGACGCACGACCGGGACCGGCAGCGCACCACTGGGCAATGCGACCGGGACAGCGACGGGGATCAAAACGGTCCTCGGCGTCGGGTCCGCGCCGTTGGGTGCGTTGGCCAGCTCAGCAACAGGCACCCCGACGGTCCTCGGGACTGGGACCGCTCCGGTCACCCACACCGCGACCGCGACCGGCCGGCCTACGGTGTTCGGGACGGGCACGGCGCCGGTGGTGTCGACGTCGACCGCGACGGGTGTCCGGCGCGCCACCGGTACTGGCACTGCACCGCTGGGGGCCCTCGCCGCGTCGGCAGCGGGTGACGACAACGTCCTCGGGACTGCGACCGCCCCACTCGGGGCCCTGGCCAGCTCAGCGACCGGCAGGAAAACGGTGTTCGGGGTGGGTTCCGCCCCACTGGGTGGGGTCGCGTCCGCTACCGGTGTCCCCACCGTCACGGGCACCGCCACCGCCCCCCTCGGCGCGCTGGCCGCTACCGCCACGGGCACCCCACGTGTCACCGGTACCGCTACTGGCCCGTTGGGTGCTCTCGCCGCTTCGGCCACAGGTGTCCCGACGGTCACTGGGGCCGCTTCCACGCCTGTGGTGTTCACCGCCACCGCGACCGGACTGGTGTCCCATACCGGGGTCGGGTCGGCGCCCGTCCTGGTCACCAGCACCGCGACCGGGGGCGTGGATGTGTTCGGGTCCGGGTCGGCGCCGTTGGGTGCGCTCGCGGCGACCGCGCACGGGGACGAGTACGTCCTCGGGACGGGCACGGCCCCCCTGGGTGGCCTGTCGGCGACCGCGACCGGGAAACGGGAAACGTTCGCTACCGGCACCGCCCCGCTAGGTGCCTCGACCGGGACCGCGACCGGGAACAAAACCGTGTTCGGGACCGGTCGCGCACCCCTCGGCGGTTTGGCCAGCTCCGCGACCGGCACCCGGATCGTTCTCGGGACGGCCACCGCGCCGCTCGGTGCGGATGTCTCCACCGCGGCGGGTATCCCGACCGTCCTGGGTACCGCGTCGGCGCCGGTCACGTTCGAGGCCACCGCGACCGGGACTGGCACTGGGGCGGGCAGCGGCACCGGCAGCGCCCCGCTCGGTGGGGTCGACGCGACCGCGACGGGTGTCCGCGACACCTTCGGTACCGGTACCGCGCCACTGACCGCGACGTCGACGGCCACCGGGATAAGGGGAACCCACGGGACGGGCGTCGCGGTCCTGTCGTTCATCGCGGTCGCGGTCGGGACCGTCACCACCCCCGGCACGGCTACCGCCCCCCTCGGTGGATTGTCGGCGACAGCGGTGGGGCTGGTCACCGTCACCGCCGTCGGTGATGCCCCCCTCGGTGAGCTCACCGCGTCCGGGGTGGTGGTCCCCGACGACACCGGATCCGGGGACGCCCCGCTGGGGGACCTGCTGGCTACTGCGGTCGGTGTCGTCACCGTGCAGGGCACCGCCACCGCAGCACTCGGTGTGTTGCAGGCCGTCGCGGTGGGGACAGTCACCCGGCACGGGACCGGCGCCGCCCCGCTCGGGGAACTAGCAGCGTCGGCGTTCGCGGCCGGGATCGTGTCCGGCACCGGAACCGCACCACTGGGTGGCCTACGCGCTACCGCGGTCGGGTTGGTCACCGTCACCGGGGTCGGTTCCGCGCACCTCGGGGCTCTCATCGCGACCGCAGTCAGCTACCGGCAGCCCATCGCGTGGCCACCCACCGCCACCGGTGAAACCGTCCTCCCCGTCGCCACCGGTTACCCACGCGTCACCGGTCAGGCCACCGGAACCACCGAAGTTGAGTCGACCACTAGCAACACCAGCACCGTCACCGGGCCCGGCACCACCAGCGGTGCCCGAGTCACCCGCACCGGGCAGGGGTCGGTCGTTGCCCGCTGACATCGCGTTCCCCGGTGGCCGGTACCCAGCCACGTCCGTGATCATGCGCTCTGGAGGTCTTCGTGGCTCTGTTTGACCGGTGGCGTCGCCAGTTCGTGGAAGACCTGACCCTCGACCAGGCCACGGACTACCTCGCGCGGGAACGGACCGCGTCGCTGCGGGTCCTCCGCGCGGACGGGCAACGCGTCGATTTGACCGCCCAAGACGCTGGGACCCGCCTCGCGCTGGTCCGGCAGGAATGGCAAACCGACGCGTGGACCTACCGCGACATGATCGGCGAGTTGCGTTACGCGCAACGACTATTGGCCCGGTCGGTGGCCACCGTGCGGTTCTTCGCCGCTGAACTGCCCGAGGACTCCACCGAAGACCCCATCGAGCTGGCCGGCCCGGACTACAAAGGTGACCCGGCCCTCGCGAAGGACGCGGTCGAGAACCTCGCGCGGCTCCCCCTCGACGACGGCCCCGACGGGTTCCTCGCGACGATGACGGAGAACATCGAAACCGCGGGGGAATGCTGGATCCACGGGCAGCAAGACGACGAGGACGGGGAGACGTGGTCGATCCGGTCGGTGTCGGAAATCATGGGCGCCGGCGACCAGGTGATGCTGCTGGAGTTGCCCACGATTTCCAGCTTGGGGCAACGCGCGATCAACCCGAAAACGGAGGAGCTGCTCCGCTGCTGGACGCGGCACCCGAGGTGGGGGAAGCTCGCGGACTCCCCGCTGCGCGCGATGCTCGACGTCCTCGAGGAAGTGGTGTTGACGGGCCGGGAGCAGCGGGCCGCTGCTAGGTCCCGGATCGCGGCGAACGGGGTCATGCTGGTCCCGAACTCGTTGGAGCTGCTCCAGTCCCGGGACACCGCTGAGGACTCCGACGCCCCGGAAGGGCTCGCGGACACCGATTTCATGCGGGACTTCACCGAAGCGTTAACCGCCCCCATCCGCAATGAGGGGGACCCCGGTGCGGTCGCGCCCTTGATCCTCCGGGGTGAAGCGGAAGCGTTGAAAGAGGTCCGGCACCTCACCCTGACCCGGGACGACGCCGCGAAGCTGATGGACCGCCTCCAAGGCGCTGTCCTCCGAATGTTGCAGGGCCTCGACATCCAACCGGAGCAGGTCACGGGTATCGGGGCAACGAACCACTGGGGTGGGTGGCAGATCGAGGCCAGCAACATCCGTCACCAGGTCCTCCCCACTTGCGGGGTCGTCGCGGGGATGCTCACGAAAGCGTTTCTACGGCCAGCGTTGAAAGCACTGGGTTATCCACCGGAGAAGGTCCGCCGGATCGTGGTTTGGTACGACCCGACCGCGCTGGTCGAGTCCCCCGACCGGTCCCAAGACGCCCGGGACGCGTGGGACCGGGACGCGATCTCCAACGCCGCGCTGCGGGAAGCGTTGGGGTTCCCCGAGGACGCCGTCCCCGAACCCCACGAGCATCTCGTCCGTCTGCTGTCCCGTGGCCGGTTGACACCGCAAGCGGTGCCGCTGGTCGCGGCCCTGTCGGGGGTGAAACTCGACGACCCCGATTTGCAGGCCGCGCTCGCGATCGCGGTCGGGTTGGTCGCGCCCGCTCCACACGCGGGACCACCGACGGTGCAGGGGCAGGTGGTTCGGGCGTTACCTGCTGGTCAACCTGCACCCCCTGCAGCACCCGCAGGGTCGACCGCGACCCCAGCCGGGCCGGGGCAGGTCGTGCCCGAACAGACAGCTCCCACCCCAACCGGCCCAGCGGCGCCACCTGCAGTCACCGCCGCTGGTGTCCCGGTCGAGGGGTGGCGGGTGGACATCGACACCGCGCGGCAACTCGCGCAGGTCGACGCGGTCCTCATGGACCGGATCCTCACCGCCGCTGACGCCGCGATCGTTCGCGCGGTGGAACGCGCCGGCGGTCGGGTCCGTAACGCCGCCCGGAAAACCCCGGCCCTAGTCGCGTCGATCGAGGGTGTTGAGGTCACCCTCATCGCGTCCGTTCTAGGTCGGGACACCGTCGGATCGTTCGCGTCAGTGTCGGATCTCCTCGCCGGGGCCTACACCCGCCTGCGGGACCAGTTCGGTGGGTGGCTCGACCAAGCCGCCCGGTCCGCCGCGACCATCGTCGTGAAACTCTTGGGCCTGTCGACCAGCAGTCCCGCCGGCCGCGAAATCCGGGACCAGGTCATCACCAGGTACTCGGTGCACCGCGACGCCGCATGGTCGGCGCTGTCCGAGGCGTTGGACGCGGCCACCGACAAGGCCTTGTTCCGCGCGGATCCCTTAACCCCGGATCCGACACCGGGGGAAGCAGCGGACACACTCCTCTCCCCCGCCGCGGTCGCCCGCGCGCTCGTCATCGCCGGCGGTGGGACACCTGGGCAGCCGGGGGACTTCGGGTTCGGGACCGGTCCGGTCACTAGGCAGGCCATGACGCAGCAGGGTGGGGTGGTGTTGGGGTGGGAATGGCAGTACAACCCCGCGCAACCCCGTCGGTCCCATTTCCTGCCGCACCAAGTGTTGGATGGCGCCCGGTTCGGGACGTGGACCGACCCGAAACTCGACACCACCCCCGGCAGTGAGTGGATCGGGTCCTACTTCCATCCCCAAGACCACGACGGGTGCTTGTGCTCGTCGACACCGGTCCTCGCGTTCCCCACCAACGACCCCGACGACATCGTCGGTCAGCGGATCCGCGCGGCGCAGCAATCCCACCGCGGGCGGGTCGCCGCCAAGGTCGCTGCGGAGGACACCGCCGCCGGTCGGATCGGAACGTCCATTCAGAACGAGGTCGAGACCCGTGATCGGATACTGGCCGGCGTGGAAGCTCTCCGCGCCCACTACATCGAAGGGGTGTCAGTCTGATGATCACGACCGATGGGCACGACTGGCGGTGGGTGTCGATCGCTGGGCACTTCACCGTGTACGCGAAATGCCGTCGGTGTGGGGTGCTCAGCTTCACCCCGGGTGATGACGTTGAGGAGTCGATCCCGGCATGTCGTTATCCGAGCGAACACGAGGAGATTTCAGTCTGATGATCAGAATCACGGATGAGGAGTTCCGGCGGGTCGGGGACAAACGCTCCGCGGTGATGATGGCGATAGGTGCCGCGTCGGTGTGCTGGGTCCCCGACCCGGGACCTGGGGTGTTCGACTCCGAGCGGGCCGCGGACCTCGCCGACGACTTGATCCGGTACCTCGCGGTCCCCGACGGCCTATCTGCGGAGGAAGCGAAGTGGCTGGACACCCTGATTGACTCTGCGACCCCCGCGCATCCGGGTAGCCCCGCAGATTGGGAAGGGCTGGGACGAGCCCACGCGAAGAAGATCCTGCGGCGGGTCATCACCGGTGGGGCACCCGAGCCGGCGGCGGACACGACTGGGATCAGACTCGTGGGGAGCGACCGCTGATGCCGACACCCAGCGTGGGGCGGGTGGCGCACTACGTCTCTCACGGGACACCGATCCGCCCGGACGGGACACAGGCCTACACCAAACAGTGCCGCGCCGCGGACATCACCGAGGTGGACACCGACGCCCCCGAAAACGTTGGGCTCCTCGTGAAGAACCCCACCGGTCTGTTCTTCCACCCATTGACAGACGGTGGCTGCGAGTACCACGCGGGGGACCCGACCATGACCGTCGGATGGTCCTGCACCGGACTTGATCACCAGGGCGGGACGTGGCACTGGCCGACCCGGACGGAGGGTCCGGCGTGACACAGTGCGTACTTAGTGTCGACTGCGAACTCGGGCTGCATGCGGCAGATGAGCACCCTTGCGGCCAACACAGCGAACCACCAGGAACGCCATGCCGATATTGTGAGGACCCCGTCCCGATGGACGGATCCTCGTGCCCGAAATGTTGGACACCGATCACGATCCCCTTAGCGAAGGCTCTGTTCGCGCCTTACGGGATCTCGGTTGATCCATGGCCTAACGATCGCCTTGATGAGAGTACCGGAGGTACCCGGTGACAGCACCAGCAGTTGATCAACCCGTGGAAACCGACGGGGAAGACACCGGCGGATATACCGGCGGGATGATCGCCCTCATCCCGTCCGTCGGCGACGCGCAGCAACTCGCCGTCGCCGGTGGCGACGACCCAGACGAAATGCACCTCACCCTGATCTACCTCGGGGACGACCTGTCGGACTGGGACGACGCGCAACGCGCGCAGGTTATGGCCGCCGCGCAGCAAACCGCCGCGACCATGAGCCCGGTGCAGGCCCGCGCGTTTGGGCACGCCCAGTTCAATCCCGACGGTGGTGACGACGGCTCCCGGGACCCGTGCGCGGTCTATCTGATCGGGGACACCGACCAGCTCGGGCCCGCGCGAGACGCCCTCGCGAGCACCACCGACCAGGACCAGCACACCCCGTTCGTCCCCCACGTGACCGCTGGGACCGGGGTGAACGCGAGTGACCTCTCGTACACCGGGCCGGTCACGTTCGACCGGATGCGCGTCGCCATGGGTGACGACACCACCGACATACCACTAGGGGGCGACAGTTCCGTGACCGCTGCAGCACCGACCGCCGTCGATGTCGGTTCGCCGGCGACGATCCTGTCCGACACCGGTGACCAGATCACCGTCCACTGGGACGCGCTCGCGGTGGAAGGCCTCGACACCGGAGACGGCCGGTATTTGACTCCCGGTGGTGGGTCGACGAGGACACCACCGCTGTCTCTTCTCGCGTTGCCCTACGCGAACCACGGTGGGCAAGACGCCCCCGCTGCGGAGGTGTTCGGGGAGATCACCACCTTGACCCGCCGGCCCGGCCCGGAGGTCACCAGCAAACGCACCGGGGAACCGTTCCCTGATGGGACGTTCGTGTGGTCCGCGGACGCCACCATCGACGGCACCCACAAGTTCGCGGACATGGTCCGGAAAGGACACCTGCGGGGTGGGTCTGTTGACCTCGCGGACCTCGACGCTGAGTTGATCGACGAAGACACCGCCGCTATGAGCGACAACCCGCGTCGGCGCGCTGTCCTCACCCGGTATGAGATCGCCGCCGCGACGATGGTCCCGGTCCCCGCGTTCGCCGACGCCTACTGCGACGTCGTCGGCTCCCTCCCCGCGGCGCTGGCCGCGTCCGCGCTGCCCACCGAGCTGTGGAAGGAGCCCGTCCCGATGTGGCGGTCCAGTGAGGTCGGGGACCTCGTCGCTCGCACCCCGGGGGGCAGCGTCAAAGCCAGCGCCCGGGACAAGGCCGCAGCGAAGGGCCACGCCCTGCCCGACGGGTCGCTGCCCATCGAAACCGCTGATGACCTCACTAACGCGATCAAACGCGCCGGGTCGGCGAAGGACCCCGTCAAGGCCCGCAAGTTCGTCATGGCCCAAGCGAAGCGCCTCAAACTGGCCGACAAGATCCCCGACAATTGGAACGCGGACGGCACCACCGGTGACGACGCTGTCACCGCAGCAGCGGTGACCCGACGGCCTCCCCTGTCGTGGTTCACCGATCCCAGCCTCAACGGGGAAACCCCGATCACCATCACCGACGACGGGCACGTCTACGGGCACGTCGCGGTGTGGTCCCGGCCCCACATCGGGTTCAACGGGCAACGGATCTACGCCAAGCCGTCCCGCGCGGACTATGCGTTTTTCAACACCGGCGCGGTCCGGTGCCTCGACGAGGACGGGACCACGAGGATCGCCGCGGTTGGGCACCTCACCATGGGCACCGGCCACGCCGACCTCCAAGCCTCGTACACCGCAGCGGCACGGCATTACGACCACACCGGGTACGCGTGGGCTGACGTCGCCGCCGGCGACGACAAGTGGGGGGTGTGGGTCAACGGGATACTCAAGCCGGGGATCACCGAGGAGCAAATCAGTTACGCCTACGCGCACCCACCATCAGGGGATTGGCGTCCCATAGACGGCGGGTTGGAAATGGTCGCGGCGTTGTGCGTGAACACCCCCGGGATCCCCGTGTCGAGGGCTCGGGTCGCGTCCGGTGAAGTCGTCGCGTTGGTAGCCGCTGGCGCGCTGGCCCCTGCACCTCCACAGGGTGGGATCGGTGCGATGGTGGATTACGACCAGCTCGCTGATCGGGTCGCGGACCGGATCCTGACCCGGCAGCAGCACACCGCTGAGCTGGCCGCGCGCCGAACCGCGGCACTAGCGGCTACCGACGACACCACCGAACGGATGGCCGCCGCACTCGCCGCGATCCCCGATGACGACGACGAAGTGTCGACCTTCGAGGCGGTCCGCGCTGACACCCTCGCGTCATTCCTAGCGGGGAAGGAGATAACCCCGAAAGACGCGGAGAACACGGCCCGCCTCAAGGAATACTGGACGCATGGGAAAGGAGCCGCGCTAATACGCTGGGGTGAGCCATCAGATTTCGACAGGTGTCGGACACATTTAGCTAAATACGTTCCACCTGGGGGAACCCTAGATGGCCTATGTGCAAACATGCACCATGACGCACTAGGTGTTTGGCCGGGGAAGGAACATGGCAAGAAGTAGCACACCGTGACCGGATGGTAGGATCTCACCAGAGATAAAGCCCCTGGCCGTGGTTGCTGCCACTACCAGGGGCACAACGCCGAACCTGAGGATTGGTATGTAGATCCGTCAACTGGTGTCCGTCGTTGCCGGGGGTGCTGGAAGGTCAGCTATCGAGCCGCCGGGCTCGCGTACCGGTCGCGTCAGGCTGGCTGACGGATTGGTGACCGGTCCGCTCTTTTCCCTGGTAGAGGAGGATCCGGACCGGCCGCCAGCAGTGTAGGCGGTACTGTGGTCGGGTCGCACAGGTCGCGGGTTCAAATCCCGTCACCCTGCCCGGTGATCCGGGATGGTGTAGCGCAGCTCGGTAGCGCGGTGCGCGCGTGGGTACCTTCACCCGCTCGGGGGCCACGTGCATATGGGCGGGGCTAATCCCGGTCAGGTCCGAACTGGCCGGGACGCGCCCGACCGACCCACACGTCGATGACCTGCTGCAGGTCGTCCCGCAAGTTCGCTGCGCTGTCCGGGACGGTCGGGGTGTACGTCGTCGTGAACCCCGACAGGTCGGGGCTGCTGCACGTTGACCCGTCGGCCATGTGACGACCGATCCGCGCGTCGCCCATCTGGTGGGCAGCTTCTGGGCAGTTCTCGCAGCACAGTTCGCCGGGCGGTTCACAGTTCCGGCCGTGGTAGAAGCAACCGCACCCGTCCTTGACTCGGGCGACGACGAAACTCTCGTCTGGGTTGTTCGGGTCCCGGGTGATCGTCACCAGCAGGTCGGGGGTCGTGATCCGGATCGAGTGCCCACCACCGGGATACCCAGCGTCGGCGTTGTACGGGATCGGTCCGGTGATCGGGACACCGTCGCGGGTGAGTAGCCACGTCCCCCCGGCGACGTCCCCGATGATCTGGTACTCAGGGGTCACGTCGGTCATCTGAGGGGTCCTTTCAGGATGTCGCGGTCCCGGTCGGCTTGGGTTGTGCCTTGACCGTCCCACCTGAAAAGCAACCCGATCATCCCTACAGCCCCCAGGCATGTGCCTAACACGACCAAGGCCCCGACCCAGTTGTTCGGTTCGATCACTGCCAGTAGCGCGGTCACGCGAGTGGCCACATCGCGGTGATCGGTCCTTCGACCGCGACTGGGATGTACCGCACCCCTGGGTCCGGTGGGCGTTGCCAGACGAGGTTCACGGTCACTCCGTCCCGGTTGACGGCTCGCGCCGCCCACCCGATGTCGTTGCTGCGGAGCTCCATATAGCGGTAGGGCTCGGTCATTCGGTCGACGAGGGCCTCGATCACGGACGGGGTCAGGGGTAGTTCAGCCACTTGGCCAGTGTCCCATCGGCGCGGGCCGGTTCGGTGGAGCTGGCCGGGTGAGGGGATTTGAACCCCTGCGTCTGATGAGTTGCCCCCCATCAACGAACTTGAGCCTGTGAAGGCTCCCCGCTTCCGTTTGGCCGCTCCGGCACACCCGGCCAGCGGGACGAGCGTAACCGGCAATCGCGTTTCCGTTACCACCGTCACTGACCGTGAGCCTAGGTTGATCGAATCGTAGGGGCACCGCCCCCAGGGTCACCGCGCTTAGCGCACCGATCCCCGGGCCGCTGGTGGTTCTTGGCCTAGCCGACACCCCTTAATCACACTCTCGTGTTTTCGTGTGCGCCCGGAAAGGCCCCCACTCAGATGACAATTGAGCAGCTCAGAGAGCTGATCGAGCGCCTGCAGGCGGACGCCACGCAGGTCACCAGCGACGAACTCGCCCAGGCCCGGTCTTTCATCCGGGACCAGCGTAAGCACCTCGCGGAGCAACCCGCGTCGGATGACGTGATTACCGGGTTGGAGGAGCTCGGTACGTCTTTCAAGACGGTCAAGGGTGTGCAGGAGACCCGTTCTGCTGACGCCGCGAAGTTGGAGGAGACCCGCAGGGGTCTACTCGCGGACCTCGACGACGACGAGCCCCCCGCTGCTGCTGGTGCTGAGGGTGACGCGCCTACCGGTGACGCGCCGGCGGACACCCCACCGGTGGAGCCGACTGGTGACGACACCGGCCAGACCGCCCCGGAGATCCCCACGCAGGGCGCCCCTGCCGACGCTCCGGCCCCCACCGCGGACGCTGGTACCCAGGTTGATGCGCCCCTCGCGGTCGCTGCTGGTGGCGGCAACGTCCCAGCCCGCCGGGCCCCGATCGGTACGTTCCGCACCGGTGGCGGCAACACCCCGACCCAACGGCCAGCGGCGATGATCCAAACCGCGACGACCGCTGCCGGTGGAGCCCCCGGGTTCGTGCAGGGCCAGAAGATCAGCAGCACCGCTGAGCTTGCGCTCGCGGTCACCGCGCAGCTCCGCGCGATGTCCTCCGGTCGCGGTGGCACCGGGGAAAAGGTGTACGTCGCGAACACCGCGATCACCTACCCGGAGGAGCGGCAGCTCCGGTCGAAGGACTGGGTTGGGAACTTCAGCAAGATCGAAGCGGTCACCGGGGAGCAGGCCCTGGTGGCTGCTGGTGGGTTGTGCGCGCCACCTCAGACTCTGTACGACGTGCAGGTCATCGGGTCGGTGCGCCGGCCGATCCGGGACGCGCTCGCCCGGTTCCAGGTCGACCGTGGTGCGATCCAGTTCCGGCCCAACAGCTCGGCCGCGACCGCGTTGACCACCGGCACCGGTACTGGTGTCGACACGTGGACCGTGGAGCAGGACGCCTCAAGCTCGGGGGACACCAAGGGTTGTTATGTGGTGGACTGCCCGTCGCTGCAGGAAGCTGAGATCCAGGCCATTTACCTGTGCTTGGAGTTCAGCAACGTCACCGCCCGCTTCGACCCGGAGACCACCGCAGCCAACATTCAGCAGGGCATGATCGCCCACGCTCGGCGCGCGGAGAACGAACTCCTCCGGCAACTGCAGCTCGGGTCGAAGGTCTTGTCCGGTGCGCAGGTCGTCGGTGCGTCCCGCGACATCCTCGTCTATTTGGACAAGGCCGTCGCCTACTACCGCAACCGGCACCGCATCGACACCACCGTCACCCTCACGTTGCTGCTGCCCGCGTGGGTGCTGTACGAGATGCGGTCGGACCTGGCCCGTCAGATGGCTGCGGGGGACTGGGCCTCAGCCTTGTCGGTGTCCGACGCGATGATCATGGCGTGGTTCGGTGAGCGGGGCGTCAACGCCGTCTTCCATTTAGACGGTGGCATCGGTGGCGTCAACGAGGTCCAAACCCTCACCGTGACCGGTACCCCCACCGGCGGTAGCTACACGTTGACGTTCAACGGGCAAACCACCGGCGCGATCCCGTACAACGCTGCAGTAGCGGACGTGCGGACCGCGTTGGAGGCCCTGTCGAACATCCAATTCGGGTCCGTCGCCGTCGCTGGTGGACCACACCCGGGGACCGCGATCACCGTCGCGTTCGGTGGTGACTACGCCGAGACCGACGTCCCGCAGATGACGGCCACCGGCTCGTTCACCGGTGGCTCCTCACCGGCGATCGCGGTGACCACCACGACCACATCGTCTCTGACCAGCGTCGTCAACGGGGTGTCCATCGCGTCGCAGGTGTACGCCAACGCCGCCGCCGGGGCCGCGATCCCGAACTACCCAGCGCAGATCGATGCGCTGCTGTTCGTGACCGGCACCAAGCTGTTCCTCGACGGCGGGAACCTCGACCTCGGGCTCGTCCGGGACTCCTCACTGAACTCCAGGAACCGTTACCGGCAGTTCTCCGAGACGTTTGAGGGCGTCGCTGACCGCGGTATCGAGAACCTGCGGCTCGTCCTGTCCGTCGTGCCCAACGGTTCCACCGTCGGCACGGTCAGCCCGTCCAGCGTCACTTCCTAATTCCGGATAGGCGACTGTGTTCGAGCCTGTACAGGGGGTCCTGGCCGCACCACCAACGACCGGGTTGGTGGTGTCGGCTGGGCCCGCACCCGACGACGGAGCCCGCTGGGAACAAGGGTTCTCGTGGGTCCCCGAGCGGTGCGGGGAGGTGTACCAACTCGTCCCGTGGTGCACCACCAGCAACCCCGACTCCTACACCCCACCCCGCTACGGTGGCGCGTTCTACCGGCCACCGGGGGTGAGGTTCGCTGACCAGTGCTCCACCCTCGGTGGCGCGTTGGACACCGAACGGCTCCAACGGATCGCGGAGGCCACGACCCCGTTCGTCGTCGCGCGGGAGTTATGGGACGGGGTCCTGTCCCAAACCGACTCGTGGACCATCCAAGGCCAAACCCACACCAACGCTTACCTCGCGTCCCCGTCCGCGACGACGGTCACCAGTTCAGCGACGGTCCTGCGGGATTCGCTCGCGGCGTTGGAGCAGGCCGCGGTCGAAGCCGCGCAAGGCCAACGGATCATGCTGCACCTGCCCACCATGGTCACCGGGTCGCTCACGGAGTACGTCCGCCGCGTCGGGCAGGACCTCGTCACCCGCCAAGACAACCTCGTCGTCGTCGACGCCGGCTACCCCGGGACGGGCCCCAACGGGGAAGACGTCGGTGCTACCGCGTGGGCCTACGCCACGAGCATGGTCCAGGTCCGCCAGTCCGATTTGGAGATCATCACCGCGCCGGGTCAAACGGTGGACCGGGCCACCAACACCGTCACCGCGTGGGCCGAACGCGTCTTCGCGGCGAGCTACGACCCGTGCGTCCACTTCGCCATTGAGATCACGATTTAGGGAGTAGGGCCGACGATGTCAGGTCAGTACGACGACGCGGGGACACTGTTCGCGCTGGGATTGCGGCTCACGAAACTCGATGTTGACGGCTCCCCCCTATCCGGGGACCAGAACTGTTACGTCACCGACTCCCTCGTGTCGATGGGCGCCGGCCTGAACTTCACCAGCAACAAGGTCGTGGAGCAGGTCAACGGCCGCGGTCAAACCTGCGTGTCCTACCAGGCCCCCGACACCCTGCAGTCCGCGTCTATCAGCCCGTTGCAGGTGTGTGTCCCCGACCCCAACATTCTCGGGTTCCTTATCGGTGGGGACGTGATCCTGACCCCGTCGGAGGTACAGTCCCTCACGATCACCGGTGGCCCCACCGGGGGAACGTTCACCCTCACCTATTCCGGGCAGACCACCGCGACGATCGCGTACAACGCCGCCGCTAGCGCGGTCCAAACCGCTTTGGAAGCCCTGTCGAACATTGACCCCGGGGACGTGACCTGCACAGGTGGCCCACTCCCCGGGACCCCCGTTGTGATCACCTTCGGGGGGCAGTTCGCGGGGACTGACGTCACCGAGATCACCACCTCGTCCGGATCACTGACCGGGGGCACCACCCCAACCGCAGCGATCTCCACCACCACCCCCGGTGGGACCGGCAACGCCATCGGGTGGCGCGCACCGCAAGTCAACGTCGTCCCCGTCCCCAACGGCGTCGCGATCGAAGCGTGGGCCAACGCGATCGTTGACAACGCTGTCGCCTCAGTCCTCCCGTACTGGCACTTCATCTGGCCCCGAGTCCGATTGACCCTGTCGAAATCGTTCACGTTGGACGCGGCGACCGTGTCGATCCCAGAGTTCGATGGGACCGCGGAGCAGAACGGGAACTTCGGGACCGGCCCCGTCGGGGACATCACCATCCCCACCGACCGCTGCTGGCAGTTCGTGCGGGAAGCTGTGGACGTGACCGCGACACCCGGCTTCATAACCGTCACCTAGAGTCGCGTCTCGTGACGGCACCGCAACCAACGGACCCACCCCTGGTCGATGGGGTGTGCTTGGCGTGGGCGCAGGTGAAGGAACTCCCCGTCGAGGTCCAAGAACTCCACACCGAGGGGACGTGGTGTTCGATCCTGGGGTTCACCAGCGACATCCTGTGGGCCGCGTCCGGTCGGCGGTGGCGGAACACGTCGGCGACGGAGACCGTGACGTTGGACCCGGCCGCGCCGGGGTGCGCGCCGGTGCTGTGGCCAGCGTCGGGGTACCGGTTCGGGTACGGGTGGCCCATCTTCACGAGACCCGGCCAACCCCACCGTGTTCGCCTACCCCGCCCCGACGTCACCGAAGTCACCAGCGTCGTCCTCGACGGGGTCCCGTTCACGGCGTGGCGGGTGTCCGGGAACTGGCTGATCCGCACCGACCACCGTGGGTGGCCGATGTGCAACACCACCCTGGTCACCTACACCTACGGGAAACCAGTCCCGGCCGGTGGGCGGCTCGCCGCGATCGTCCTCGCGACGGAGCTGGGGAAAGCGTGCGCGGGGAAAGCGTGCGCGCTCCCCACCCGCGTGACCAGCGTGACGAGGCAGGGTGTCACGTTCACCGCGCTGGAGTCGTTGGAGATCCTGAAAGAGGACCTCGTTGGGGTCCACTCCGTTGATCTGTGGCTGCGGAAGGTGAACCCCGGGCAAGTCACCCGGGGTGCGCAGGTGTGGTCCCCGGACCTGATCGAAGCGAGGAGAACCTGATGGTCAACGTCCGGACCCACGACCCCTACTCCCCGCACCTGGTGGGCGACGCTGATCCGGATCCGTTCGCGCCGAAGCAACCGGTGATCCCCGGCCGGCACCCCGCACCACCGGTGACCCAACCCCCCGTCGAGGACCCCACCCCCGACCCCGACCAGGTCGAGTTGGGGGACGGGCTCGAGGATGAACTGAAAACAAACCTAGTAGACCTCGCCGCGCAGATGGGTCTCCCCACCAGCGGGACGAAAGCGGACCTGATAGACCGGATCCGCACGGACCGCGCCAACAGCCCGGGATGACCGCCGGTCAGTACATCGACGTCCCCGGAATCGCCCGGACCGTCCTCGACGGTGTCGTCGCCCACTTCGCGGGCAGCTCGATACAACTCCCCGGCCGGCGGCTCATCGCACCCGGTGACACCAGGGCGGTCGCGTGGGACTGCGAGGGCGTCACAGTTACTTGCGGGGGCATCGTGTGGGGGCAAGGCCCCGGTGTGTCCGCGAGCGTCGGCCGCGGCACCGGCAACCCCGTGAGTGTGGGGGCCCGGTACGCCGTGTTCAGCGTCCAGATCGTGAGGTCTACCGCAGAGGTGGAACACGACGGGATCGACCCACCCCCCGCAGGTGACCTCACCAAGGCTGGGCTCGCGTTGATGATCGACGCGGGGATGCTGTCCCAAGCCCTCGTCGAGTTGTGCGGGAAAGGTGGCCCACTGTCCCGCGCGGGGATGGCCACCGCTGGGGATGTGGTGTTCCTTGGGCCGTCGGGGATGTTCGCCGCGTCGGAAGGGCACCTGTCGGTCACCGCCGCAGCGATCAAGGCAGGATAACCCGTATGGCCACCCCCCACGCGGAACTCCCCACCAACTTCGCGGTGACGTGCCAAACGTGCGCGGTCGTGATCTGGCAGGGTTCTCATGTGGTGGAAGACGACGGTCTGGTCCTCCTCAACGCCTACTCCGATGTGGCCTGCCGCCGCCCGGACTGCCCCCACAAGACACCCGCACCGGCCTGAAAATGACTGTTCGCGCGGAGTACGAGGGCGACAAGGTCGATCAGACCGCGATCCGGGACGAGTTCCGGGCCCAAGACGGCCCCGTCGGTCGCGAACTGGACCGGATGCAGCAACTCGTCCTCAACCAATCCCGGCACCTAGTCCGAGTCCGGACGGGGACGCTGATCGCGTCGATCCGCCCAGAATCCGGGGTCAACGAGTTAGGCCCCTACCGGGACGTCGTCGCTGGTGTTCCCGGTCTCACCACCTACCTCGGGTACGAACACGACGGGACCGAACCTCACATGATCTACCCATCGCGGCGGAAGTACCTCCGGTTCATCCAGAACGGGCAGGTCCGGTTCGCGCGGAAAGTTAGCCATCCCGGCACCACGGGAAGCTACTTCCTGACCCGCGCGCTGGACGTCCTGAAATGACGAGGGAGACCGCGATGAGTCACGTCACCACCGATGACCTCAGGAAATGGATCCCGTCGGATCTCCCTGACGCGTTCGCGGAGGTCCTTAACCAGCTCCCGTCCCGCCGGCGTCGCCGGAAACTGATCCGGACCACGGTCCTCGTGTCCGTTCTCGCGGTGGTCGCTGGCCTGGTCGCGGTGATGGTGCAGATCCCGACTCTGCCCGGTGGGCAACCCGGGACCGACGACGAGGTTTGACCGTCGCTCTCCCGAAGGTCCCTCCAGCGTTCTACCGCAGGCTCCACGCGTTCGGGACGGTGGCGTGGCTGGTCCTGATGTACCCCACCATCCGTTGGTGGCATGACTCGGTCCTTTTTGTCGGGTTAGTGTCTTGTTATGCCAATGCTGTTGGCCACTTTTCGGCCTACCAGGGGACCCGCGCGGAGGCCGCGAACAACGGAGACGCCCCGTAACACTCGGCCAGCGCGTAGCGATACACCTCATGTACGGCACACCAACGACATGAGAGGACGGCACACCGAATGTTCCGTGCGTTGCGCCCGAAGCGGATCCTCCGCAGGGCCCGGAGGCGCACCACCCGCAAGGCCCTCGCGGTCGGCACGCTGGGTGTATCGGTCCTGTGGACCGCACCGAGGACCGCTCGGGCCCGGGTACGCAACGCCACGCGGATCCGGCCATGGTGGTTGTAACCCCCTGCCGGAGCTGAGGCTGAGGGCAGAGGGATCGGTCCGACGCGGTTCATCGGTTAACGGGGTGATATGGTAACCGTATGACTAATGAACCGCCGCGTACCTTGGAAGATCTGCGACGTGTGACCGACCCGGTCGCCAGAGCCAAGGCAGCGCGGAGCTACGTAGACCAACGGAATGTGGCCATCGCCGAAGCGTTGAGTATCCGCGACGCAGCGATCCGGGAGTTACTGCGGACCGACGGCCCGTCGGCTGTCAGTCGTCGCTGCGACGTCAGCCTGTCCACCGTCAAACTCGCCAGGGGCCGACGGTGACTAGAACCCCAGGGCGAGCAACAGTCGCTCGTGCCGATTACGAGGCGTACATCCGATCCTCTGCATGGCGCTCCGTACGCGCCCAGTTCATCGCATCGAAGTTGAGCAAGGTTTGCGCAGGTTGTAAGCAACCTTGGGGCCGAGGTGATCACTTGCATCACCGGACTTATAAGAACCTCGGCGCGGAACGACTGATGGACCTCGTGCCGCTGTGTCAGCGCTGCCATGTCAAAGTGCACCAGTTGTACGACAACGATCTGAGGTGGCGCAGGCGAGGTCTCTGGTACGCGACCAAGGCAGCGTTGAAGGGCCCCAAGCCAGCCAAGGTGGTGGCTCGATCCCGTCGGTCTGTGGATGCTCGTATGGGCGTGGTTAGGCCCGCAGGCAAGCAGACTTTCCCCGGACCAGCCACTAGGTAGCGCCCTCGATCACGGTCCGTCCGTGCGGGGGCGCTTAGTGTATTCAGACCTCGCTAGCGGTTCACGCTACGTGCTGGGTGGGCTACGGCATCGCCCGTCGGGCTCGACTTACGTCTCGCGGCCACCCCGGGTGGCTCGTGCCCGATTCTTCGCGCCAGTTTCCCCCGCCGGGAGCGTCACCCGGCCTGCTACCCAGCCCGCACGTCAACCGTCAGCCCAGTCACCCTACCTTGGGGTTAGCCGAACGTCGGTTGCGTCCACGACTTCCCACACGCCACCGTCCCACGCCACCGAGAACGTTGGCGTCGCCGGTGACACCCCGTGAGTGGCCACCGTGCCGAGCTGTCCACCGGTGATCCGTTCCACCCGCCGACCACGGGGAAACACCACACCGGACTGCTGCCCATACAGGGGTTTCACACCAGCATCATGCCTACTGCACGTGCATCCGACCAGTCGTCGGACCACATCTACCACCCGCACCACCGACCGCGCGCCTTCCCTTGTGATCCACAACAGGACTGATACCTACTACCTGATCGCCCAGGACCGTCGCTTGTCCGGGTCCTCGACCGCCACTGACCGTGACTGAGTGACCGTTCGGCGTATCACACCGTAACCACATGTTGATCACTTGCGTTGAGTCGCCGAGACCGGCCGCCCCCTGGCTGGGACAGGCGAAAGGACCAAACCTGTGGGACGGCATTCCGCACCACGTGTCACGCTCAGGCAGGTAGCCGCAGGAACCGCCGCCGCTGGTGGCCTCGCGATCGCCATGGCCGGTGTCCTCCCCGGCGCCGCATCCGCCGACCCGCTCCTCGGGAACTGCGGGCAGTACGGGCCCGGTGGCACCCAGAACCCCGCCGTTGATGTGTGCACCGACCGCGGGTACCGCGACGGTGTCCGCACTGACCGGGGTGACCGGATCCACGCGCTGGTCAAGGTTGACCCGGTGCTGTGTCTCCACGTCATCGTCGACCCGGAGGGCAACCGTCGGTTGGTGGGTACCCAGGGTTGCGGTCACCGGCATGAGACTCCCGTGACGCCGGTGTGCCCACCGTGCCCTCCCGGTACCCCCGCGGCCACTACTTGCCCAACCCCAGCACCCACCCCGGTTCCGGTCTCTCCGGTGGCTCCCGAGACTCCCGCGCCGGCGTCCCCGGTCGCGGAGTCACCCGGGTCGAGCTCGTCGAGCTCCTCATCGACCGTCGTGGAGGCACCGGCCCCGTCGACTGTGTCCGGTGGCCCCGTCGTCACTCACTGACCCGGGGGATTGCAGTGGGCCCCTCGTCGGCTTCGGTCGGTGGGGGCCCACTGCTTGTTACTGGGCTGGTTGCCGGTCGGGTTGCTCAGCCGTCGCGGTGGCGTTCCCGGTGTCGGCGGTGATCCGCGCGACCCTCGGCCCGTCGGTCAGGTCGAACTCCAACACCCCCGCCGCGCGGATCACCGTGTCCCCCGCCAGGTGTCGGTAACCGATCATCTCCGCAACGAAATCCGCTAGGTCATCCAGAGTGATCGCGTGCCCATCAGCAGGGCTACGGCTATAGCGCATGGACCAGATCCTTCCGTAACGCTGGTTAGTCCCCCGGCGATACACCTCATGTCGGGCCGCACGGCCAGCCCGAAGGGGGTTGATCACTCCCGAAGCCTGAGGGAAATACATGGGGAACCCCTGAAAACCTCAGCACTCCGACCGGCGGGGAGCTGTCGAGTCGGACACCGTGCACAACGGCGGGTCTCCCACCTGATCAGTGGGGGCCCGCCGTTTCCGTCGTTCGATCTCCTGGCGCAGGTAACAGGCCGCGTCGAGGATCTCCTCGTACGTGTCCTGCAGAGAATCCCGGCCGTTGTCGACCTGCAGGAGCGTCCCATGCTTGCGGAAACCGAAGTCTTTCCGACCGGTCACATCAGCGATCACCAGGTCATGCACCGACACGGCACCGGGCACGTGCACCGGTGGTGGTTGCGCTGTCCACGGCCGGTCTGTTCGTTCGTAGTCAACGACGTCGCTCATGGTCTGGCAGGCTAAGGCAATCACGTGATCGCGTGAGGTGCGCCCACTAGTCACCGACCGTGATCCTCCCGGGGTGACGTTGAAGGAATACGCCCCGAAGACCCGCGGTGAACCACCCCCCGAAGTCCCGTTCGCGATGGTCTTCATCCGGGACGGGGTCGAGGAACGCCACGAGTTCGTCGCCCACCCCACCATGGGGTGGCAAGACGTCCGCGGCCTGATCCCCCTCATGGGCGGGAAAGCGTCCGACGACGCCCTGTCCCAAGCCGCAGTCCGGGTCGTCGACCGGCTCATCGGCCGGTCCTTGGACAACACCGACGGCACCCCAGAGAAGTGGCGCCCGAAGGTCGTCGACGGGCATTTCACCGCACCCAACGGGGACCACACACCCGTCGAGGTCCTCTCCGGGTTCGAGTCGTTCGACGCCGGTTCGTCCCGCCGGCGGTGGGTGCACCTCATGGAAGTCGACGACGACATCACCGTCGAACCCGACCAGATCGTCGAGCTCATGGCGGACCTGCTGGAGGCCGCAGCGAACCGCCCTACTACGAGGTCAGCGCCCTAGCGGGGTTGACCTCGGATCGGGTCCTGGGGGCGTACATGCGTGGCCGGTTGTTCCTGGCTGGGGTCGACGGACAGACCCCAGTGTCCGACGTCCTCGACGTCCTCACAGTGATCGTGGTCGACACCCCCGGGGAGGCTCTGGGCAAGTGGCGGTCTGGGTTGGATCGGGCTGCTGCGGTCGCGCGGGCCGACGCGACCCGAGCTCGGGGCACGGTCCCAAGTGGTGGCCGACCGGATAGGGCGACGTGGGGTTTGGCCCCCGACCAGATCGCGGCCACAGAGCGGTTCATGACCACGATGGGCGCCCGGTAGTGGCCCTATCTAGCGCGGACCAATGTCCGCCGCTGCCGGTACTCGGCTTGTCGCCGCGCCAGACACTTCCGGCACCCACGGCTACCGTCCGCGCGGATCACGAGGTTATCCCCGCTGTAGGGATGTTTCGCCGGGTCCGAGCAGTGGGTCTTCAACCGCTGGTAGTGAGGTTTCTTCGGCTGCAGCGCTGCCTTCGCGCGACGGTTGCGCCGGCTGTTGTCGATCTGGCATCGCTTGCACTGCCGGTGGCCGTCCTCGTCGTAATAGGTGTTCTCCGGCGTGAACGCGTGGTCATGGATGCAATGGTCGGCGACCGCGTTGCGCGCCGCGTGTCCCTTACCTGCGAGGACGTTGACCTTTGCTTTGACCGCCCTGAGGTGGTCTGGGTTGAGACACCTTCGGTGCAGACAGGTCGGGCCACCCGGACAACTCTTGCTGCGGTTATGGCACCGGTGGTCGACCTGCCGGTGGTTCGGCTCCCCGCGTTTTTCAGGGAGCGGTTCAACGAGGAGCTCATAGACGTACCGATGGACGAGGGCGTTCGCTCGGGATCCATCGGTTCTGCTCCCAACCCAGATATGCCCGTACCCCTGCTTGTCGATCTCACCTGTCCAGTGCCAGCAACCGTTAGTGGACTTTGTTGTGTTGGCCATGACTCGGATCGGCAGTGTCGGCATCGCATCATCGTAGCAGGTCAGATGGGCGGTGGCTAAAATCGCCCGCATCCTCGATGAGGCGTCAGTCCGGATCACTGCGGATACCCGCGCGGGGGAAGCTGACGCGGCGGCTGCGGGCCGCCGGTTCGGTCAGGCGTTCGCGGCTGGTGCGGACGCCGGCGCCGGTAAGTCCGATGTGTCGGACAAGCTCGCGAAGGACATCGAGACGTCGTCCGCGCGGGTCGTTAAGGCCCGGGACGCGGAAGCGAACGCAGCGGGTCGGGTTCGGGTTGCTGAGGCCGCGCTATCCGACTTGCGGGACAAGGAGCACGTCTCCGCTGGCCGGTTGGCTGCAGCGGAGGAACGGCTCGAATCAGCGAAGCGGGCGCAGACCGCCGCGGCTACGGCGTTGGAAGGCGCGGAAACGAAACTCGCGTCGGCCCGTGCCGCGGCGGTGACCCTGACGGATAAACTGTCCAATTCGTTCAAAACGCTGACCACGAACACCGACGGCAACACTAGCGTTGTTAGCCGGCTGCGGTCCGCGCTTCTCGGTCTTGGTGGTGACGGGGAAACCGTCGCTAAGAAAATCGACGCCGCGTTCAAAGCAGTCAATATCACTGGTCTTCTCACCAATTTAACGAAAATTGGTGGGGGGTTGATCGCGGCCGGGGTCGGGGCCTTAGCCGCGCACGCCGCGATCGGTGGATTGATCGAGGGTGTCGTCGGTCTGATCGGGTCGATCGGTCAGTTATCGGGGTTAGCTGTCGCCTTACCAGCAGCGATCGGTGCGGCTGGGCTCGCCCTGGCGACGTTGAAAGTCGGGTTCTCCGGGTTCGGTCAGGCACTGAAAGACGCTGGTAACCCCGCGAAGTTCGCGACCGATCTGCAATCCCTGGCCCCCGCCGCACAGGCCGCCGCTAAAGCGATCGCGGGCCTGGACCCCGCTTTCAAAGCGCTCAAACTCGATGTGCAGCAACGACTATTCGATGGGTTGTCCGCATCTATAACGAGTTTGGGAAATACGTACCTGCCGATATTGCGGACAACCCTCGATGGGGTTGCTAACGGTTTCAACCTTGCGGGGAAAGAAGTTGCGGGCCTGTTGTCGGCGCCGTCAACGGTTAACCAATTGACGGTTGCGTTCGGGCAGCTCCGGTCGGGGACGTCATCAGCGACCGGAGCGATCGCTCCGCTAGTTGCGGCGTTCAAAGACATTTTCGTGGTCGGTGCGACGTTCGTGCCCCGGCTTGGGCAAGCGATCCAAACGCTAGCGACGAACTTCGCGGCGTTCATTGACAAAGCTAAGGACTCCGGGCAGCTCGCGACGTTCCTGCAGAACGGGATCACCGCCGCGAAGCAGTTCGGGCAGGTGTTCCTCAACATCGGGTCGACCCTTGCGGGGGTGTTCCACGCGGCGCAGTCCGCGACCGGTGGGTTCCTCAACTCCCTAGTGTCGGTCACCACGGAAATGCGGAACGTCGTCAACTCCGTCGCCGGTCAGCAAGCCCTGACCGCGTTCTTCGCGGGGACCCAAGCCGCGATCAAGGCCCTACTCCCCGTAGTCGGTGGGCTAATCCAGGTCATCGGGGCACTGGGCCCGGCCCTGCAAAGCATCGGCACCGTCGCCGGGCCGATCATCGGTCAGCTACTCAACAACCTGGTCACCGGGATTAAGAACGCGATCCCCGGGGTGACGGCTTTCGCTGATGCGTTCGCGCAGGCACTGGGGACGTTGGGCCCCCTGTTGCCGCCGCTAGGGTCTGTCGTGTCCGGGATCGGGACCGCGCTGGCCGGCGCCTTAAAGATCGTCACCCCGCTATTGAAAGTTTTCGTTGACGCGTTGAAGGATCTTGGTCCCATCCTCGGCCCGATCGCGACGGTAGTGGCGTCTGTTGCTCTCAGCATGGCTGGGATCGGGGTCGTTACTAAGACGTTGACCGCTGCGTTCAATTTACTTAAGCCAGCGATCTCGGCGATCACCACGGTGTGGAAAGCGTTATCTTTGGCGTTTGAGATCTCCCCGATCGGGGTTCTAGTCCTCGCGATCGCCGCGCTGGTCATTGGTGTGATTTACGCCTATAACCACTTCAAAACGTTCCGGGACATCGTCGATGGTGCCCTCCGGGGAATCGGCGACGCGATCAAAGCAGTGGTCGGGTTCTTCAAGAACTTAGGGCCGGACATCGTCAAGGCGCTAGAGGCGGTCGGGAAAAAAGTCGAAGACGCAGCGAAAGCCGCATGGGATTTCCTTTTCTCCACTCTCCCCGCTGCGATCGACAAGGTCACAAGCTTCCTCCTGAGCCTACCCTTGAAACTCGCGTTCGCTCTCGGGTTCATCGCCGGAGAGGTGTATAAGGGTGCGGTTGCTGTGTGGGATTTCTTGTGGAACACAGTACCCGCTGCGATCGACAAAGCGATCGGTTTCCTCGCTGGTCTCCCGGGTCGTGCTGTCGACGCGATCTCATCGCTCGGGCCGAAGATCGCGCAGGTCGCGACCGACGCGTGGAACGGGTTCCTCAAGATTTCGTCTGACATTGGTAACTCGATCCTGTCATTTGTTGAGGGGATACCTGGGGCGGTGGGTGGTTTCCTGTCGTCACTTCCCGGGATAATCAGCAACGCGGCGTCGGCCGCATGGCACGGATTCCTCGATACCACGGAATCCCTCGCGAACTCAGCTGTCGACTTCGTCGCATCACTCCCAGGCAGGATAACCGGGTTCTTCGCCGACGCTGGGTCGTGGCTGTACAACGCCGGTGTGAACCTGATCAACGGGATCATCTCCGGGATCGCGTCCGCCGCTCAGGGGGTCCTGGACTACATCGCGAACTTGGGGTCGGAAATCGCGTCCGGGTTCGCTGCGGCGGTCGGGATCCATTCCCCGTCGACGGTGTTCGCGGGGTTCGGGCAGAACATGGGTCAGGGCATCATCCAAGGGTTGAAGGCGATCACCCCCGCCGCTGTCGACGCAGCCGCGAAACTAGCCGCGGCGGTCACCAGCTCCGGGCAAATCAACCTGGGTCCGGGTGGGACCCCCCAGTCAGTGTTCGTCGGCGCGACCAACGCGGCGATCGGGTCCGGGAACCAGGGCATCGACCTGGCTGGGTTGTCGGGGGCGTTCGCTGACGCGATCAACGCCGCGCAGCTCGTCGCGAAAGGCGCGGACCTCACGATGGTCGTCAACCGCGGCAACCGGAACCTAGCGAGGCGCGCCTGATGTCGACCCCGCTCACCGACGCGGACCTGTCCTACTTCTGGCTCGGGCCGCTCGGGTACCTGCAGGAGCTCCCCCTGCTGCCCGTGGATGGGTCCAGCGCGGCCAGCGAAGAACTGATCGGGGTCCTCCTCACCTCCCTGTCGGGTGGCGCGACGTTGGACGTGTTCGGCCTGAAACGGACGTGGCAACTCGACTGGGTGTGCCTCACCCACGCTGACACCGCTGCGGTCGCCGCGTGGTTCTCCGGGTTGACTACCGCACCGCTACGGCTGGTCGACACCCGCGCCGGGAACCGGCTCTCGAGAGACGCCGCCGCCGCTGGCTCCTACTCCCGCGACGTCCCCGCACACACCCCCCTCGCGGGGTCCGGGTCGGTTGGGTTCGTGTCGGTCACCGACTACCCGGCCCCGTTCGCGGGACTCGTTGACGGTGGTGTCGCCTGGTCGGTGCCAGCCGCGACGGCCGCGACCCTGGTCCTCGACGGGACGACCCTGATCCCCCTGATCCCGGGGGAGCAGATCACCGCGACGGTGTGGCTCCAAGGCGCCGGCACCGCCCAGGTCGGGGCGCAGTTCTATGACGTCACCGGCGCGACTGCTGGTACCGCGGTGGCCACGTCGACGGCCCTGGGGAGCTGGGCACCGTACTCGGTGACGTTCACACCCTCGGCTGGGCAGGTCGCGGCAGCGTTGATCGTGGCCGCCGCGTCCGGGTCCGGGCGGACCGTGAGTGTGGGCCCGGCGTTGTGGCACCCCACGAACACCGACTGGGTCCCCGGTGTCGGCTGCCCGCAGGTGCTACCCACCGCCCGCACCACGTCCTACCCGGGTCTGGCTAACCAGGACACCGGCGTCACCCTCCGGGAGGTTTGACGGTGATCACCAGATGACGGCGCCGGCGACGATCACCACGACAGCGAGAACGACCGCGGTGATCGCCCACCGCCATTCCCCCGTCCAGAGCCACCCCAACCCACCGATCGCTAACACTGCCACCGCGCCCGCGAGAGCGACCTGCAGGTGTTTATCCGGTGCCGGATCAACAAATCTTCCTCGTTCGCGTGTTCCGTCCATCGCTGACCTCCGTGTCGTGAGCGGTTCATCCTTCCTGGTCGGTGGGTGGTGACGGTCCTGCGGTTGTGGCCGGATACCAACGGGCCGACCGCGTTCTCGAAAGCCACCGCACAAGCCACGTTGGCGACGGAGTTCGAGGTGACGTCGGGGACGTGGTGGCTCACGGAGCTGCGGGTGTGGCGCGGTGCGTGGGACATGATCGGCCCGCTACGGGGCCGGGTCTACGTGGTGACCTCCCCCAGCGTTGGGGTCCCGGTCGCGGGGACGGATGTGGTCCTCAAGCTCAAGGGCCTGGGGTGGCAAACCGCGCCGCTACCCGCGCCGGTCCTGTTGACCACCGGACAGACCTACCGGGTGTGTTACTGGACCCCGTCCGGGGCGTGCAGCACAACCAACTACTGGTGAGGAGAGCTTGTGAGCATCAACGTCGCGCAATTCAACGGGGTCGCGATCACCGCGCAGCAGGACCTGTTCCAAATCGTCGCGCCCGGGTTGAAAGCGGTCCGGTTGCGGATGGTGAAGCTGACCCAAACCACGGAGGTCGGCGACGCGCAGGAGGAGAACCTGTCGATCCTGTTCAAAAAGGGCCAGACCACGTCCGGGTCGGGTGGGTCGTCGCCGACAGTGGTGAATCTGCGGGGTGAGACAGCGGGGACCGCTGCGGTAACCGCGAACAACACCACCAAAGCCAGCGTCGGGACGATCCTGACGTTCGACGCGGACGTTTGGTATGAGCGGTCCCCGTTCCTGTGGGTCCCGCCCGTTGATGACCTGATCCCCCTCATTCCTCCTGCTGTGCGGATGACGGTGGAGCTCGCGACGACCCCCGCAGACTCGATGACGTGCAACGGCACCATCTACTGGGAAGAGATCGGCTGAGGTGGCTCAACCCCTGATGTCGACTCGCCGGCGAATGCTGGCGGTCACCGCGCAGTCCCGCCGGCCGCTGCCCCGGGTCCGGTTCGGCCTCTACCGACGTCGACGGTGGCCGGTCGGGTCAACCCGCGGGGTCGTCAACGGCGCCCTCTACGCCCCCGCCCGGATCAACTCGGTGGGAACCACCCAAGGCGCGACCGCCGCCGCGGGTGGTGGGCTCACGTTCCCCACCGTCGACGGCGCCGGCACCAACTGGTGGGTCGACGTCACCGTCACCGACCAACCCCCCGGATCGGTCCCCACGGACCCGTTCAGTGCTGCGGTCGCGGCCGCGCGCCGGTCCCCGCTGACGTCCCTCGCGGCTGACTGGGACCGTGACGGGTACCAATCCCCGTACACCTACCTCACCCCCGCCGTCGCGGAGGTGACCATCGAACGCGCCGCGACGGGTGACCTGCCCGACGAGGTGTCGTTGGTGGAGGGCTCCACCATCGCGCAGGTCACCGTGGTCCTTGAGGGGCGAGTCAACGGGTGGGACGTGATGGAACTGTTCGCGCCCTACCGCACCGATTCCCCGTTCTTCCGGACCACCGTCATCACCACCCCCGCGTTCCTGTGGATCGGGTTGCAAACCTCGACGGGACGGCAGTACATCCAACAGCTCCTCGGGCATATCCGGTCAGTGAAACCAGACAGCGCCGCCCGGACGGTGGAACTGGTCCTCCTCGACCCCGCCGATTTGCTGCGGGCCCCGATCACCCTGCCGGCGCACGCGATGAACCGGGACGACTACCTAGCCAGCAACCACAAGTTCTTCATCAACTCCCAAGCCGTCATCGACTACGTCCTGCGGAAGAACGGGATCTACGCCTCCGTCGCACCGCACCCGAAAGCGCAAATCTCGTGCACCGCTCACGGGTGGCTCGCCGCCGAAGCCGGTCGCTCCGCTGTCCCCCGCGGTGTCGCCGCTGTCATCGCTGCGGACACCGCGTTCGTCCCTGGCCCGTTCGACCTCCTCGCCTTGGGTGGCATGTGGGACAACAACGGTGCCTATCAGGAGTTCTTCGCTGCGCAACCGTTCATCCCGACCGCGGGGAACGGGATCGGGATGTCCGCGTGGTTGAAAGTCGGCAACGATATGGGGGTCACCGCCGGTGGGTGGGACGTGTTCGAGCTCATCCCCGTCGCGGATGTCACCGTGTTCGAGTATGTGCTGGCCATTAACTCCGACGGGTCCATTACCGGTGTAATCCGGCACAACACCATCGAGGATGGGTTCACTCAACCCGTCACCACGACCACGCAATGGCAGTACGTGGGTTTGCATTTCGTGCACAACTCGAACGGCACCACCACGATCAGGTTCCGGATCGGTGGGGTCACGACCAGCGGCACGATCACCACCCCCGTGATCACGTCCCCGGTGTCCCCGTTCCTGCAGTGCACCGCGTGGACGAACCTGTCCTGGTCCGATTTTCAGGTCTGGTACGACCCAGCCGACCCGGGTCTTACCGGGGCGTGGCCCGGGGAAACCCCCCTCAATCAGGCTGACCTCGACATTGGTCTGAACAACATGACTCACCTCCCCGACATCACCAACGCGGACTCGTGGTCCACGATCACCGACGTTGTCAGCGCGGAGTACGGGCTCGTGGGGTTCGACGAAACGGGCCGGTTCTACTTCACGTCCCGGGACACCACCAGCGCCAACACCGGCACCGTGGATGAGACCCTCACCGCTGACCGGTCCCTCGTCGATTTGGTCACCGAAACATCAGCGGACAGTGTCCGTAACGTCGTCACCACCGAAACGACAGCCGGGTTCCTCGTCTTCAACAACATCGTGTTCGAGGCCGACGGCGCGACCCAGTTCGACACCCCCACCGGTGTGTCGGTCTATAACGTGACCCTGCCGTATGGGGCGATCGGGACGACCACCCAGAACCTTCCTCAAGTCTCGGACGCCTTGTGGACCGCTGATATCACGTGGGGGTTCGTCGCGGTCCAAGCACCACCCGGTAACCCCACCGTGGAGATCACCACCGCAGACGGGGACTTGGAGGTCCTGTTCGCGATGACCGGTGACCGCGCGGGGTCGCTGACGGTCCGGAACAACACCCCACACCGGGCGAGGTTCGCGACCACCGGGGGTCAACCCGCGCTCCGCGTCGCCGGGTATTTGATCACCCTGACCCCCACCGCGGTTGAGTACAACGGTCGGCAAGGGTCGGTCACCACCTACGGGCCCCGGACCTTACCCATCGCGTCGTCCCCGTGGCGGCAGCTCCTGTCGTCGATGCGACCTGTCGCGATCCGGCTCCTCGCGCAACTCGCCTACCCCACCCCCGTCATCGACCAGTTCACCGCCATCGGGAACCCCGCCCGATCAGTGGGTGACGTCCTGCAGCTAGAAGACCCCGACGGGCACGGGTCGATCAGGGCGTCGATCACGAAACTGTCCCGCCACGTCTCCGCGAGTTCCGGGTTGGTGGACACGCTCACCGTCCGGCCCACCGGCCCGTCGGGGATGTTCATCCTCGGCGACCCAGTGTTCGGGGTCCTGGGCGACCCGACCCTCTACATCGGCCCATGACCCCCGGGAGACCCTTGTGACGTTGACCGCTCAGTTCGCGAACGGGCCCCTCGACGCGGACCAACTGAACACCAGCAGCATCCCCGTCGTCGACTTCACCAGCGACATCATCGCCCCGTTCCAAGGGCAAATCGTTTTCAACACCACCGACGACATGCTCTACAAATACGAGTCGGGGGCGTGGATCGCGTTCTGTGCGACCGGGACCACGCTCCACGAGGCCCGGTACGAGCAGCGGGCGTCGGGGCAGTCGGTGACCACATCGACGGACACGAAAATGAAGTTCGAGGCCACCAACACCTCGTGCGCGGACGTCACCGCGTCCGGGACGAACAACACCGACTTTCTCCTCAACCGCGGTGGCCTGTGGCGGGTGTCCGCGGGGTCCCGGTACCTCGGCAACGCTGGCAGCGGGGAACGTCACATCTACATCCAGACGGGGACCACGTTCGTCGTTGGGAACCGGATCGCGGAGCTCGCGTTACCCAACGTCGGGTCCGCGCCGTCCGCGGTGATGTGCTCAACCGAGGTCCGGTTGTTCGCTAACACGTCGATCTGCGTCGGTCTGTGGCAGAACGCGGGGGGCTCGACCACGTTGGACACCGGGTTCGGTGGGATCAACCACATCGCCCTCGCGTGGCTGCGCCCATGACCGGCCCCAGCAGCGAACCAGTCCCTCCACTGGGGTTACGGGTGATCACCGCGCTGATCCGGCATTCCACCGCGACCGGGCTCCCGGTCACCTTGATCCCCACCGGGTTGATCGCGGTGATCCTCGGGAGCCATGCCAGCAAAGCGTTCGACAACATCGGAGGCGCGTTCCTGGTTAGGTTCCTGGGGGCAGTGATGCTCATCGGGGGGACCACCATCGTCACCGGCATCATCCGCACCGACCCCGCATACGAACCGATCGGGTTGACGTTCGTGTCCCTCGGGCTCGGGATCTACGGGACCGGCGTCATCATCGGGCTCGGCACCCAAGGTCTCATCGCCGGCATGATCGCGATCGGCGCTGGCTTAGGGTTCCTCGGTCGGGTCCTGCGGCTGATCCGGGCAGCGCCACCACGTGAATAGCAGCGTAATGCCCTCAGTTATTCAGATCCTGACGCTGGTCCTGTCCGGGTCCGCGATCCCCCTCATCACGTTCCTGTTCCGCCGGCGCCCGGAGCTCCGGAAACTCGGCACCGAAGCCGACGTGAACACCTCCACCGCAGCAGTGAACTACTCCGACGCGACCGACAAACTCATGAAGAACCTCCTCGCCGACGGCGAGAGATACCGGGGGATCACCGAGACCCTCCAAACGACGGTGGACCGGTTGCAGCGGGAATCGCTCGACGCGCAACGGGACTTCGCTCGGCAACTAGACGTCGCTCACGGTGAGAACGCTCGGCTCGTCACCCGGTGCGCGCAACTCACCACGGACCTCGACATCGCGCACCGGCAGCTCGGGGAATACAGCGCCCGGCACTACCCCGACCCCCACACCCGGGAGAACTGATGAACACCGTAACCAGATGGCTGACCCGGTTGTTCCCTCCACGACCCCGGCCCGCGACCGGAACACTGCTGCAGGAGATCGCAGCGACACGGGAACAACTCGCCGACCTGACGATCACACTGCGGGCGTTCGACGAACGGCTCGTACGGTTCGCAGACGCACACCCCACCGAGGAAGGCCCGAACCCGTGACCGACGCCCCAGACCCCGGCCTCACACCCGGTTACATCCTCCCACCACCCCTATCCGACACCGCTCTGATGACCGTCGGTGACGCCCGGAAACTCCACGAGTCGATGGACGTGACCGTCCGGACGGTCGGCACGTTCAATGAGCGGCTCGCTGGTGGAGAACGCCGGTGGGCGGTCCTCACCGCCCTCAGCCTCGCGATCGTCCTGGTCCTCGGTGGGGTGATCTGGCTCGGTTACGGTGTCCGTGGCATCGCCCGCTGTCAGGCAGCGCAGAGCGACGCGATCATCAGTGCGTCCGCGGCGTCCCGCACGACCCGCGACGCCGCCGATGACCAGCAAGTAATCCAACTGGGCCAGTTCCGGGGGCAGCTTCAGCAGCAGATCGCGTTGCTCAACGCGAGCCTGAACCCCGATTCAACGGTCCAAGACCGGATCGGCGCGACTAAGGGTTACCTTGACCAGCTCCAACAGTCCGACCAAACCGCGTTGAAGAGCCAGCAAACGATCCTCGCCGCGAAGAAGACGAGAGCGGATAACCCCCTACCGACGGGGAAGTGCACATGATTTTCGGTGTGGATGTTCACCCCCAGTTCCAAGCCGGCCTGAACATTGAGCAGGTCCGGAGTGAGGGGTTCGATTTCCTGGCCGCGAAAGTGTCCCAGGGGACCACCGTCTACGACTCCCAGGACTGGCTGCGGCGAGCGAAAGCGTGCGGGCTGCTGGCCATGGGCTACCACTACCTAGAACCGGGGAACGAGGTCGCGCAAGCCAGGACGTTCGCTGCGCAGCTCCGCGCGGGCGGGGTCCCGGGGATGCTCGACGCGGAATACCCCCTCGCGAACGGGGACACCCTGTCCGTCCCCGGGATCCAGTCGTTCCTCACCGCGGCCCGGTCGTTCGGTGCGCAGGTGCCGCTGGTGTACCTACCCCACTGGTACTGGCAGCGGATGGGGTCCCCTGATTTGAGTGGCCTCCCGGGGTTGTGGGCGTCGTCGTACGTCACCGGGTCAGGGTTCGCGGCCGCGCTGATCGGTGCAGTCCCCCCGTTGTACTGGGCGGACTACGGGCACCGCCCGGTGCAAGTGCTGCAGTTCACCGACAAGGGTGCCGTCGCCGGGATGAGTATCGACGTCGACGCCTACCCCGGTACCCGCAGCGAGCTCGTCGCGCTGCTGTCCGGTCTCAACGGATCCACCAGAAGACGGAAGGAATCGACCATGACCTACCGGCTCGACCCCACCACCACACCCACCGGTGCAGCGGATGACGCGTCCCCGGACGGCACGTGGCCGGCCGTGGAGGACACCATCACGTCCCCCGGCCCGGCGGGTGGATGGCCAGGGCGGGTCCTGCAGCACCTGACGTTCGGGTTCCGTGGCGGGTTCATTCAGGAGGCCTGGTCGGCACCGTCGGGGCATCACTACGTGACCCGGTACGACCCGACCGCGAAAACGGGTGGTCAGTTCGTCGACGGGTTCGTCACCCAGAACTGGGAGCTCCCCACCGGGGACATCGCGTTGATCGTTCGCTACGCGACCCGCGCTCGTGGTTCGGTCACACCCGAGGTAGAGCACTAGGAGCGTCGATCATTGAGGGTAAGATCGAACTAAGGACCCCGGCGGGTGTGCAACCACCCCCGGGGCATGGCAAGTACCTATGTCTGGGAGGTGCTCGCATGAGCGAGTCTACGTGCAGCGTTGACGGTTGCGACCGGGAGCACGCCGCCCGGGGCTGGTGCCTGATGCACTACAGACGGGCTAGTAAACGTGGGTGGTCGCTGAGTCCGCGTGCCTGTTCGGTGTGTGGAACTGACATTTCAGATCGGAAGTCAGACGCCCTGGTCTGCAGCAAACAGTGTGGTTTCAAGGCGTCCTACGCCGGTCGACGGGTCGACCTGATCGCGTACCAGCGAGCTAACTACCGAGATAACCGGGCTACGATTCTCGCGCGGCAGCGGATATATGTGAAAGGACACGCAGATGAGGCGAGGCGACGGGGAACGGAGTGGGCCCGTCGGAACCACGTCCGGGTAGCTCTTAGTGGGCATCGTCACCGAGCCTTACGGCGCAACGCCACTAGCGGGGGTTTTACATCTCTGAACGGGACTGGGTCCGGCTTGTCCGCAGACAGGCCGGACGGTGCCCGTACTGTCACATGCCGATGCCCCGGCCAACGATCGAACACGTTGTCCCTATCTGTCGAGGAGGTCGTCATTACATAGGCAACGTCCTACCCGTGTGCTCGCCCTGCAATCTCAGCAAGAACCGACGGCTGCTCAGCGAGTGGAACCACTGGAAGCGAACCAACCCGAAATTAGAAGGAGCATCAAGTGGATCGGCATATTGAAAGGGAAATCCACCCGACGCGGAGACTTGGATGGAAGCCGAAAGCGGCGAACCGGGATGTACTCAAGCTCGGGGATTATCTGACCGGAGTCATGCCGTCCCATCCCGGTTCGGTCGACTATTTCCAAAAAATAACTGCCTCCGGTGGTTGGTTGCTCGGATCCAATGATAAATACGGTACGTGCGGGCCGACAAGCCTTTCAAATCTACTTCTCCTGGTGTCGTCGTGGCTTGCTGATTCTCCCATTCGAGTGACTGATAATGACATTTTTGACCTCTACCGTCGGTCAGGTAACCCCGACTTCAACCCCGTCACCGGAGCCGGTGACAACGGTGTCGACATGACCGTGATGCTGTCCGCGGCGATCAAGGGCGGTATCGGGGGGAACTTCCCCCTCGCGTTCGCGTCAGTCGACTCCACCGACCCCACCGAGGTATGGGCCGCTGGCGCACTGTTCGGGGGCACCCTGTGGGGTGCTGACCTCGACGTCGCGCAGCAACACCAAACCGATATCGGCTTGTGGGACTACGTCCCCGGATCCGGGCAGTGGGGCGGTCACGCGATCATGGCAGCTGGGCGGTACACCGACGCCCCCGGGACCACCACAGACCGGACCGGGCTCGTCACCTGGCAGATGCCCATCAACTCCACCGACCTTTTCATGTCCCGGCAGGTCCAAGAACGCTACGTGGTGATCTTCCCGTGGCATTTGGGGTCACGGCAGTTCCAGGCTGGTGTGAACATGCAAGCCCTCGCTGCGGCCTACACCGCGCTGACGGGGAAACCGTTCCCGCAGGCACCTACCCCACCGCCACCAGCGCCCACACCCACACCACCCGGACCCACACCAGCGCCCACCCCGACCCCTGACCCGGTCGATGTGCAACTCGTGAAGGACCTCGGGTCGTGGCCCACCGACACCCACGTCGGAGCCAACGCGAAAGCCGCCGTAGCGATTAACCGGTGGAGGACCGCTAAGCACCTGTAACCAGTCCGCTACCGTCAGTAGCCCCCCGACCGGTTCCGGTGCCTTCCCCCTGACGGGGTAGGTCACGGGACACGGTCGGGGGCCTACTCCCACACCAAGGGGACCTGATGGCGCGTCGACGCCGTACCCGCCTCACGGTCCTCGCTGTCCACGTCGCCACCTCCGGGGTGTGGCTCGGGTTGCTCACCGCGACCGCCCTCACTCCCACCATCGGTCCACGGATCGTGGTGGTGATGGCCCCGGCCGCCGGCGTCGCGGTCATCACCGGCCTGGTGATCACCCCGGGGCTACTGCGGTTCGGGTGGGTCCGCGCGAAGCTCGCGCTCACCGCACTGATTGTGGCCCTAGCCGGCGGCACCTGGGAACTCCACCTCACGGGCCGGGCCGTGGCGGGTGCTCGTTATACCGCTGTCACGGTCCTGCTGGCCGCGACCGTCGTTGCTGTCGTCAAACCGCACCGCACCAGGAGGACCGCCCATGAAACTGATCAAGTGGTTCCTAGAACTGAAACTGATCAAAGCGATCTTCGGTCGCAAGGAAGGGGAATGATGGACCCCAGACGGGAACCGGCACTGATCCTCGGGCTGTTCGCTGCGGCGGTGCAGATGGTGTCCGCGTTCGTGTTCCACCTCACCATCACCCAGCAGGGCACCCTCAACGCGGTCGCGATCGCTGTCGCGGGACTCGTCACCGCGATCTCCGTGAAGTCCGACCAGCTAGCCCCCCTGATCCTCGGGCTAGCGCAGGCGCTCCTCGCGGTGGGTCTCGCGTTCGGTCTGTACTTGTCCCCCGACAACCAGTCGGTGATCATGTCTTTCGTCGCGGCGGTGGTGGCCATGTTCATCAGAACTCAAGTCACCGCGCCCGCCGGCGCTAAGCTGGTCCCGGCAGGTTCGGTCGTGGCCTGACCCCCCGGATCCCCCCTAAAGAAAGGGGCCCGGTCACCGTATCCAACGGTTGACCGGGCCCCGCCACTTATTCGATTAGGGGCCCGGCCACCGGAGCAGCTCGGGCACCACCACTCTATCTTGACTCCTCCGTCCCGGTCACCACACCACCACCAGCGACGACAACACCACCAGGTACAACCCCGCCGTGGACACCGCGAGTAGCACGGTGACCGCGTCTAACACTCGATCCACAATCCCCCCTCTCTCATTTCAGGAGCCGCAGGTTCTGCGCCCCCATCTCGTACGCCATCACCGTGAGCAGGCCCGCGATCAGGACCGCCGCGATCCCGTTCCACACCGCGCTACCGGTCAGGATCTGCAAACCGATCCCCACGATCGCCAACGCCAGACCGGCGACGTCCATCGCGTCCTCCGCGGCCTGCGTTTTCATGGCCGTGTCGGTGGTGGTCCGCAGGAACCGAACCCACGGGATCCCGGCCCGTTCCCGGTTCAGGGTCCCGACCGCCCGCAGGAGCGACGTTCCCTCCAACATCGCCGAGCCGGTGAGGACCGCGAGCGCGACCAGCATCGACATCCCCGCGACCTGCGGGTCGAGGATCGACTTCACACCCTCGTACGCGGCGAATAACCCACCGGTGACGAAAATGTTGATCGCCGCGACCAGGCCCCAGAAGAACCTGGCCTTCGTCCACCACTTCGAGTGCCACACCCCAGCGAGCAGGATCGGTGCGGTCAAGGAATCGACGAGGGAGTGGGTTGCTTCGGCGAGCATCGCCGCGCTACCGGTGATGACCCCGAGGACTGTTTTCGCGACCAGGATCGCGAGGTTCACACCGAGGGAGTAGAAGAGGTTCCCGGTGGTTTCGCTGGCCTCGACGGTCGTGGTGCTCACTGTGCTGTCCTCCGTGTCTGGTAGGTCTCCGCTGACCTACACCCGGTGTATCGCCGGTCGGGTCCGGTCCGTTACAGCGAACCGTTCAGGAGAAGCGCGACCGCTTCAGCGGCTTGGTGGGGTACGACCCCGTTCCCTGCGAGGCGGATCATGTCGTTCCTGGACAGCCCGGGGACGGTGGTGACCCACCCGTCGGGCCAGCCCTGCATCCATTCCGTGAAGTAGGGGCTTAACTGCTGGCCACCTCGCTGGCCGGTGACGGTTGGGTTGGGTGCTCGGCGCCCGAGGATGGTCTCCCACCTATAGATGGCTGGCCCGTAGTCGGTTCCATCGACACTGACCCAGGATCGTGGGGAATGAGCATCCTCACGGCCATCACCAGTGGTGTTCCGATCCCGTTGCCGTTGCGGCCCTTCTCTTTCTCCCGTTCTCTCCTGGCTTGCCAGGACTCCACCGATTCCCCGTCGTTGAAGTTCCCCGCGGTCGGAGTCGGGAGCAGCGCAATCGCATCGTCCAGGTTCCGTTTGCCTTGCGAGTACCGCAACCTCGCCGTCCTGACCGACATCGACCGACTCGAACCGTCGCCGTCCCGTGCTTGCGGTGTTGGGAGTAGCTGCATCACCGCACTGGGCAGCATCAAATCCCCACTGCTGCCCCGCTGGTTCGGTCCGCCCTTCTCCCCATCCGACGCCCACACCGTCGACAGCAGGGCGGGCGACGATGAAGACCCTGAACCGGCCATGGGGGGCGCCAACGTCGGACGCTCGTAAACTGACCCATTCCGCATCGAACCCGAGGCTGGCCAGATCTCCGCAAACGGCGCCGCATGCCCGCAAAGCGCTATCCTCGTCGTCTCCCACACACCACGGGCAGGGTTCCAAGTCGCAAGCGGCTGCGGTGCTGAGTAGGCCGCGCACATTTTCGATCACCACCAGCTTCGGTCGTAGTTTGTTGATCGCGTAAGCCATGTGGGACCACAACCCCGACCGGGTCCCCGGCCGCAGCCCAGCGCGTTTCCCGGCGGAGCTGACATCAACGCAAGGGAACCCACCGGTTAGCACGTCGATCGGCTCGACCGTGTCCCAATCAACGGTCGTGATGTCCCCGGAGTTGGGCACTCCGGGCCAGTGGTGCGCGAGGACCTTCGACGCGGCGGGGTCGTTCTCCACGAACCACACCGGTTCCACGTCGAGGACCGAACCGACGGCGAGTTCCAACGCGCCCGCGCCGGCGAAGAGGCACCCGCTGCTCATGGTCACTGCTGTCTCCGTGTCTCAGGTCCCGTTGACCTGTGGGGGTTATCGGCCGGTCCGGTCCATCCACTTCGCTAAGGAGATCGCCCCACAGGTGATGCCCATGATCGGGATGGTGGCGATCGCCGCGAACTCCACAAACAGGGTGAGCATCAGGTTCTCCTTGGGTGGGCTCCGGTGCGGTGCCCTACATTCCCTGTATCGCTGGCCGGGTCGGGTTCGTTACAGCCCGTTGGGTGGTGGGGTCCGGGGTCAGGCATGGAAGTCCGCAGCCGATCAGCCCGCTGCGCTCACCCCGGCTCTTAGGATCGGCCGCTCCATATCCTGGCTGCCTGGCCCACCACCCGAACACAGTCAACTAGCTGGGATTTCGATCAGGATCGTCTCATCTTCGTCCATGTCCAAACCATCAGGATCAGTCACTGTTCCTCCTCTCGTGACGTTCATTCGCTAGCCGGTGAACCCGACCAGCGGTGCGGAGTACGGCAGGTGGGCAGACGCCAGCCTTTGACCCGGCTGAGTTGGATCCGCTGCGGAGTCACCAGCTCGGTCATTAACTCAACCACCCGGACTGCGTCAGCATCTCCACCCACACCGGCTCCAACCCCGGCCGGTGCTGCCACTCCTCCGGACCGGATCTCATCGCGAGGTGATTACGAGTGACGGCCACCAACTCATCCAGCTCACCGGGGGTTACCCATCGCATCGCCCGGGTTTCGTCTTCGCTGCGGACCGGCTCACCAGTGGTGTCGGCGGTGAACACTTCCCAGGCGTGGTGATCCCCCCTGGGTCGCCGGCACCGGTTTCCGTACCGGGCGCGGTGGATCACCGTCAAGCACGACGCGGTCAATCCGACTTCTTCGCGAAGCTCCCGCAGCGCAGCTTGCGCGTAGGTCTCCCCGTCGTCTACATGTCCCGCTGGTGGAGCCCACCCGTAGGGAGGTCGCCGACGTTCGATCAGCAGCAGTCGACCGTCCCGGTGGACGAGGATCCCGGCGCTGGTGTTGGTGCAAGACTCGATCGTCACGTCGACTCCTCCCCGAGCTTGGTCCGGGTCGCGTCAATGAACGCGTCTAACCATGGGGGATGCCCATCCATGTTCGCTTCGAACACGTGCCCGATGTAGGAGTCCGTCAGCGGGGCAACGTCGATCCCGACGTCGGGGAGCGCAACCCACTGACCTGATTGGTCGCGGACGTAGGTGACGGTGACCGAGGTGATCCACACGATCCGGTCACCGAGGTCCACCGGATCCTCCCCGGTCACCGTCCCCGTCACTTCCACCTGACTAGCCCGGATCATGACGAATCTCCCTGCTCGATGGTTGGGCGGGCAGCGTCGATGAACTCAGTCACCCACACCGGAAACTCCGGACCCAACTCGTCCACCGGGCCGGTGTAATCCGAGTCGAGGTACATGCCGTTGACCGGGACCCCGTACTGGTGGTGGACCCACGCCCCGGTTTGGTCCCGCTCGTAGGTCACTCCGATCGTGTCCACGTCGACCACACCGCAGGCGTACCGAACCGGTGTCTTCCCGGACACTTTCCCGGTCACCGTGATCCCCGTGATCTCAACCATCGTCAACCTCCAACCAGAAGCGGGCGACCTCGGAGTCGGTCCGCGTGATCACGCTGGTACCCGCTTCATAGCTCGTCGCTCATCGGGAGTGGTGCCCCCGGAGATCCCCGCGTCCTGCCCTGTCGTCAGAGCCCAGTCCAAGCACTCCGAGTTGACCGGGCAACGCCGGCACACGGCCTTAGCCTCGGTGATCTGCAGCAACGCAGGACCCGACGTCCCGATCGGAAAGAACAATTCGGGATCTTCCTCCCTGCACGCTGCACGGTGCCGCCAGTCCATCCCACTCACCTCCATCGCTTCGGTTGGTGCCAGCGGCACCGGTTAGTTACAGCTCAATGTCCGGTGCTGACCCCGAGGGTCAACCGCGGGGTGGGGGCTGGTGGTGCGTTGTTCGCGGTGTCCCGCCACGGCCCGCACTGCTCATGATCGTGCGCGGTCCCACCCCGACCGGCCTCGTTCGCGGCCACCCCCGAGCACTGCTCGACCTTGCTGTGTGTTCTACTCCCGAACATTCCGTGTCCCTCCGTGTCTGGTGGTGTCCGCACACCACCCGTTGTCACCCGGCCCGGTCGAGCCGGCGGGTCCCTCGTCCCTGCGGGTAGGTCCGCAGCCACATCCCCGCGCATTTCACTGCGGTCTCGTACACCGCTGGGACCGTGTCCCTCGAGAACGCCATCAGCTCAACCATCGTCAGGGGGAGCCGTTCGAGGCAGTCCCCACAGGTCCCGCAGTCCCCACCGCAGTCACTCACTGGGGAAACGAGAGTGTTTCGCTGATAACGGTCATCGTGCCCCGCGCCCACCGGGGTAGCCGGTCGTCGGCCGCGATGTATCCGGTTGCGCGTGCGGCGATCTCACCGTCGTCAGTGGGATCCACTTCCCCGGGTGCGATCCATTCGGCTTCGAGTGCGGCTGCGTGCCAAGCTTCGGGGTCGACGTCGATCTCGATGACGATTCGCGCTCTGATCACTGTGGTGTCCCTCCGCGTCTACCGGCGTCCGCCACGCCAGTCTGTAATGTCACAAGACTACATCCGTGGGTGGTGACCGTCAACGGTTACCGGGGAGGGTCCGAAGTCGATCGGACCGATCCGGATCCCCGACGGGTCCACCCCGTCCATCGCGGCGAGCTTGTCCCGCATCGAGGTCAACACCTCAGCCAGGACCCGCTCCACACCCAACGAGACCTCACACCGGCACATCAGAGCAGCGCCAGCACGATCACCAAACAACCCACCACCATCAACGACACCGCGAACGTCGCCAGCATCGCCCGGTACTCCGCGCGCTTCACCGCGATCATCAGGTCCTCATCCGCTAACACCGTCGCCAACGCTGCGGGGCCCTGCTCCACGACACCAACCGATCCACCCATGGTCAGGAACTTGGCCATCAACTCCGCTGCCTCCCGAGCAGTCCCACACCCCACAGTGAGGGAGTCGGCCCCGTTTTTCGTTTCGACTGTGTAGCTCTTCATGCTGATCAATCCCTCCGTGTCCTCGTTCCGCTGTGCCTTACATCCCGTATAATCGCGAGGGCCGGCCCGGGTGTTACACCCTGACCGGCCCTGGATTCCCGACGCTCACACCGCTTCGGAGGGTAACCCCGGGCCAGCGTGTTCGGTGAGGTATTCCCGCCACGTCCAATCCAGTCGCCCGTTCCACAGACCGTCCTCGACGGTGGCGGTGGAGAACAACGCCGCCCGGCTCGCTGCGACCCGCCCGACCCGGAAGTAGGCGCCCTGCGGGTCGAACCCTTCCACTCGCAACGCCCGCCCCGCCGCTTCGAGCGCTAGCCACGCGTCCCGCAGCTCCGGGTACGCGATGGCGACCACCTCCCGCCGGCGGTCGAGCTCGACACTGCGGCGCGCGGACCGGAGGGCCTGCTCGGCTTGGGCGTAGGTCAGGGTCCATCCGGTAGCGGCTTTGACGTGGGACCGCCCGAGGGTCATCACCCGACCGTCGGGGTTGACGACGTCGTAGAGGTGTTTCAGTGGCCGGCCGCAGTGGTCACACGACCCCTCGGTGTGCCGGATCCCCGTCAAATACCAAGCGCTGGACCCGATCTGCGCTGCTGCGGTGGGGCTCATGTCGTCCTCCGTGTCTCCGGGCCGGTCCGCTCCGGCCCTCTGACCTGTCTATCGCCGCCCGGGCGCGGTTCGTTACCGGTGCCTAAACCCCCGCTTCACCAGCGCGCTGGTAATCACCTGGTCCGTCTGGACGGCTTTCCGGGCCGCCGCCAGCGTCGGGTAAGGGCCCTGCTCAGGGTCGGTGGACCAGCAGATCCCCACCCACCACTGACCCTTACCTCCGGTCGCTACTCCGTCGGCGTCGCGTTTGGTGACGTACCCGCCGGTAGTGGACTCCGTCCCGGCCTGTAGCAACACCACCTCGTACAAGGGGTAGTCGGCCCGGGACACGCTGAACTCCCTCACCCGCAACCGCAGCGCGACAGTGCGCGCCTTGCGGGTTTTCGTGGTGGACATGGCCTCTCCCTGGTCGTTGGTGGTCACGAGTTGCCGACGATGGTCACAGCGCCGGTGATGATCAGGGCCGCGACCACGACGAGTACCGCACCGGTCACACCGACGAAAGCGGCACCACCGACAGCAACCGTGACCGTGAGCCCAAGCAGGATCAAAATCACGGCCATCGCGTGCCTCCTCCGTGTCTGGAGCGGGTCCGCACCCGCCCTACACACCTTGTATCGCTACCCGCCCCGCCGGTGTTACAGCGCGCACTCCGCGACGATGGTCCGCATCGCCACCGTGACCGCGAGCCTGAACGCGTCGAGCTCGAACCTCGATCCCTCGATGACAACGTCGCATCCACCGGGACCGATGAGGACCAGACCCCACCCATCGTTGGCGATCCGCGACCCGTCGGGCAGCACCTCCCCCGGGTAAGCGACCCGCACCGGCGCCGTCGCCGGCAGCGACTCCACACGCTCAGCCATCACCAATCACTCCGATCCGGTTAGGGGCAGCACACCAGGCACGGTGGGTGCGAGGTCGCGCCGCAGTAGCACTCCGTTGGTGCGTCGTACTCGGGGGCGGGCCCGTGGTCGGGTGCCACTGGGCCGTGGCCCTTGCGGATCACGTTGCCCCGCCCGGGGTCCTCCCCGTCGCACAACTCCCGGTCACCACCGACGCCAGCGACGACCGCCCGCCATGGGGCCTGGGTCGCGATCCGTTCCACCCCGACCCGGCACCGTTGGCAAGACCCGAGCAGCGCGTCCCCCGCTGGGTCCGGTGCTGGCGTCGGTCGTTGCCGTGGGCGAGGTCTGCTAGCGACAACCGCCCGGGCGAGACCGATCACGCCGGCGTAGAACTCATCGGCCGGGCCCATCACGCGGTCGGATCACTGATCAGGCAGAGCGGGCAGTAATCCACACCGACCGGCACCGGTGTACCGCACCCGACGCAGTCGGCCAGCTTCACCCACAATCGACATAGGTATCTCACGCCCTGCTCCCTCCTTTGTTGGGTCGGATCTCGAAACCGGACATGGCTAGCGCGTGGTGCAGTGCGACGACGTCCTCATCGAACATCACCGGCCACGGGCACCCACCGAGATTGCACACCGTCATCCCGTATCGGCAGGCTCGGTGACCCGACCGGATTTGCTCCACAACCTGTCGCAGCGCGGTCAGGCCAGCGTCCCCGGACATCAGAGCCACCCGTTCGCGAATCCGACCAGGGCCAGTTCGCGGTGCATCTTCACGATGGGCTCGGCTGCGTGGTCGGGGAGGATCCACTCCAAACCGGTGGGATCTACGGTCCGCCAGGATTCGGGGATCGCGTCGGCGACCTGCTCGAAATTGCGTAACCACACCTCGTGAGTGGTCATTTGCTTCCGTCCTCCGTGTCCCAGCCGGGTCCGTCGCCCGGCGCTCGCTACCTGCGTCATCCCCTGGGGAGGATCCGTGTCCTCTCGCGGTACTCATTGCAAATCCCGATGATCTGAGCGTCGCTGAGGTGTTGGACCACGCCGTGATCGGTGACCAATCGCCCCGCCGACTGCAAGATCTGTCGCATGACAGCCGGGACCACAACCCGAGCTTTCTTCCCTTCCAGCGTGCGGTAGGTGACGAGGTGCTCAACCTCAGTGTCCGTGGACATGGGGGCCTCCCTTGTCTCGGTGGCCCGGGTGGGGCCGCTCACTATCTGTATCGCCGCCCGGTGTGCGGGTGTTACGCCGCCCACGCGAGCAGTCCCGCATACACTGCTTCCTCGACCAGTTCCGGGTCCGGGATGTGGCGGATGAACTCCCGCTTCGCGCCGTCGTCGTGTTTCCCACCCGACTCGACCCGGATCGACCCGTACCCCAACAGGCGTTGCACGTAGGTCTGCTCCACCGTCAAATCGGTGTGCTCGCCCCCTGCATCTCCAGCCAACTAGTCCACGTCGTCGTGCACACAACCTCACCTCCACCTGTTAGCGCGGTCGATGGACGCACCAACAGCCTCATCAACCGTGGGGTAGATATGGATCCCACGACGGGTGGCCAGTTCCCGGAGATAGGCGCGGGCACGGTTTAAGTCCTTCAACTCGCGCCCTGTGATGGTCTGGCCGTCGATCACAGTTCCGTCGGTGATGTTGTGGATGACGAGCAGGGCGTCGTACGAGTTGACGGTGGCCACGAACTCGGTCGCCTCCAGCATCGACGCGATGGCCCGGGTCTGGTGGTCGATGACGAACAGCACCTCAACGGACGCGATCTTCGCGTCGGCTTCGGCCTTCACGAGTTCTGGGGACCAGTCCTCAACTTGAGGGTTGTAGTAGGACACCCCCGCTGCCTCTAGCAGGGGGATGGCGATGTCCGCGCGCCACGTGGTCGGGTTGCAGCTTCCGCCTAGGAACAGGTGTGGCCTCATTCGTTTACTCCTCCGTGTCTGTGCTGGCCCGCACCAGCAACCCCCAGGGTAAACCTGGGTGGTCCCAGCGTCAACGCTTACAACCTGTGTATCGGCCGGGACCACCACCGCGTTACACCCGCAGGTCCTCCCCAGGACACCGAGCCCGGAGACCCACCGGGTAATACCACCGGATCGTCGCGAAATCCTCCCCGGGAGCCAACAGTCCCAGGCGGGGTGTGTGACACCGGGCGCACCGCTGCTCGTACTCGGCGTGGTCACCCAACACCCCACGCGCCCCGGGTTCCCACACATGCCCACACATGCCCACCCAGGTCCGAGACAGCGACCGGGGTCGCCGGGGCCGAGGGTGGAGCGCCCACCGGCACGATCACATAATCCGGATCGAGGGTCACCCCGTGGGTGTCGTAGGCACCGCACCGCAACGGCCGGCGGATCACGACGCCACCCGCCGGATCCGCACCACCACCGGCACGCCACCCGCACCGACCCGCCCTGCTCGTGGTGGACCTCGAAACTGTCATCCGGGAGCCGGCTCCACGCCCGCGCGGTGCTCCACCATCAACACATCCACCACATGCCGAGTCAACCGCGGCGCGTACGGGTGCCCGTCATGCGGCGCGTCCCACGTCATCCACGGGATCCCCTGCTGCGCCTTCCCCAGGTCCGGGCGCAGCACGTGGGGGGCACCGCAAGTTCGGCATCCTGCGAGCCATTCCCACGGCACGTCCCCACCCAGCGTGAGGATCCCCACCTGGTGGGCGCTGCTTACCCCACTCGCGGCGGCCGGGCCCACCGCAGGTTCTGGGGTTCCGTCACCCACCGGGTGACTACCACCTGTCGTCACGATCCCGGCGGCGTCCCCAAGAGCCGCAACCCATCGACGTCGACGACGACCCGGACCCCCGGCGCCAACACCCCACCATTACGCGCGGCAGTCGCCGCCCCAGACGGCTCCAACCCCGCAGACACCAAGACGTGCATCAACTGCGCCACCTCCACCTCACCAGCCGGCCACGACCGTCGACGACCCGACCCGCAACCAGGGTTCGCGGCCTGCAGGTAACCGCTCCGCGTCCAGTAGTCCAACGTCCGGTACGTCAACCCCGGGACCGCCTCCTGAATCTCCCGGTACGACACCGGGGCCTCCGTCACGACGGAGATGCACTTCTCGCACCGCCGGCCGCGCCCGGTGTCCCGCCACGGCACCACCCGAGCTGGTTCCCCGCACAGGGTTTTCGCGCCGTCCACCGCGTGCGCGACAACGAATTCCGGGTCAGCGTGGCGACCTACCGTCTCCCGCCACACGACTGGTGTGTCCTCCCCTGGCCCGGGCATCAGCGGGACCCCGCGAGGAGGTCCCCCGAGTCACCGGAATGAGCTGGCCCACGCACCGGGGCGACTGGCTCATCCTTGGGTGGGTTCGGGCAGAACCCCGGCGTCGACCCACACGCCACCACCGGGCCCTCCCGCATCACCGCCCCCGCAGCGCCACCCACAACCCCCACCGCGAACGCCAACACCAGCGACACCACAAACACCACAACCTGCCGGTTCACCGCCACCGCGGACCTCCTAACCGACTGAGCAAATCCACGAGGGGACCCACCTCAGTCACCGGTACCGATATTTGCCTCGTCGGATCCGAGTCAAGGTAAAACGACCAAGCGTCTCGTTCCGGGCTCCGGATCACGATCAGCGTCGATGGTGCCCCATCATGCCGCCGACCGGGTATCGCCACCCGAAGCTGCTCATTCTGCGGGACCTCCGCGTGCGGGCCAGGCAGGTCAACCAACTGCACGACACCTCCCCTATCGGAACGGACTGTCACCATCGGTGGGTGTCCGCTGTCCACCCGAAGAACCGGGATAAACGACGCGGGTACCAACCTCGCCCACCACATTTACGGCACGCCCCCCGCACCACCACCCGGAAGATCAACGAAACCGCTTTCCGCCACCCAGCACCGTTGCACCGCAGGCACGCCTTTTCGGGACTTCGCCACGCGTTGTAGAGCATCGCCCCGGACCCACCGACAACGGCGACACCGGCCGCCTCAATCACGATCATGTCCACCGTGGACCTCCCGGGTCCCTCGTGTGTCACGGGCACCTCCCGTGACACCGTCACGGCTAGTCACGGGCCGTGTCACGGCGTCGTCACGCGGGTTTGTCACGGGCTGTCACGCGTGACAAACCCGGTGACCTCACACCCACCGCCCGCACCGTCCCCCCCGACTGTCACGGCTGTCACAGGGCCCGTGTCATACCTTGCTCGCGGCCATACTCCTTCGCTGGTGCAACATCCGCGCACCGCGCTCCAGCCTATGGAAATTGCGCATCAACAGCGGGGTCACTTCCCGCCGAGCGGTACGTAAATCGCCCACACCGAACAGTCGCCTAAATTCGGACAGGTCATCACACCCGGAGTCGTCTCCCCATGACTGGGAGTACCTGACGTCGTAGCCGTGGACTTTGTGGAGCCACAGGGCGATGGCTTGGACCCCAGCGACGAGGACGAGCCCGTATTCGTGGGGTTTCGCGTCGCAGTCGTTCCCGGAGAGTTCCACTTTCCCTTCCGCGCCGCCGCGGATGGGTTGGACATGCGCTTTCCGGGTTCGGATTTTCAGTTCCGTCGCGGTCAACGCATGCCCAGCTTCGTGGATAGCGACACCCATGAGCAGATCAATCTCACGGGGTGGGGTGGGGGTCATGCTGCTGCCTCATTCCCCCCGACCTGCGGGTTCCGCACCGGAATCCACCCACGGTCAGACTTCTCGATCCGACCGTCCTTGGCCATGTACTTATAGAGACTGGCCCTTGACCACCCGCAATCAGCGAGGAGGTTGATAAACGAGTTCGCTTCCAACCGGTCCGTGCCGCTGGCCAGGAACTCGGTGACTACTTCGGCGAGGACCTCCGCGAACTCCTCCGGGGTCAGACCGTCTTTCGGGGGGTCCCCGATCATCCGGGCGACTGTGGGGTGGGTGGGGGCGTCCGGGTCAGCGAGTTCCGTGTCATCGTCAAGGTCGGATGCGTCGAGCTCGAAATCAACGTCTCCGTCGTCGTTGGTGACGATGATCCGGTCTCCGACCAGGGCCAGTTCCGACTCCTCAAGCTCGGGGTCGTCGTCGTAGAGCTCCTCGAGCGCGGCGAGGTACTCCGCGTCGTCGGGATCGAACCCATCGATTTCGTCGTCATCAGCGTCGACGTCTATGGGGGTCGGTGCGACGGCTTGCGCCGCAGCGACCAACGCCGACCCAGTCACAGGACCGGGGACGATCATCCCGTTCTGCTTGACTAGGTCCAACGGGGTGATGTGAGTGGTCCACAAGTCCCCCAGCGAATCTGCGGTGACCTGGCACATGTCCCCGAGGTTCGCGGCGACATACGCGGCAGCCGACGCGAACGTGTGCTCACCGACCCCATCGGACCACGACCGGTGGGTCATCAACTTCTCCCGGACCGTCATCCCGGGACCGACGAGGTAGTGCATCCCGGGGTCGTCGGCGCCCCACTGCGACGGTTTCGCGCCGGCGTTGACGACTTCCTCTGGGAGGGAGTACTGGTCGTATTCGGAGTCGGTGATGCCGTACGCGCGGTAGGACCCCATCTGGTTCCGGACGGTGGTGGGGATGTTGTCCCAGGTTGGTTGCTGGATGCTGTACGTGAGTTGCCCACCAGCGGACCGCAACGCGACCGCGAGCCCGACGATCTCCTTGGACTCGGCCAGTCTCCACGCCTCTTCGATGTGGATCCGCAGGAACCGCAGGCTCGATGACGGGGCCCACTGCTTGAGACCTTCCCTCGAGAGGTGGCTGGTCCGCTCCGGCAGGGTGCGGTTGAGGAGTTGCCGCAGGAGCCGCTTCGCGCGACCGGGGTCGATCTCGTACATCTGCAGGCACCCAGCGACGTCTTGGTAGGACTGGATGCCTTTGACGGTGTCAATCAAAATCTGGTCGATGCGCATCGCACCGCAGGTCAGCAGGACCGGGAGTTCCCCCCACGTCTTCCCGGAGCCGGTGGTCCCGGAGATCAGGCAGTGGACCCCACCCTCGGGTCGAGCGATTCTGAACAGGCCGGTTTCCCCGTCGGAGCGGCGGCTGACGGGGATCCCGGAGAACGGGTTCGCGCCCTTGAGGAGCTTGATCTTCATGACTACTTCACTCCTACGAGCAGACCGGGCCACGGTTGGGCATCTTCGATGGGGTTGAGGTGCATGACGGTGACGTCACAGATTTGGGCGTTGCGGGACTTCGGGCGGGCGTAGACCTTCATTGATCCGGGGGGGAACCCGTGCGCGGACTCCACCGAAGCGATGTCCCGCTGGAACTCCAGCATCGTGTCCCCCGGGGCGAGCCGGAGTGTGCCTTCGCTGCGGAACTCCGACACCCGCCGCAACGCGAGGGACGCCCCGTCGTGGCCGGCCATCTTCATGGGGGTGTCGGGTGGGTTCTGGGCGGCGAGGATCTCCGCGAGCTCCGCGACCCGATGCCTAGCGTTGATCCTGGTGTTCCAGATCGCGGCCAACGCGGACCCACCAGCGAAGAACGTCGCGATGGTGAACCCGTGGGTGGAGAACACCCACCCCGGGTTACCGGTGGTGAAGGTGATGAACCCGGTGATGGTGCACAGCGACAGCCACGCCCCCCCGAACGCGGTGGTGGCTACCCCGTGCCAGCGGGCGGTCCCGGTGTGGGACCGTTGGGTTTGCCACACCGAGTACGTCATCCCGATCGTCGCGACCATGATCAGCGCCACGGTCCCCGCCCGGCTCCACGCGGTTTCAACGAACGCGTGGAGCACGGTCCCCGCTAGCCAGAACAAGCCGAGGACGACCCACGGGATGAAGTGGACGGCGTGGTCGTGCAACGCGTGCCCGACCACGCCTCCGGATCCGGTGCGGGCACCCGTCCCAGCGCTGGGACCGCGCGGAGGAGCCGGCGGGCGTGTCTGCCGGGTGCTCGACCTGAATCCCTTACCCATTTCCGTTCCCCTGTCTTACGCGGCGTTACGCCGACGGTTGCCGCCGTTGTTCTGATTATTGTTCTGTCCACCCTGACCGTTGTTCTGGCCCTTCCGGGAACGGCTCGGGACGAACACGGCGCTGAGGATCCCTTCCGCGTTGCCCATCATTTTCGAGCAATGCGACATCAGCAACGCGGACCGGTGAAGGTCCCGAGCGATTCGAGCTGCCGCTTGCTCCTTCTCTTTCTGCGACATCAACGCCCCCCGCGACGGGGAATGAGCGAGACGCTTTTTAGCGACCCGGGAAATGATTTGCATCTCCATTCCAGCGTTGAGGAACAAGTTAGCCATGTCGTGGATCCATGCGCGCATCGCACCGGGGTCACGCAATACTGCTTCGTCCGCTGTGCGCCTCGTGATACCCATTGCCTTTTACCCTCTCTCGATTTCCTTGGTGTGCCTGACTTCGATCAGCCGTTGCAGCCGGCGCAATGGACGGGGATCCCCGCGCAACCCTTCCCGCTGCGGGACATGGCCAGCAGCATCACCAGCGCGAGGACAATCCCTAACCCGACTGTCCCCTCAGCGACCGCGGCGCCGTGGACCCCGAACCACGTTCCGATCCCGTGGATGATCCGGTAGAGCCCGTACATTCCCAGCGACGCGCTGCCGGCGATCAGGGCGTATTTCACGATCGGGCCGGCGGCGATGACGTAGTCGATGGCTTCGACTTGGGATCCGTCGGGGATCCCGATGGGGATGGTGGGTGCGCCTGGGGTGACGAACACCCGGTAGGTGACCTGCCCCGGGGTGACCGGGGTGAGTTGCTCCGGGGTGCGGACCGCGACACCCATCTCCTGGTACCGGCCCGCCGTGTACATCACGTCAGCGAGGTAGCCGTTCAGGACCCGTTCCTCGATCTGGGTGATCGTGGTGGTCGGGTGGGTGGTGGGGATGAGCTGGGTGGGTGACATGGCGGGGTCTCCGGGGTGGGTGGGTTACGCCGCGAGGACGCGGGCGAGTTGGCGGGCGGTGGTGTCGGTGACCCGGTACCCCACCGGGAGGCGGGTGGGGAGCTCAGTCATGAGGACCCGACGGCCGGTGGTGAGGCCCCGCTGCCCCCGCTCGTCCCGGAGTTCCCGGGCGGCGGCGTAGATGGTGGGGTCCACCCCGGGGGGTGGGGTGGTGGCGTTCGGTGTGGGGACGAGTTCCAGCTCCACCCCGGGGTGCGGAGTCCCGGGGTGGGCTGGCTCGTCCCCCGCGGGGGTGTGGGTGGGGGGCACCGTCACCCGGGGGAAGTCCCCCGCGGGGTCGAGGTCTGGGGTGGGGTCACCCGTGGTGCGGTCCGAGAGGCCCCGGAGGTCGGCCAGGAGGGATTCGAGTTCCGCGTCGACGTCGTCGAGTTCACCCGTGGGGGAGGTGTCCAGCTCGGTGCGGATCTCCGCGAAGTGTCGACGGACCCGGGGGGCGGCTTCCGCTAGGAGCAGGATCAGGCCGGGGGCTACGGAGTGCAGCAGGATCCCCGACGGGACCGCTGCGGCGGCGGACACCCAAATGTTCATCGCCCAGGTCGCGATGCCGGCGAACCACATGGTCCCGGTGAGCCAGGGTTCTTTCCGGCCGTAGTCGGCGAGGATGCTCCCGAACACGATCGCGGTCCCGAGGGTGATGGAGGCCATTGGGTCGAGGAGCCACGCGATCCACCACTCGAAGCTGTGCCAAGGGTGGCCTGCGGATGCGAATCGTTGGACGTTGACCATCGTGAACACGAGGGCCAGCACAGCGACGGCGGTCAGGGCGTAGGCACCCCAGCGGCCCATGCGGGTCAACCATTCCGCCTCGTCGCGCTGGTTGGTGGTGTCCATCGGTGCTGGTCCTTTCCCCGTAGGTTGTTTGGTGGTGCCGTCCGGTCGAGGTCTGTAATCGGCGCCCGACCGGACAGCACCTTGTGATGTTACATCCCTACGTGTTAGCACATGCGACACCCGGTCACGTTACATACTGAATACCCAGTATAGGTAGACTCCGTGACATGACGGGATCAATCGGGGCCGGGCTACGCCGGCGACAACTCGCGGAGATACTCACCGAGCTCCGCAAGACCAGCGGTAAAGACCAGGTCGCCGCTGCTGCGGCGTGTGACTGCTCCCGACCTCAGATCAGCAATTTCGAGTCCGGGAGATACGTCCCGAGCCGGTTGGAGCTCCCCGCCCTGCTGGAGTGCTACGGCGCGCTGGACCGGCTCCCTGAGCTGGAGGAACTCCGGGCCGCGGCGAACGAACCAGGCTGGTACTCGACGTATGGCCTGCCGGTGTGGTTGCAGTCCTATGTGCGGCTTGAGGACGACGCGATCCAGGTTCGGTGTTTCGCGTCTGGTCTGGTCCCGGGGCTGCTGCAAACCCAGGACTACGCCCGGACGGTTCAGCAGGAACACGGGGCCAGCACCCCGGAGGTTCAGCGGCGGCTCGCGGTCCTCGCGGGACGGCAGAAGCGGCTAGGGATAGGGATGACCCTGTCCGTGGTGGTGTCGGAGGCGTTGCTGCACCTGACCGTGTGTATGGGTGAGGTGGGGGTGGAACAGCTCGCGAGTCTCGCGGCGACGAGGGTCGCGGAGGTCCTGGTCCTGCCGTACTCGGCGGCCCTGACGCGGGGGATCGGTCACTGGACGGTCCTCGACTTCCCGATGGGGGTGTCCCCGGTCGCGTATGAGGAACATGCGATCGGTGGGCACCTAGCGGATGATCGGGGACTGGTAGGGAAGTTGGCCTCGCTGTATCAGGAGCTGCACTCCGCGGCTCTATCAGTGGAGGACAGTGCAACGAAGATCAGGCAGGTCATGGGTCTAACCAAGGAAGGGACAAGGCGATGAAGATCGAAGGCGTCGACGTTGGGCAGGTTGGGGAGTTCGTGAAGGCGACCGCGAGCGAGTCGGTGGACAAGTGTGTGTCCGTCGCGGTGACGAGCACGGGGCATCGGGTGGTGCGGCATTCCACGCGGGTCGGTGGTGCGGAGATCCCGTTCGATCGGGATGAGTGGTCCGCGTTCCTCGTCGGGGTCCATGCGGGTGAGTTCGACATCGCCGACTGACCGGTGTGGTGTGGGGCGGTCCCTTCGCGAGACGCGGGCGAGGGGACCGTCGCCGTTTCCGGGGTGTAACGCCGGCTGGGGTGTGGCCGATACAGGGGTGTAAGCGTTGACACCCGCACACCACAGGTTTACTCTTGAGAGGTCGGTGCGGACCGACGGGACACGGAGGAATCAAGGCGATGGGCAAGTACAACCTCGGCGACATCAGGGTCAGCTACCACGCCACCGCCTACGCGGTGAACGGCAAAGCCATCAACCATGGTCACTTCTACGCTGACTTCGACTCGATCGAGGCTGCCCGTGAATGGGCTGGCCGGTTGTTCCGCGACCAGCACACGCGCTACGGACAGTCTCAGGTCGGCTCGGTCCAGATCCACGGCCGGGAGATGACGCTGGGGATCGAGGGTTGGAACGAGACCAGCGATTTCAGCAAGTCGCACTACGAGACGGTCCTGACCGACCAACCCATCGTGCTGGGCGCTGCTGATCTAGCGCTGCGCTGCTACGACACGACCGTGATGGACTACTTCGAGACGGTCCACCCCCGCCGCGTTGACGGCACCTGCCACTGCGGGGACCCAACCCGCAACGTGAGCCTCTGATCGTTTCCTCTACCCCCGGCTGGGATGACCTGCACCTGAGCGTCAGGCCGCTAATCCCCCCGGGGGACTCCCCCGACACGGAGGGCAAGCCATGTTCACCATAGGGATCGTGTTGATCCTCCTGAAACTCGTGGGGGTGCTCTCCTGCTCGTGGACGGTCCTGCTGGTCCTCGTCGCGGTGATGGAGATCGCCCGGTGGGTGTGGGCAGTGATCCAGTTCGGGACCCTCGTCACCGCTGTTCGGCGGTCGCCGGTCCGGAGGACACGGCGGTCTCGCCCCCGGTCCCGCCAGCGGTTGTTCTGAACACGGGAGAGGAGGACGGAGGCCATGACTGACCGTCTGTTGGGTGACGAGTTCTACGCCGAGCTGGACGCGATCGACGCCCTGCTCGATGAGGCTGAGGCGGCGTTACCCATCGAAGCCGACAAGTAGCGGGATCCGAGCACCACCGACACGGAGGACAGAGCGGATGGCATGGCGACGCAGACGCAGACGCAGACGCAGACGCAGACGCAGACGCAGACGAGGAGCAAAGCGATGAACCGTAAACCGTTCACCACCGACACCACTTTCCTGTTCGTTGACGGCCCCCCTGACGGCCGGAGGTTCCCGATCACCCTGGCGTGGTCACCGGAAGCACCGTTGGAGGTTTGGTTCCTGTTCCCCCACCCGCACCCGTGGTGGATGGTGTCCCGGGACCTCCTCGCGGGGGGCCTGACCACCGACGCTGGTCAGGGGGATGTGAGAGTCAGCCCGCACCGCCCGGCCGGTGTCAATATCGTGCTCCACGGTCGGCAGTTCAGTGTGGCGGTGAGGGTATCCCGCCGGATGTTGCGGGTGTTCCTGAACAAGACGTTTCAGCGGATCCCCGCCGGGCAGGAGGTGATCCCGGAGCTAGACCGCGAGTTACAGGAGCTGACTGGCTGACTAGTACGGAGTGACCACCGTAAATCAACGAACACGGAGGAGTCATCATGGCATGGCGGCGTAGGCGCAGGCACAACGAGGGCATCTTCTACATGGACACGAGCCGGTTCCGGCCGTCGTCGTGGGGTGTGCACATCGCGGCGTTGACGTACAACGTCACCCGGCATATCGGGAGTATCCGGTTGCCGTTTGGGTTCGGGTCGTTGACCTTCGGGTCTGGGCGGCGGGGGCGTCGGTGATGCGCACGCTCACGGATCTCGTTCCGTTCCCGTTGGTGACGTCGGGCCGGCACGGGTACTGGGGTGCGAGTCCCATGCTCAAAGTCCTGACCTACGCCCTGCGTGGCGCGCTCGAGACCGGGGAACCGACCGGGTCGATCGTGTTGCAGATCGGTGGGGAACTCCTCAACGAGCGGGCCCCGACACCGGATGAGATGGACTTCAACGAGGACGCGTACTGGGAGCGGCAGCGTGAGCTCCAGCAGGGCGTTGTGGGAGTCCGAGGTCGAGCCGCACTCGGAGGGTGTGTTCTCCCATGAGTGAGTTCCTGCCGTCGGACTACCTGACCCACGACACCCCCGCCGGACCGAGGTTCGCTTACCCGCGACCGCAGTTAGAGGACTACCCCTCTCATTGGCAAGACAAGCCAGCGGTGACGTGGGCGACCCCAGACGAGTCGTGGGTCACGATCGTTGAGGTCGGGTCGTGGCTTGTCGCGGACACCCCGGTTCGGGTGGTCACCGCGTCGTGGCTGCCGCCGACCCGACCGGGCCCATGGCGGAAGACAACGGACCCACCGCTGGATCCGTACGCCCGGCCAGCGTGGGACGCGGCACCAGAGGTGCCTCCTGCGGAGGAGGTGGAGCATCACGACACCCACTTGGTGGAGACCTGTCTGCGGTGTGAACTCTTCCGGGTTCTGCACGACCGGCCCAGGGTTCAGTCACCACCAGAGACCCGGACCGTGGATTTCACGTCATGGGTCCCGCTGCCTGGTGCACCGGACCCCGACCCGGACAAGCAGTGGGTCCTCAACGATTCGAGCGCGGTCGCGGTCTACGGCGCGCACACCGCGCACCTGTGGCCCGGGTACCTCCCCGGGTTCCGGGACCGGGTGTACGAGCTGCTGCAGGCCGACCCGCGGGTTCAGTACGTGTTCGACGCGAAGAACCACCGTGACCAGACACCCGGGTCGCTACAAACAACCGTGCCGATTAGGTGGGACACCCCGAAGACATCGATCCGGTCGAGGACCGGTGCCCGGGGTCAGAAGCTGCGGGGTCGGGAGGAGATCCCGCAGCCGATCGCGCACTCCGCCCGGACAACGCTCGTGGTTCCCACCGGGGTATCCGGCGCGACCAAGGCGGAAGCGTTGGCCCGGTGGGACTCCGAGATCGCCCGTTACGTGGGGCTGCTGGTCCCAGTCGATGTGGTCACCTGCAACCGGTGTGACGGGCACGGTCACCTGCTGGCCCGCGACGTCGAGGAGGAGACATGACGGCGACCACCGTGGTCGTGTTGCCGTTGCTGTGCGGGACCGGTCTGGTCCTAGCCCTGGTCGGGCTCGCGCTCGTCGTGCAGCTACGCCGACTACCCGAGGACGGGACGTCGTGGTTCGTGGTGGGTGTGGGGATCGTGGTGTTCCTCGCGATCCTGGGCTTGATGACCGCAGGAGGGGCGTGATGGCCGTCCCTCCCGATTGGACCTGCCTGCTCTCCGCGTTGAAACTCATCAGCCGGGGTGGCTACAACGACATCTCCCCGTTCCATTGCGAGACCGACGTGTTGACGGTCATGGCCGACCCCGAGATGTTCACCAGCACCGAGCTAGATCAGCTCGCCGAGTGGGGTTTCGATGCCGGGCCGGATGCTGGCACGTTCACCTCTCGCCGTTTCGGGAGCGCGTGATGAGCCGGTTCGATTACAACGTCGCCCGGACCCTACGGATCGCGGACACCCCATTCGGCGGGCTGGTCATGGCCGCGATCCTCAAGTCCGACCCGCACAACCGGGCGCTGCTCCGCGCGGTGTTCCCCGACGTGTGGGACGAGCTCAACGCCCGGGAGAACGCTCCCGGTGGGCACCTGGACAGTGATGACGTCCCGGTCCGGTTGGTCGTGACCGAGGTGGGTCCGGGCGAACCCCTGTTGCGGCCGGTGTGCCCGCGCTGCGAGCGACCGTGGACCGAGCCAGCGTGTGGGGTCATCCACCAGATCATCGGCGCGGACGGGCGCCTCCACATCTACCCGCTATGACGACGCCTTCCGGGCCGTGAAGGGTCGTCGGCTCAACGTTCATCACACGTTCGTCCTCGTCGGAGGAGAGAGGTGGTACGCCGTGATCGACGGTGAGATCGTCAGTGTCCGGCCGGTGGAGCTCGCGGAGTCCCGGGGTACCGGTACGTGTGTGCATTGCCAGGGGGAGTGCCGGTCCTATTGCAAGTCGTGTCGTAAGCCGGTGTGCTCGGGTGACTTCGACGTTCACCGGGGGGATCACGACCCGGAGGACCGGACCGCGACGTGGACCCGAACCGCCTCCCTAGCCAACATTGACGGTATGTAGGTTGAAGTGTAGCCTTGAGGGAGTCGGTGCGGACCGGCAGACACGGAGGGACCAAAGATCACGATGGACAGGAAAGAGATCAGCCGGGCGCTGGCCAAGGCGATCGCCTACAAGAACTGCGGCAAAGAAGACGAAGCCCGAGAGTGGGCCCGGAAGCTGATCGAACTCCTAGAGCTCGCTGAAATCCTGACCAAGGAAAGCTGAGCGCGGGTCTGACGGGGACCTGGGACACGGAGGACACGATCATGTTCCGCACCAAGAAAAGCATGCAGCAGGAGTGGGACGCATGCATCATCAGCTACGGTCGTGAATGCAACGACCAGCTCAACACTGCGCGGAGAATCGCGCGCTGGTCAGCGCGGATCCCTTGGTGGGAACTGCGGCTCCCCCTGAACCGGTGGGAGACCACCTGCCGAGCAGCAGCTGCTGACGCCACCGTTGAAGCTGACCGAATGGTCCTCGACCCAGACAACCCCCGCAACGGCGGTGACGGTGGCGATGAGTGGAAACCCGGCCCTGGGTTCTGGGAGGTGTTCACCGTTCGGGAGGTCGCGTCGACGCTGCTGTGGCTCGCGTACTCCCTGCTCGTCGGGATCGCTGTCATGGCCGGGGTCCTGATCCTCATCATCGGCCGCAACCGCGGGGTGTCCGACTCCCCCATGGACGTCCTCTACACGCTGGCCGCGATCGCGGCGGGGGTTTGGTCGGTGCTGGTGTTCCAGTGGGCCTGCCACGCCCTTGCGGCCGGTGCTGGTCTCGCTCTGCGGTACGTGTGGGGTCCGCGATGAAACCGACACCCGACGTTGAGATCACCGGGACCGCGACCCGGATGAACGTCGAACCCGACCCGGTGACCGGGGGGATCGTCCTGGTCACCTACGCGGAAATGGACGACGGTCGAGTCGGTCGGGTGTGGCTGAGGATCCCCGCGGACGCGCTCGCCTACTTCACGGACCGGCTCCCGCCGGCCCCGTCGGACCCGACGGTCGACCCGCCCTCGCCGGCCCACTGCACGGGCCGGCGTGTTGTTGGGCGGTGGTGACCAGGTGAGCGACCTCCGTCGGTTCCATCTGGACCCGGGCCGCATGCCGATCTGGCTGATGCTGGCTATCGTCGCGCTGTTCACGGTGGCTTCCGCGTTCCCGGCCATCGACACCGAGTGCGCATTAGTGGCCCTCGGGCTCACGGTGGGGACGTTCACCGTCCGGGTCATCATCAGGAGACCCCGGTGAAAACGTGGCCGTGGCCAGTGTGGGTCGTCGTGCTGGTCGCGGGCCTGATCCTGACTGGGGTCGTGTTCCCCTATATCGGGGACTCGGTCACCGCCCGCGCTGCCGCGTTCCTCGGTGGGGTCTTCATCGGGTGGTCGGCGAACATCGCTGCGCGGAGGTTCTAATGGCTCGCCGTCGCCGGTTCCGGTGCGGGACGGTGTACTGCCTGCGGGTGATGCGCCGGTCCCGCTGGACTGGGCGACTGCGGTTGTCCCGTGGGTACATCGGTCAAACCAGGTACCGGGACTACCGCAAGAGAGTAGATCAACATCTTTACGGGGCTTGGTTCAATAATGAGTGGACCCCCCCGAAGTACTGGGCCCATGAGGTCGTTGACTACTACCCCCTGTGGCAGTCCGACCGGTGGTGCGACTGGGGCCTCGACACCCGGGAGTTCCTGTGCATCCGGGTGTTGTTCCCACTGCACAACATCATTTGGAATCTTGGCAACCCGCGGCGGATCATCCCCCCACCCATCGACCAGCGGTTGTACCCCACCCCGGATCAGATCACTGCCGTAGAGCGGTACCCCGGGAAACCTCGCCGCCCCGTGATCCCCGCATGGCCCGCTGACATGCAACACGCATCCCGGGTCGCTGACCACTATCAGGCACCCACCACCCCGCGGGTGTTCAGTGGGTCGTTCCTGGTCAAGTGGGTTGTGTTGGCTGCGGTCCTGCTGATGTTCATCCCTGGATTGCCCGGGTGGGATGTGACCGCGGGGACCGTGGGGTGGGTAGCCAACGGAGTGGGGTGGGGTGTCACCCACGGGCGGGAGCTGGGTGGGTTACTGGCCCTCGGTGTGGTGGCGTGGCTGCTGTCCCGTCACCAACTCCGCCGGCGGGGGACCACCCGCACACGGACTCGGCGCCCGGCGCGTCGTCGTAAGACACCACTGTTCTGATCACAGAGAAAAGGGAGGACACGTCATGGTTTGGCCGCTGACCCCATGGGGTGCAGGACGATCACCGGACCGCCCTGCAGAGCCCACGCTCACCGAGTACGACGCCGCAAAGAACTCACCAGGAGTCACCTACGGTCGGGTTCGGGGCAACATTTTCACCGGGTACTGGTTGGAGCCGTCCGGACCGACCGGCGATTGAAATCGCCAGCAAGCAGCGACTGATTCAGACACGGAGGAAGAGATGACACCGCTCGTAGTTCCCCCCGAAACCTGGGTGCGTATCCCCGGGTCCAACTTCGAGGTGTGGCACCGGCAGTACCGGAACGTGGTCATCACCGACCACTACAAAGGAGCCCACGGTCTCGGTCTTCGGATCGTTCCCACGACAGGAGAACCAACCGATGCCTAGGAACCCGAGCCCTGACGAGGTCCACAACCAAATCCAGGAACTGGAAGGCCGGACGATGGAAGACCTCCGGGACAACTGGACACTGCAACCCGTCAACGACGAGGACTGACCCGATGCCGGGCGGGAGAAGCGACGATGACGTCCACCCCGAACGGGAAGAAGGCAACGGGAAAACCGACAGAGGACCCGACCCCGACACCCAGGACGACCGGAAAACCAGCGACAACGGGAAAGGGAAGTGATGAGCCGTAGACGGCATTTCGTGGGGACGGTCCCCTGCCCCCACCCGGAGGAAGGCCTACAAACCGTCCTGCGGGGCTCCGACGACATCACCAGCATGAGCGACACCGAAAGCACCGACGGGCGCGCCGACTGGATCATCCCGATCCTCCAAGCCCGTACCCAACACGCCAACATCGTCGCGCTTAAGGGCCTGCACTACTACGACCGGGACACGTTCCACCTGTGGAACACGTGCGTGTGTATGCGCCGGCCGCGGCGGGACCTCACCTACTCGGCTATGGCGCTGCCGTACGCGCGGCACGCTGAGGCGTGGTTCCCCACCTTCGAGCGGGTCACCGCCGCCCTCGGGCTCGGTGACGTCCTCTATCAGGTCGACGTCGCCGCACCGTTCACGATGGCCGCGTTCACGTGGGGTCCCGGGGTGTTCGCGCATTACGACGACGAGGTCGCCGCCGCGGTCAAACAGATCGAGCAGGTCCTCCGGATCACCGGTGGGCGGGTCGTGTTCCAAATCAGCGCGCCCGTCGAAACGGTCCTGACCGCGTGGGCCCCGACAGCGGTCCGGGAAATGCAAGCCGAGGTGATGGCCGACCGGATCGTGGGTCTCGCTGCCGCGTCCCCGGCGGGGACCGAGTTCATCGTCCACGAGTGCGTGGGCCGACCGAGGGGGAAACCGGTGACAGTGTTGAAGGACCTCGGTCCGGTCGCGGACCTCACCTCGGCGATCGTCCGTCGGTGGCCAGCGGGGCGGGTCCTCAACGCGATCCACCTACCCATCGGGGACGTCACCCACCCAGCGCCGCTGGACCCGAACTATTACGCCCCGCTGCGGTGGCGGAACGTCCCCGCCCGGGTGGCTCTGATCGCGGGTCTAGCGAACCTCCACGTGCAGGACTCCCAGCAGCGCAGCGCGTTGCGGATCGCGGAGCTCGCCGCCGGCCGCGAGTTGGGGGTGTCCACCCCGTGCGGGTTGGGTGGTGATGAGGACCTGCTGGCCTCGATGATCCGCCGGACCCGGGACCTCGCCGTGATGCCGACCACGGTCGGGTCGTGGGACACGCTGATCGGTGACCGTGATGAGTGACCGCGCGCTGCTGCACATCGTCCACATGGACGACTCCTTTACCGAAGTCGAGGTGGGCGTCGAGGGTGCGCAGCACTGGTTACACACCCCGATGGGTCTGGTCATCGACGCCGGTGACGACACGGGCATGTGGACCCGGTGGCCGTTCGCGACGGTCAAGAGCTACACCGTGACCCCCATCGATGGCACCAACGACGTCGCCGCCCTGGACCCGGGCACCACCACAGCCGGGTCTGACGCCGGCGTCATAGACCCGGACGACGTGACCGAGCCCGGGACCCGATGGTCGACGCTGTGCGTCCGAGACGGCCGGCAGGACGGGGCAGTGACCGTCGGGGACTCCCGGCTCCCCGCCGCGGTGGTCCTCGACTCAATCCGGGTCCGTGGCGTAGCAGAAGCCGCGCGGATGTGGCCGGCGCTGACTGACGACGACCTCAGGGTGTTGACGACTCTGGTGGTGGACCTCGACATGCGGGCCGCCACCACCGAACGGCCCGGGCCGTCGACGGTGACCAACCCGCACCGGGTCCAGCTGTGCTGGGTCGACGACCAGAACCACGGGCGGGTCAGTGTGTTCCCGAACCGGGCCCCGGTCCACTCGATGGTCGCCCGGGTCCTGGCCGGGGAGGACCTCGGGGCCGTCGCCCGGGACTACGACATCCCCCGCCACGAGCTGGCGGTCGTGGTCCGGCTCGCGGAGGAACTGATCACCAACGTCGACGGACCCGAGCACCTCGGGGCACCCGACCGGGCCACCTACGAGCAGCAGGGAGGGTTCTGATGTCCCGGGGCGCCCGGTGGGTCACCGCGGTCCTCGTCGCGGCTGGTGTCGCTGTGGCGGGGTGTCAGAGCACCACCGCGACCCGGTCCCCGATCGTGATCTCGGCGGTGGACCCGGGGACGGTCGCGCCACCGTATGACCGGGACAAGGATTTCGGTCGGGGGTGGGCCACCGTCCACGGGCACTGCGACACCCGCGAAGCCGTCCTCGAGCGTGACGCTGCGCTCAACGCGGTCGACACCGACGGTGACGGCTGCAAAGACGACGGCCCGATCGTCGATTTGTACACCGGGAACACGATCCTGCCGGCGCAGGCGCAGATCGACCACGTGTACTCCCTGCGGCAGGCGTGGGTGGGGGGTGCGTGGAAGTGGAGCGCGGTGCAGCGCCGGATATTCGCGTTGGACATGGGGAACCTGCGGGCGGTGACCAGCGCGGTGAACGACCGCAAGGGGGACCTCGGACCAAGCCAGTGGCGCCCGCCGGCGCGGTCCGGGTGGTGCGGTTACCAGATGATTTTCAGGGCGACAGCGGTCCGGTGGAACCTGCCGATCACCCCCGCCGACGACACCGCTCTGCGGGACATGGCCGGGACCTGCCCCAAATAGCAACCGGCCCCGGCAGGTGATCTGGGGGGCCTGCCAGGGCCGGTGGGGGTGGGACGGAGGATCCCTTGGGGCCCTCAGATTACCTCATTCAGCGGCGGTGGCCACGGTCGTCGCCGCCACGATCATTCCAATGGCCGCGACCGTCGTTCTGCCAGTGATCCCACGACCCGTGGCCGTAGCGGTCACCGTGCCAGTACCAGCGGGTGTTCTGGTAGCAGGCCTGGTTCCACCGGTTACGCCAGTCATCACAATCGACCCACCAGTACGGCTGAGCGACGGACACAGCGGGGGCAGACGACGCGGCGGGGGTCACAGTGGCAGCGGACGCGCTACCGGCACCGAGTACAGCGGTCGCGGCTCCAGCAACGAGCAGAGCGATGGTCCCACGTGTGGCATGTCCAACCATTCGGGATCTCCCTTGCATCGAATCGGGTAGTACCCCATTGAGGACGCTGGGTGTCGTGTAGTCGTTGCCCGACTGGGCGGTAATCTAGACTGAGGGTGTAGCCGGTGGGGTGATGTACGTCGTTAGACGTAGTTACCGTCGCCCGGGTCGATTTCTAGTTGCTCAGGTGGGATGTCTTCCCAGCCGGCGCTGTCTGCTGCGATCGCGCGGCAGTCCACGCACAGCAGGTGCGGTTCCCCCATGTACGCCGCCGGCATGACAGCGACCCCACCGCATTCCTCGACCTTCGGCACCGCACCCGTTACGAGGGAATGCGCGGTGTAAGCCCACCGCTGCCGGCAGACCCCGTCTCCACCGGTGACCCACCCGTTGATCGGATCAACCACGGGGGGTTCATCACTGGTCATCGCGCTCATGCACCTCCAACACCGCCGACCGGTCTAGTACGTCGATCGCACTTCTAGGTAGAGGGCTGACGGTGCAGGTGGAGGGTCGATGCGGCACGACTTACTCATATGGCGGGAATCGTCGTCAGCGACCAGCCGCAACCCAGGAAGGTCCCGGCGCGGACCACGGGCGAGGGCATCGCAGCACGCTTTAAGTAAGGGCCACCGGTTGTCTTCGTCCGCTCCCCGATTGTGGCCCGGTGCCCACACGAGGACGACGTCCATATGCCGGCAGGGCTGTAAACCAGATCTGGTGGCGACGACCGTGACGGCGTCGATGACTTCTTTCACTGCATGATGACGCTTCGTCCAGTGCGCCCGGGAGTTCGCTTGCAGCGGGTCCCAGATGGGTCGGTGGGTGACCACCTTGCGTGTTTTCTGGTTGATCTTCGGCCAGCCACCCCGACCTGTTTTGACCTCGAAAGCGGTATCCCACCTCGGTAGCGGGAGGATCACCCACCCGTCTGGCGGAGGATCATCGAGGACAATGAGGTCCGCGATTGGTCCTCGGGTAGCCCGGTCCACGGGAAGTTCGAGCCCGTCGAGGGGGATCTGCCCGAAGTTATGACGGACGGTCACTGTGGATCCCCCGGCATCCGCCACTGCCCGTCCGCGGTGAGCGCGTCCTCAACCCCACCCGCTGCTGCTGTGTACCCCCCGGAGCGGGTGAAGTGGTCACCCCTGGCGCGTTGCCGCCACTCCGCGACCAGGACCCGCAGTTGCCCTCTCAGAGCGCCGTGGCGCAACGCGGCCTGTCGGGAGTACTCCGCGCACGCGCACCGGCACGACCCGTGGTCATCCATGATCTGGTTCCGTCGGGCGGGCGCGGGTGTTCGCGGCGATGATGTGAGTCAGGAGCGTTTTCGTGTCCGTCGTTAGCGCGTCCTCAACGTCGCCGGCGGCCACGTCGTACGCCACCCCGACCGCGATGTTCCCGGTGGTGCCCCGCACGCGCAGAGTCCGTGCCAGGGCCCGCCACCCCACCGCCGCAGTGGTCAAGGTGTCCCGGAACGCGGCGTGAGCGAGCGCGATTTGGGAACACAGTTCCCCGTCGGGGTTGTCGACCGCGCGGGTCAGGTACTCCGTATCAGTGGGCAAGTCGGGACCGTATTCGAGCCCGGACTCGACGTTGACCCACGTAGCACCTTCCCTCCTGACTAGGAGGTGACTGGTCAGGCCGTAGGGGATCACCGCGACCTCAGGGAAATTAACCACCGTTAACCACCCCTGACCTGGATGTTTGTGGGGTTCGCTGCCCACCGCAGCAGCGCGCGGCCGGTGGGTGTCAACCGGTGGCGTTCCCCGGGGTCGACTAGGCCACGGCGGGTGAGCGCGGCCAGGAGACGGGGGGTGCCGATCACGAGTTGCGCCGCGTCGGGGCCGTGGGTGGCCAGGGTGACCCGGAACGACGTCCGCATGTTCTCCGTCAATAGTCCCCAGGTGTGGTCGGCGTACCCACCGCCGGGGAGCTCCACCCGCGACACGGGGACCGTCCTAGTCATCGCCGGACCGTCCCGTCGGGGCGGGTGACTACACCCGTCGCGTGGGCGTTCAGGGTGATCCCGTCCCCGAGGGACTCGGCCAACTCCGGGCCGGTCGCGGTCCCCGCGCTGGGCGTGTTGGCCGGCGGGGCGGTAGCGAAGTGGGTACCGAGGACGACCCACGTGATCGTGCCGGTGATCTCCGCGCGGTCGGTGTAGTTGTCGGGGTCGCCAGCGACGGCTTGGGTGATGGTGAGGTCCCCGCTGTGCGGGCCGCGGCGTTCCTGGTGGATCAGCCACACCTCGTCGACGAGGGTGATGCTCAGAACGGTCCCGTCGCTGAACGCGAGGAGCCCACCGACGCTGTCGTGGGAGTCGCATGGGCTTTCGCCCTCAGTGTTGAGGGCGAAGAACTCTTCGCAGATGTCGCCGTCGATTTCGATGAGGTCGTCGCTGGCGCCGGTGATGATCACACTCATGGTGTCCTCCGTGGTGGTTGGTGGTGGAGCAGTGGGAGCAGCCCCGCTGCTTCGAGTTCCGCTTTCTTCGCTGCGATGACCTCCGCGAGGTCCCGTTGCACCGGCCCGGGTGGTGGCGTGAGCACCGCGGACGGTGTGGCGTGTTTGTGGGGTCGCTGCGTCGCCCACGCGTGGATCAACGCGACGAGCCGGGCGGTTTTAGCGTCCACGGTGGTTTCCTCCTCCATAGGTGTTCGCGAGGAGATCCTCGACCTCCCGGGGGACGACGCCGGCGACGTGGTTGACGACGAACCGTGATAGCGCGACCAGGACCCGTTGGGTCCGCGCGGCTTGCCGGGTCATCCCGATCACGAGGACCAGGTTCACGCCACCTACTAGGACCGTGACACCGACCACGAACAACGCCATGTGCTGACTCATGGCGCGGGGGTGTGGTTAGCCATCCGGTCGATGACCCGCAGGGCCTCAATGAAATCGTCCTGGGTGGGTTCCGCGTCAGCGTCGGCGTACCGGACCACCGCGGTCGCGAGGGTCTCAGCGGCGTACTGGGACCCGACGGTGAGCATCACGAGCCGTTGCTCACCGGTCGCGACGGCCGCGTCAACGAACTGTGCCGCTTTCACGTGGAGAGCCTCGTCGTCGGCGGGTCCGATGGTGGTGTTCCACCGGTGGTGCAGGAGCAGGTGCAGTGCTTTCACCGCATCCTCCCGGTGTTGATCATCGGTTTGCATGGTGTCCTCCGTGTCATTCCCCGGTTTCGATGGTGATCATTCGAGGGCCGGATCCCCGCGTGATCCGGCCTTTCGTCACGAGCTCTTGGAGTTGGTAGGCGACGCTCGACGGGGAACTCCACCCGCCGGGCGTCGTCGTTACGGCCGGCGACCGCTGTCGCGTGGTGACAAGCCGCGTCTCTCGGTAAGCCGATCAGGTCGGGGTGCTCGATGTACTCGGCAGGGTAGTTCTCCCGGGCGTACACCCCACCCTCACGGTTCCGTTTCCACACGTGCATCAGCGCGGCGCCCTTGTCGAGGTCGCTCATCTGGTCCCACGGTGGCAGTCTGGACGCCTCTAGCCACTGCTTGGGGTGAGTTCCCCCACCGAGGCACCGGTTCAGGCGGGGGCCGTGACCCAACAGGACCGGCATGCCGCGATTCTGCCGTTTCGCCCACGGCACGACCTGGTCGCACACGATGCACGCCCCGAACCCGAACTTGATCTCCCGATATGGCATTGCCGTCCTCCGTGTCTGCTGGTGAGCCGCTGCTACTCCTGGTCGCTTCCTCCGGTGGGGTCTGGTGAGTCGCCGAACGTTTCCTCGTACGTCCCGCCGCATCCTTCGCAACCCATGGTCACCTCCCCTCGGTCGGTTGGTCCCGTTCTGGTGAGTTACGCGTCGGTGTGGTGGGTGTCAGTCCTGGGTGGCCTCCTGGGGGTAGGCGATCGCGTCGGGTTGGTGGCCCTCGTCGAGGGACCGCTCAATGAACTCCTCGGGGGTTTCCCCGACGTGGCGGTGACCCGCGCCGTACTGGCCGCGACCCTCCGAACTCGTGCTGCGCATCAGCGTGATCTCCGTTCTGTGATAGTGGCCGGGCCGTGGGGCAGGCCGGGCCCGGCACGTGTAACCCGTTATGCGGCCCAGTAAGCGCTGCGGCGCGCCACCAACGCCCGACCTAGCTGAGGGTGGTTCGCGGTGTGCACGACACCGTGTACCGCTGCCCTCGACAACCGACCGGACTTGCTGAGCGTCGCGATCCCGGACTGAGTGATCTCGGCTGCGAGGACTGGTTTCCCTATGCGGGTCGCGTTCACGGTGCACACCTTGCAGGTGCACTCAACGCGGGTGGTCTCATCCATGTCAGCCTCCGTGTCTCGCGGGGTCCCGTTGACCCTCACACCTATGTATCGCCGGGTCGGGCCCGGGTGTTACAGCTGACCCCCGATCATTTCCGTCATGACAGCCCGCATTACCTGACCGTCATCAACAGACCCCCGCGAGCGTCCCCGTCGTTTCGGGCAGGGCTTTCTCCGTGCGTCGATCGGTCCGTTGGATGAGCTGTACGACGGGCCCGCGACCGCAGTCGCGCCGCAACGCTGGCAGGTCCCAATTTTGTGGTAGGAGTGGCCAGCGCGGTGGGAGTTGGGTCCGACGACCCATTTCAGTTCGTGGCCGTGGCCGGCTGCGCGTCGTGTGAGGGTCCGCACGGTGTGCTCGGTCTCTTCGATTTCGAGTTGAGTGGCCACGATCGTTGCCCTCCGTGTCTGGTTGGTCCGCACCAACACCCACAACACTACATGCGAGGGTACCAACCGTCAATGGTGGGTTCCTGCGACTCGTGGTCGGGAACGGGGACGCTCCGGACCGGTCTCCCCCGCGTCATCCACAACCGGCCACTCCCCCAACACCACAAGCTCAACCTCAGTCACCCCGACCCGCAGATGCCCGACCCCCGTGACCGTGTTCCACCACCACCACTCCCGATCGTTCCCGACACCAACTAGCGCGCGGACAGCTTCCCGCTCCACTACACCAGCCGATCGGATCCGGGTCGTTAGCCCAGGGTCAGACAGTGAAACGCTCGCATGCCAAACTGGCTTGCCGTCGGATAAGCGCGCTCAACGGTCAACCGCGAGAATGATCGTGATCAGGTTCCCCCCTGGGATAATCCTGCGCTGGGTCAGCGGAGGTAGATCTTCTGGGTTGTTCGCCCGGTTCAGAGGATGCTCAAGGGCATATCTCTGCTGGTCATCCATTACACACTCACTTTCTGGTTAATCGCCGAGTCGAACTTCCGGTTACCTTGCCGGTCCGGGCGGATCACAGGACCGCCGTGAGGACCGCAGCAGCACCCAACCACGCGCAGTGCCACGACTGATCCAGCGCGTACGCACCGGTACCGAGTGTTGAGTTGTCCCACTCAACTGGATCATCCTTTCCGGCCTCGTACAAATCCACTACGACGGTGTCGTTGGAGTCCCACGCAGCAAGATGTCGTGGCTGTCCGAGCTGGTAGAACCCACTCTTCCCGAGCCTGTCGCAGAGCCGTTGCAGCGTGAATCGGCGGTCGGCCCAGTAGTGCGTCACCCCAGACACGACCTGGCCGACGGCGAACCCCCACCACGTGATGGGTAGGTCGAACCCCCACCACACCGCACCCACCGCCGCTGCAGTGGTCAGGGTGTAGGTCAGGACATGCACACCGCACGCACGGCGACCTGGCCACCCAGGGAGCTCCTTATCCCGTTCCTGGTCCCCGGTCTGAATCCAATGGTCGGCCACCGAGTGCGCGATCAGCAGCGTCACCGCGACCACCGCGAACGTCGGACCAGATGGCGTCACGCCGGGACCTCCCCATCGGTGCCGGCGCGTTCCACCGCGGTGTAGTACACCGACAACTTGACCGGGGTCAGGTTCGGGCACGGTGGGTGCTCAACACCCCACGTCAGGAAGTAGCCGTCGGGGGTGTCGTGGAGCCCGAGGTGGTAGTACCGACCGTGGTCGACCCGGACGATGACCGGCTGGACGTCGTAGGCGTCGAGGACCGGACCCAGCTTCGGGCGTTGACTGAGCAGCTCAAGGTCCGTACGCCACTGGGCACCCTTGCGACCCCGTTTCGGGATCAACCATTCCCGTTCCAGGTTAGCTGACAGCCCTTCCGGGGCCTCCTGGCCGTCCGCGACGACGAACCCGAGACACTCCAGCTCGTAGCCCGCGCGGCGGTGCCACGTCGAGTCGACGCCCGGGTGGGCTTGTTTCCACGGGGTCATCACCTCGTCGTGGAACTGTTTGATCCGCGCGGACAGGGCCCGCAATGCCCCCGCGAGCTCGTCGCTCGCGCGGTAGGCGTACTTACTATTCGTGGTCATCGCTTCCTCGTTTCTGCGCTGCGGGAACTCGTCCCAGGGCCGGCTACGTGAACTCAAACAGGAGGGGGTGCCGTGACTTCGGTGGATCCACGACTCACCCTGGGACCGCACGATCACCGCGTCGGTGCAGTTCCGGCACACACCGACCAGCGCGTACCCCACCCGCTCAGCCACGCGCGGGACCACACGCGCCACTGAAACGGGGATCGGATCAGCGGTGGTCCCGGCGATGGCGTGGGCGACTAGATCGCGGGTGCTCATCGGGGGAACTCGTCCCAGGTTCGGCCGTCGAGGTCCCGGCCGCCGGCTTTAGGGGTCCGCCCGCCCCATTGTTTGAACAGGAACGGGACCCGCGCTGTCGTGGCCTGGTCCCGTAGCGCCCGGACCCAGTCCGGGTTCATCGGGCGGGTCACGGCACCCGACTCGCCCCCGACGATGACCCAGTCGATCCGGTGGCCGTAGGTGCCGGCGTGGGAGGACTTGCACTTGCAGTCGTCGACGCGGTCCACGAACCGGTTAGCGATCGAGCACCAGCCCTTATCGAGTCGCGGCGCGAGGGTCATGAACCGGTCGAGGTCCACCGCGGTCAGCAGCGGCTCACACGACAGGAAATGCACCGCGGCGGGGGTGTCCAGCAACGCGGGGATCCGAAGCTCGGCGCGCTGCTGGTCTTCGACGCTGACCCCCAACCAGACGCAGTCAAGTACCCGACGCTCACCCGGAGACGTAGGTCGGCCATGGATCGGCGTTGACCATTGCCGTCCAGTGAGCACGTTGCGTACCTGCGTGTCGCTAACCGGGTAGTCCTTCGCGATCGAATAAGCCGATTCGCCGGCCTCGCCGCGTGATCGAATCGTCCCGACGTCGCGTTGAGTCAGCTTGGACCACGACTGCCCCGACCCGTGTTCGATGCGGTCCCCCCAGTTTGCGACCTGCGTCCCCCACTGCAAGTTCGACCACCGGTTGTCGGCCGCGTCGCCATTGAGGTGCCGAGCCTGCTCATCTGCTCGGGGCGCCCGCGAGAACGCGTGAAGGACGGCCCGGTGCACGAGCACAGACTCACCTCTCCGCGGCGATCCCTCGCGGTGAAGACGGACCCGCATGTGCCCTTGTTCGCCTTCCTCCAGCCGCATCCCGGATCTCGTGTCGGCCCGCTTGCCGAGGATCTGGCCGCTGGTGGTGACGACGTATCCAGGGAAGCCGGGCACGGGCGCCTCCAGGTAAGGCTCCTCGATCTCCCCTGAGTACCAGCGGCGAACCCACGAACGCATCCGGCCGTGCCGTTTAGTTAGGATCTGATACCTGTGCTGCGGGGCGGCCCCCATTGACTGCCAGACACGGGCGATGAACTCGTCAGGAACGTCCTTATGAAACAAATCCGACATCGAATTGACGAATATCAGGCGGGGTTTTTTCCACCGCAACGGTATCGACAGGGCGTCGTCGTGGATCGTGAGCCCGAACCCGGGGCCGCTGGTCCGCGGGTCCCCATCGGTTTGGTATTTCGCCTGGCCCATCCCTTTGAGCCGGCCGGCCATGGTCAGGGCGTAGCAGTTGTCGCAACCGGGGGTCACGCGGTCGCATCCGGTGGTGGGGTTCCAGACCTTGTCGGCCCACTCGATCGCGGTGTCAGCCACCAGTGGTCTCCACTTCGGTCATGGCGTACAGCCGCCAGTCGGTGTACCCGGCTGCCTGGCACTCCGCTAGCGATTTGCGGCCAGCGTCGAGGGTGGGGTGGACCTCCGCGTCCCAGTTCTCCACCAGCCGCCCACCTTCCGGGCCGGCGACGATGTACCCGGCGACCTCACGCATGGTCATCGGTGCCCGTCCCCGTCATCTCCTGCAGCATTGTGGAGCTCTTCGCGAGCTTCCGGGCGTTGTCCTCGGCGGTCCGGCACATCTCGGCGGTGATCCGCGGCTTGCCGTCTCTGTAGGTGTTCGCGATCCGGTACAGAGCAGCGGATGCGTAGTCGAGAATGGGGAACAGGTCCCGGTACACCGCGCGGTCGGCGTCGTTTCCACCAGCGACCGAGAGGGCGATGTCGCTACCGGGGTACCAGTACCGATCCCGCGTCCGGTCGCGGTGCCACGTCGACGGGTCATCCCCGGTCACGTCGTGAACGTCGCGGTCGCAATACCAGTCGTACTGGTCGTGTTTCGTTCCACACTTCGGCGGGTCGGCGAGCTCGGTGTCGTCCTCGCACGGGGGCAGCGTGTGATACCGGCCTCGCTGGTCATCGGTGCGCTGAGCCAGCGGTGAGTCACCGTCTGTCCAGCGAATCCTGTAGGTAGAAGATGCGTGTTGCAGTGTGTGACGTTCCCCGCTCAACGGATGATGCAGCGTGTCGCAGTACACGTCCCATTCTGGGTGCCTCGCTCGGCACCACGACGATGGACGTGATTCCGGCCCGTTCCATTCGTGGCCGCAATGCGCGCAGCGCAGCCACCCACCGATCAAGCGATCGTGGTATCGGCCGTCTTGGCGGCTCCACCGACACTCGGGACACGGCACTTCCTGTGGTTCCGCTGATGCCTGTGGTTGACCGAGATGGATGGGTCCGAGGGCGTCGTGGACGGTATGGGTGGCGTCGTCGCTGACCCACCATTCGAGCCCGAGCCCTGAGTTGCGGTGGTAGAGGTGACCGGTGCCGTGGGGGAGTTGGGTGCACCGGACGGTGTCCCGGTCGGGGTGTGGTTCTCCGCATTGCAGCGCCTCTACCGCTTGGCGCGCTAAGACCTGTCGCGTCTCCTCACTCAGAAGGACACCTGCGTAGTTGGCTTCGTCTGTGCTGTCATCCCACGCGTTTAGCACGCGTTGCACCTGATCGTCGGTGCTATCCATCACTTGCCTCCGTGTCGTTTGGGTCCCGCAACCCACCCATAAACCTACACCTACAGGTACTAGTGGGCAACCGTCACCGGTGTCGCCACCGGATGATGTTCCGCATCCACTGCCGAAACCGGCGACGCCTACCCCGACCACCCGACCGGATCGCAGCCAGCGCCGTGTTGACGTCAACGAACTCCAGTATCGGTTCACGGTCCGCTGCTTCACGCCACCGCGCGAGGACCTCCACGACCTCCTCCGTGCCGGGATGACCACCCCGCGCGATCTCGTCGAGGAGCCGGTCGTCGGCGTGAACCGCAGTGAGGTCCACCGGTGGCTCGTGCTCGTCATCCATCGCTGCCCCGCTTGGACTGGACCACCGTGAGCTGAAACTCCGCGCCGTCGTCGCAGCGGATCACCAGGCCCGTGTTCGTCGTCATCATCAACTCGTGCTCGAAGGTGTTGACCTCTTTCAACTGGTCCAGGAACTCCTCATCGTCGTCGGTGACCCCGGTCCCGTTGGTGAGGAGCCCGATTAGGGTCCGCACCACCCCTTGCTCATTCATGTCGTCCTCCGTGTCGTCGAGGGCCCACCGCTGGGGCCGTACACCCATGTATCGAGATCCTGGTCCTGAGCGTTACCCGGCTCCGGTGACGGGCACGTCGACGCACACCCGCCCGTCAGGTTTCGGTGGGGGCCAGGACCCGGAGCCATTCGCTGACGCCTACGGTTTCCTGGCATCCACCGGACACCCGGACCACCGACGCGGCGATCTGCGCGAGCTGTGCGTGAACCGCAGCCAACGGTACATAATGTTGAGTATCTGTTCTCACTGATAGGTCTAGGAGACGTTCCGCCTCGAGGAAATGTTCAGGTCCGTTCATTTCGTGGCCTCCACGATCAGGGTGTGGATATCGGTCCCGACCGATCGAAACGCCCCGACCGGTGCTTGCCGGAACGTGCCCCCGACCTCCTCGATCAGCGCCCGGGTCGCGGCGATGGGGCGTTGCCGCCCGTACCCCAGTGAGGGCGGCACGATCGCCCGTAGCTGCCCACCGGGGAGGAGCCGGTCCCACGCGAGGGCCAGGTGCTGCGCCCACGCGTACCGCTGCCCCGGCAGGGTAAACGGGGGGTTCATGACGACCGCGTCGAACCGGATCCCCGCCGGGCCCGCGAACTCCGCGTAGTCCTCCAGGGTGCCGTCCCACACGTGCATCCCCACCGGCCCGTTACGCCGTAGATAGGTCCTACGGACGGGGTCCGGTTCCACCGCAGTGATGTGGACCGCGAGGTACCGGTCCCGGATGGCGCGGACCAAGGCCCCGTCACCAGCTGACGGTTCCAGCACCCGCGCCCCGGCGGGCAGGTCCAACCCGTCGACGAGCTCCGTAGCTAGTTCGGGTGGGGTCGGCCAGTAGGACATTTCCTTATCCCGGTACGCCGACGGGGGTGGTAGGACCGTGACCCCCGTCAGCGTCTGCAGGTCCGGGCGAGGGTCCCGCTGGTACACGAACGCTCGCTCCCGGGTGTCCCAGTGACCACCGCCGGCGAGCCGGGGCAGGACCTGGTGGACCTCGATGTAGGTGGTGCGGTCGGTGATGATGGGGGTGCGGATCGTGTTGTGGTCCGCGACCGCGCCGCACAGGACATCGTGCGCGGCCTGTGACAAAGTCATCACGGAGTCACCTCCTGCGGGGTGTCGGTGAGCTCGTCGAGGTCGAGGGTGTCTTCGGGTGGTGTCGCCGGCTCGTGAGCGGTGATCTTGTCGACGGGGACCTTGTCGTTCCACGAGTAGTCCGTTTTGACGCTCACAGTCACTTTGTTGACCTTGACGACCTCACGCCATCCACCCCAGTACTTGATCAGGTCACCGGGTTTGATCACCGACAGGTCCACCGGGTTGAAACGCCCCGCCGCGATCTCACCGGCGAGGAACTCCTGCCAGTACCGGATCTGCTCATCCAAATACGCGACCCGGATCAGGACCTGCTCCCGGTGCGTTCCCGTCGCTGGGCCGTGCTCGAACACGTACACCGGCTGGCGCTTACCGTCCAGTGAGCGGTTGGTGTACCCGTCGAGGGTCCGTTGGTCCCGCCGCCGGTCCGCTTCCAACGTCTTGAGCCGGCGCATCACGGTCCCGTGGTTCTCCCGGTGCCGCATGTGGTTCGCTGCGGACTCCGCACCCTGCGCGGCGCGCGCTGCTTCCTCCCCGGCCTCGATCGACTTCCGTTGGTGACCGTCCATGCGCTTGAGGTCCCGGCGGTGACCCCGCTCGGAGTGGTGGCCCCGCAGGATCGGTTGACCCATGGGGATCCCGTCCGCGATTTCCTGCGCCGCAGCCCACCGCGAGTCGGCCTCACTCTGCTTCCGGGCGGCTTTCGCGGCGAGCGCGTCGGCCCGGTCATCCATGTGTTCGGCGCGGTCGGCTTCGGATTCCTCCATTGAACGGGGTGGGGCCTCGACCTCGATTTCCACCTCGAACCCAGCTTCGCGGAGCACGTCGGCGGTGGCCTCGAATAAACCAAGGTTCGGGGCCCGGTCGCGGGAGTGTGAGACGCCGATCATGCGGATCGACGGCATGTACCTCCATCCCCGGATCCGGAACGTGGCCTGAGCTGCTTTGATCGCTTCCCACGCCCCGTCGCCCTTACAGGTCCCGTCTAGCAGGGTGCCGTCGGCGGCGGTGTGCACGATCCGTAGCGCGCTCACAGTAGGACTGCCACATCGAACCGTGCGTCCACGACGAGTTCCTTCGCGATGACGTTGACCGCGCAACCGGGGCACAGCAGCTCATAACCGGGGATCGACACGGTTCCGAGCCCGTGGGCGGTGTCGTCGGAGCACCGGACGTATGTCCGGACCTGGGTGCCGTTGGGGGCGGTGAGGGCCTCCGCGTTGACGACCCAGTCCAACCCGGACAGGGCGTTGAGGCTGTCGATGGTGTTCTGCTGGTCGTTTCCTGCGCGGGTGGCCATCCCGATCGCTGACTCGACTATGGGGTCGAGGCCGGTTGTGAATCCCGTGTCCATTGCTAGTGTCCCTCCGTGTCGTCCGGGTCCGTCACCCGGTGTCTACCTGTGTATCGCTGACCACCGACGGGGTGTTACACCTAGCTTCGACGGTCCCGTAGGGCGAGGAGTTGCCCGATCTTTCGGCGCGCAGCGGGACCGGGGTTGTGGATGTCTCGTCTCCCGTGCTCCGCTGCGGCCGCGCCGCTGCCGAACAGTGCCACCGGGGACACGTAGTCCAGGACCGCGTCGAGGTCGATGGGGTCGGGGTGGACCCGGATCGCGAGGTTCTCCCGCATGTCGTGGCAGCCGACCCACCCGGCGCACAGGTGCCCGTCCTGTTGGTGGCAGAAGAACGCACCGGTCGCGCCGTCGATGGCCTGCTCCGCGATCGAGCCGTCGAAGCGGGGCAGCTTGTCGTACTCCTCCGCAGTCCACAGGCCGGAGGGGACGTCCCGCCGGTAGGGGCACGACGCGCACGGCCGTTGCCTGGGTGTGACCTGGTCAGCCACCGTCGGTCACCCGCGTCGCGGTCCCTCCGGACAAGCCGGTCCCGGGCCCACCGACCGAGTAGGTGGAGCCCACGGGGTGGGCGTCGTAGTCGGGTTTGGGGACGCAGGTCCGCATGAACGCCCCACCATCCATCCCCGCCGCCGGCGGCAGCGTCATCCCCAGGGACCAGCAGTCCCCGTCGGGGTGATAGGCGCCGTGGTCGGTGACGGTCCACATCATCACCGGGGGTGCGGGGATGTCGCAGGGGTGGGACTGGCCGTCCGCGGGGACGTGGAAGCAGTCCGGGGCCGCGGTGTCCTGCGCTGGTGGGGTCGCGGGCGCGGCCGGTGTGGCGGGCGGCTGGTTGTAGGTCGCGGCCCAGAACAGGGCCGCGGCGATGATCAGGGCCTTAACCCACCAGGGGATTCGCTTGAGCATGTGGATCACGTCCCGAGGATCTGTTGGGCGGTGACCGCTGCTGCGTCGCTTCCTTCGTTGTCGAGCTGGTCAAACAACCTAGTGGCGATTTCGGGCCGGCCAGTCGCTTGGGCGTGTTCGTAAGCGATTTGGATCGTGTCTAGCTTGCTGTCGCCCCACATAGCTACCTCCGTGTCTGCGGGTTCCGCAACCCGCCCTTGACGTTACACGTGGGAGGGGCCCGCGACAACCTTCCGGCTGCGGCGGGCCCCCCGGGTGTTACTTGAGTAGCGGTACTTGAGTAGCGGTCAGCCGACCTTCGTCCACGGAGCGCAACCCGAAGTGGTGAATCCAGCATCGCCGGCCGCGATAGTGACCGTCGCCTGACCCTTCGTCAGATCACTCGCCTTAATAGCCGACAGATCACCTGACAGATTCGACAGTCGGGCGTGGTAGCACATTGGGATCGCAGCCTCAGCCGGTCCCGCGGACTGCCACGTCCCCGGGGTCATCTGGGCGGGCACGGTGTACGTGCCGTCCCCACCGATCGGGGAGCTCGGGTCGGTGCGGTCCGCGACCGGCGCGGACACACTCGGCAGAGCGGACATGCTCGGCAGGTCACCGTTGTGGATCGCGGTCGCGGTGTGCCCGGCGACGGCGATTGTCGCGGCGGTGACGACGATCCCGACCAGCGCGGCGATCGCACCGAGGACGATCCCGGCGATGCTGTGGCCCTTGTTCGTGGCCTGGCCGGCTTCGGCGCGGCGCATACCGAGCCACCCGAACACCAACGCGAGACCAGCCAGGATGATCCCGAACACGGGGACCCAGCAGAACACGAGACCCACGATCCCCAGGACCAGGGCAGCGGTGCCGTACCCGTTACGTGGTGCTGTTGCGGGTGCGGGTGAAGCAGTTACAGTTTCCATTGCAGTTCCTCCTTGGTGTGACGGGCCAGCCGGTCCGTTCTAGTGGGTTCCGGCTGGTCACCGTCCGTTGACATCCCCTGTATCGGCGCTCACTCTCTGGGCGTTACACCGGGAGCTGGGGAGCGTCTTCTTTCTTCTTCACTGGCAGCGCGGGCTCGAACACCCGGACCTGGGTGCCATGGTGCTGACCGTTGTCCTCGTCGAGCTTCGCCGCGCCGAACGCCGCGTGCCACATTGACCCGACCTCCACGACCACCGGTCGCCGTTGGTGGTTCTGGTACAGCGCGGGGGTCATCTTCCGGCGGTTCGCGACCTTCGCGATGATCTCCAGTGACCCCGCGTCGAGCCCATACCCAGCACTGGCCGGGATCGGGTTCCGATGGTCGTCCTGGGGGACGATCGACGGGTCCGGCTCCAGCATCCGCGTAATACCGGTGGGGTAGTCGTCGAGGTCCTGCAGCGGGACGACCATCGAAATCCCCCGAGCTCGGGTGGTGCGGTCCTCGGACACCGTCAACGTGTCCCCGGTGATCTCGATCCGGGTTTGGTGGGGAACACCCTTCGGGGCGGTTTTCCCTTTCGCGGTGAACGTTTTGATCAGAGACTGCGCGTCCTGCACCGTGACCAAAACCGGTTTGTGGAGCCGACCATCGCAGGGGCAGTGCCCTTGGGAGGCTACGGTGAATCCGTTGGTGCTCGTGGCGATCAACACATCCGACGGGACCGTGTCGATCAGGGTCGCCCCGTCGTCCTCATCTTCGGACGTGAACACGACGTCGGTGTAATCAGTGCTCAGCAACACCGTCGCCAGGGTCGGGAACTCATCCGGTGTGTCACACGCGGTCAACACCGCGTCCGTGAGTAGACCCGTGAACTCCCGAGTCGATAACGATAAACCACTCATAACATGCTCCTATCTGGGTTGCCATCCGCGAATATTCGGCAGTGTCGCCCGACGACGATCCCGTCGGCGAGCCATTCCGCGTGGCCCTCATCAGCGAGCCACCGAACCTGGTCGGGGTCAAGCCACCCCGGGTCAACCAGCAGAAGATGATCGGTTTTCTGCTGGTGATGCACCCGACAGAACGGGGTCCCGTTCTCCACGATCGACGGGCCACCCTGTCCCCGGGCGATCAGGTGGTCCATCTGCACCGGCATCGGGTGGGGGCAGTCGGGTACTCGGCACCACTCACCACGGAGCTCCACACAGTCCGCGCGCCACTGTGAGTCGTTGCGCCGCGGCGACCGGCGGGTGGGTCGCGGTTTGGGTTCCCGGGGTGTCGGCACCGTCCGGCGGGTGAACGCGGCCAGCCGGGACCGGTCCTGCCACGCCCGGTGGGTTTCCATGTTCGCGGTGAGCCCCGTCAACCGGGTCAGCGGGCCGGAGCGTTTCACGCTGCACCGACCAGCAGCAGGAACCCGCACCCCACGATGACCCACAGGGCAACGGTCGGGGTGAACCACTCCGGGAGCTTCGCCGTCAGCCACGCATCGAACCGGCCGGTCATTCCGGAGTCACCACCCCGAATGGTGACCCCTCAGCGTGTGGTTCCAACGCCAACAGCGCCCGCCCAAGCTCGTGGGCCTCTGTGAGGGTCATCGACACCGCCGCCGCGCACCGCGGGGCCACGATCCCCACCCCCACGGTCCCGTCGCCGCGCATCACGATCCCCAACGACCGCTGATCCGAGGTGACGCAATCCTCGGTGAGGGACGCCATCGACCACCGGTAGTGCCGGCCGTCGAGGAGCCAGTACGCGTCCGCGATCCGGATCCCGGTGGGCTCGGTCATGACGAACCACCGGTGACCGGGTCCACCGTGACGGGTCTGGTCGTGAGCGTCACCGACCGGATCCGCCGGGACGGAACGAGGACCTCCACGGAGTCCCCGGTCCGGATCGACACCACCCCGTCCGGGTCCCCGACACCGGTGAGGAGGTCCCCCCGCAGACCTTCGTACGCCGACGCGGTGTACGCATCCCACGGTGAGGTCAGGGCCCGGTCTCCCCACGTCCGTTCGATGACGATCTGGACTTCAACTGGTGGCAGCATCGGTCGCGGGGTCGTCATCCCCGCGAACATTCTTGTGGTCATCAGTACTCCCTTCGTAGTGACGTGTTGCGGGTGTCGGCTTGATTCGCCGCGCGTGCTTGGAGATCCAGCAACACCGGCGGGACCATTAGTGGAGCAACGAGCCCCGGTGCTGGCCCGTGGTGGCACCGGAACGGGGCGTGTTCTACTCTGATCACTGAGCGGGTCGGGTGTCCGCTCACGTGGCCCCACCGGGCCTGCCGCCTCCGCAGCGGATAGTGAACCGACACCCCCTGCTCAGGGCCTCCGGGTCGGTTTGGTGTTGGAAGATTGAGCAGCCCCCGAGGCGGCTCCTCCTCCGTGTCGCACCAAACCACCGGAGGCCCATCCCCGTTTCAGTCCCCCGCGGCGTCCTCCGGTGCCGAGGGTGGTTCCTGCGCCAGTTCCTCGAGCGTGACCATCAGATCACCAACCAAGCGGTGCTGACGCATCAACGACACCATGTATCCGACCTGGTCGGAGGTCAGGTCCGTGACCGCCTTGAGTGGTTCAGGTAAGTCCAGGGCCCGGGTGAGGATCCGGAGCCGCTTCTCCCGCTGCTTACCCTCGGTCCCGATCCCCGCAGCGAGGAACAGGTCGTACATCATCTGGACCCGCTCCGTAGCGTCGTCCGGGATCGGCGCCAGATCCGCCGAGTCCACCACCTCGTTCTCCCCGGCCGGCGGCTCCACCGACGAGATCTGCACCGGGCCCACTGCCGCGACGGTGGCGGGGAACTCCTCGTCGATGGTGGACGCCCCGTCCCGGATCTGGGAGTAGGCCTCCAACAGTTCCGCGAGGTCCAACGCGTCCCATTCGTTGGTGGGTCGGCCACCGAGCCGCGCGACGAGCCGTTCCTTCCGGACCCCGAGCTCCTCCCACTTCCCGACCGCGTTACGGATCTTCTGGGGCATCGGGACGGTGCCACCACCAGTCAACGTCTGGTGACACAACTCGACGGCGCGGTCCACGAACCACAGGGGCAGGATCGTCGCGATCGTTTCCCGCAGGTGCCGCGACGCGATACTCGTGTTGTTCGTCATGATCGACCCCATGTCGGTGAGGTCCTCCGGACCGGTATCAGACTTGTCCCGTTTGTGTTCCACGACCACGATCCGCGACGACCGGGAGTTTTTCTGCGCGTCCCACGCGTAAGCCAGCAACTCCGACTTACCTGGGGTGCGGGACAGCTCAGCCATGCCCCATTGCGTGTTACCCCAAATCCGGGCCAACTCTTTCATGAGGTGGATCGTGGGACCGGTGATCTGCTTCCCACCCTTAGGGACTTTGTAGATCGCTTTCCGGGCCATCGCCGGCAGGCGGCACAGTTGCTCCATCTCCTCCTGCACCGCCACCAAATCCCGGGGGACTTGCTGCGCGACGAGGATCGCGGCGTACACCTCCGCGGCGACCCGGTTCCCCTCGATCATCGTGCTCTGGCTCGCTGCCCCGTGCGCACCGTGGGGAAGAGCAACGCTCGTTGTCATGTCAGTTTCCCTCCGTGTCGTTACTGGTATCGAGTGCTCCGCTTTCCCACGCGTTCTCTAACCGCTTCTCCGTCCACCTCGGCAACGCTAGGGACACCACCCCCGCCGGGTACCCGGGCCATACTCCGGTGCGGGTGCATTCCCGGTAGGTGTCGATCGCTTTCCGGTTCAGAACTCTCCCCCACTGGATCGCTTCCGGCTCGGGTTGCGCGACCCGTACTAAATAGGGGGGGTCCGACATTTGGAACACCAGCAGGAACACCACCCCCGCCGGTCCGACCAGACCGAGGGCCTCCGCGGCGTCGATGTACCACGCGCCCTGCTGGGCGTAGCCGTAGGTCGCCATCGTTTTTTCCATCGCGGTGACGTCGACACCTACCGTAGTTTTATAGTCGCAGATGATCATCGGGTCGGTGTCATCACCGGGGATGACCAGGTCCAACCGGGCCCGCCGCCACACCTCGAACTCGTAGTCCACCCAGAACATCGACTGCTCCACCGCACCCCGACCTGGGTGGAACAGGGCACGGGCGTCGGGGTTCGCGCGGAGCACCGACTCCATTTCCCGGGTCCGGGCGTAGTCCCGGAGCAGCATCGGGACCCGGCCTGCGGCGTGCGCGAAGGCCTTCTGCTGCTGCGCGGCTTTGGTTTTCCAGTCGTCCGCGTCGACGACGACGATGGGGGACCCGACGCCGAGCATCCGCCAGTGCGCGGCGGTCCCGAAGTCCATCGCCTTGGTCCGAGGGCCGGTGCGGTGCCGCCAGTGATGGAACAACGCGGGGCACGACGGGGGCAGCAACCGGCGCGCACCTGATGACGACAGGGACCCACCCGGGACCAAGTCCCGGTGGTAGTCCTCATCGGTCATGTCGTACACACCGGGGGTGTCGATGATGACCTGCTCGACAGTGGTCACCTGGGGTCCGCGTGGCTGAATGGGACCTCGATAACGGTGGGTCGCGGGGTGGGGACAGACAGGTCCATCACCGAGTCCACCGCGAGGACCGCGGCGATGCACTCCGTCAAATCCCGGCGCAACTCCGGGGACAACCGCAGCCGGTACTTCGGAGCGGGCCGGGACTCGAACTCAAATACGGTCTGGGTCTCATGCCACCGCTGCCGTAACCGCGCGGGGAACGCCCAACTCTGGGCGTCGGCGTCACCTTCTACGTCGCGGACGCACCACACCAGCATCTGGTCCGGGCGGGCCAGCGACGGCCGGACCCCGTCGGCGCGGAGAACGGGGATCCCTTGGAACGTCCACCCACCCGGTTCCCACCGCACCAAACGGATCGGGGGAACTGTTTTATCGGATCGGGAATCGGTTGCGTACCTGGCCCGTAGTTCAGCGTCGGGGGGTAACGCTGGCATGTATCGAACGTCGAGCCCATCCGCGACTACCCACGGGTACGCGGATGCGTAACTCAACGGCACCCCAGGTCGGCGGCTGATCACACCCTTATCCCGGAGGGAGTCGATGATGTTCCCCACGTTCTGTCGGGATGTCCCCCATTCTTGGGCGATCTCTCCGGAACTTTTCCCGGCGCGCATAGCGTCGAGGAGTTGCCATTCCCGGGTGGACAGGTCTATGGGCACAGACGCCTCCTGCGTGTCAGATGGTTGGAGCGCGACAAGCCCCATCATTTGGTCCCTCCGTGTCTGCCGGTCCGCTACCGACGCTTACCGCATGATCCTACACCTGCACCCACTACCTGACTATGTGTTGGGGGTGTCGGTGAGGTAGTAACCGACACCCGTCCCGCGCTTGCACAGGGCCTCGTACCAACCCCACCCGGCGCGCCGGGCGACCGGATGCTCGTGACGCTGCGTGCAATACGGGCACAGGACGACCCCAACCATCCACCGCCCCAACCCCGGATCCCCGGGGTCCCGGTCCTCGATCTCCGAGGAGTAGGTGTTCACCCGACGCCCGGGGTCCTCATCGAAACCGACCGTCGGGTGATCACCCATGTACCGGATCACCCGACGCCACCGAACGTGAGGACACCCTGCGACAGTCGGGCTGTCACCGCCCGTTCACACTGCGCTTCCCGCTTCTCGAACCCGATCGCACGCCGGCCCGTCGCTCGAGCTGCGACCAGCGTGGAGCAGCTACCAGCGAAGCAATCAAGGATCAGACCACCCAGTGGACAGCCGTATTCAATCAGAGGCTCAAGGATCCCCCGTGGCTTCTCAGTCTCGTTAATAGCGGTGCCGTGCATGGATCGTGAGTAGATGACCGAGCCCATCATGCGAGGACCACCGTTGTGACTCACATAGGAACCAGAGTCGATGTGCCCGGTGTGGGCCGGTTGTGCCTTGCGACGGACCTGCTTCTTGACTGCATCCTGCGTCGTTGGGGCGAGATGGTGAACGTCCGACCACGGACCTCGGTACCAGTGCGTTGCGTGCTCATGCATTCGCCGGAATCGGTCAGCGTGGAACGTTGACCCGTTGTGCTTCTCCCACACCACGTCCTGCGAGAACTTCCAGCCCGTGAACTCATCCCGCCTATCGAGGAACATCCGCATCGACCCGAAACACCACATCGAGTTCCCCGGGATCAGCGACGGCCACCCAGCGGGCCACCGGTCCCAATCCAGACTCGTCTCCCCGTACGGGGGATCACACACGGTGAGGTCCGGGACGATCCCCAACTCGGGGAGGATGTCCCGGAAGTCCCCGCAGTACAACGTGACCTCGTCGTCGGCGTAGTAGGGCTCCGGGCGGGTCACCATGGTTGCCCGATCCCTATCCGGGCGTACTTCCCCACGAACGACAGCCGCACGTCCCCCGTCGGCCCGTTCCTATGTTTGTCGACGATCACCGTGATGTCCTGCGGTTCGTCATCACGACGCCACAGCAACAGGATCTTCGACGCGTTGTGACCCACCGCGCGGGACTCCCGCAGGTCCTCCTTCGTTGGCCGGCCACCGATCCGTTTCGTCGGCTCCGAGTTGAGCTGATGCAACACCACGATCGGGCACCCGAGCTGCTTCGCGAGCTCCTTAAGCTCCCACGACAACCGCGACAACTGCTCCTGCCGGGACACCTTCGGATCCGCCGGCGACATCAACGACAACTGATCCACCACCACCAACCCCGGGTGCCCCAACTGCTGACACCGCGCCCGGATCTGCGCCACAGACAACCCGGGGGTGTCATCCACCCACAAGGGCCACTCCTGAATCCGCTCCGCAGCTTTCTTCGCCCGGTACTGATCTTCCGGTCCGAGCTGGTGTTCCATCAGATCCGACAGGGGGACGGTGCCAACGTCCGCGACCCACCGGGCCATGACCTCATCCGTCGTCATTTCCAGGGTGAACATCACCGTCCGGACCCCGTCTTGGGCCGCGGCCCGCGCGATCGACCCCCCGAACAGGGAGTTGTGCGTAGGGATCATCGTCGGCCCTGCGAGGTAGAGGTGATCACTGTTGTCGACCTCGATACACCGCACGGGGACGCTTGCCACTGGCCGGACCGCGCGAATCATCCTGCGGGATGACCGCTGTGGGGCTCTCTGCCGCTCTACTTTCCTGGTTAGTTTGAAGACTTTGTCTCCGGGCGTAAAATTGATCATGTAGCAGGTTGAGGACTTCTCCGTCCTGCCTTTGACCCGTTTGGTTCGCATGGTGGCTCGGTACCCAAGACTCAGGATCAGTTCTAGAGTTCCCTCGGCCAGCACCTTGCTGGTGACAGCGAACTGGACCTTTCCTAGTTTGCAGACATACCCGTCGGTGTCTAGTAGCCCGGCTAGTAGCTCCCGGCGTTGTCCTACAGACGCCCGCAGGTAGGCGACCGGAATGTGTTTGTTCATCACTAAACCGGCGCGCCTTAGATCTGTGATCAGTCCATAGACTGTCCTATGGGGACACGTCCTCACTGCTTTCCCGATGGGTGGCCCTACTTCATAACCGCAGAACGAGATGTTGTCGAACACTTCTGGATCAGCGCCGCACATCGTCCCATGCAAGGAATCACCGTCTCCGAGCCAGCAACCCAACACATAAGGATCTATCGGGAGATCTTCCGACTCGGGTAACTCCAACGGAGCTGCCAGCTTGACCGAGTGGTTGACGTATGTCCCGAATCGGAGCGTCGCCATGATCTGCTCCGTCGTCACCACTGAGGGATGGATCTGCTTCCACCGCTGGTCGATGGAATAAGGGGAGGTCCTGGCCAGGGTGTTATCAACGTGGGTGCATCGTGAAGATCGTGTCTCCGTCAGCCACTGGTGATCTGCGTCCGCTACGAGCACTGATCCGTCAGAGAACTCCACCTCATAGCAGGGACGACCCGTCATCACCGGGGTCGCGTTCGTGACCGTGGTCGGTTTGCCGTCCGCTCCGAACACTTGGTCGCCTACCTGAACCGTGCCCATGGTCGTCCAACCTGTCGGCGTGGCCAGGGGCGTATCCAGAGCGAGAGCCTTCCCGACGCTGGTGTTGGCTGCGACGACGATCAGCTCACCGATCCGCAACCCCCCGGAGAGTTGCTCATCGAGCGCTGGCCACGACGTTTTCACGACCCCCACCGGAGGCCGGTCCAACGACTCAATGAACGACCACACCGCCGGCTCCGCATGCACCAGCGTCTGCGACTGGTCCCGGGACGTGGTGGCGTCGGTGAACTCCCGGCGCGCGAAGTCCAACACCTCATCCAGCGACGCGCCTTTCGACCCGTGCTCCGCGAGTTGAGTGATCCGCAAACCGGCCTCCCGGACCCGCCGCAGCACAGCTTTCGCGGCGACGATCTCCGCGTAGTAGGTGACGTTCGCGGCGGTGGGAGTGGCTTGCATCAGGGTGTGCAGGTACGGGCCGCCCCCCACCCGCAGGAGCTCACCACGCCGGTCCAACTCCTCCGACACGGTCACAGGGTCCGCGGGTTCCCCGCCCGCCCACAACGCCGTCACAGCAGCCCAGATTTGGCTGTGACCGGGCCGGTAGAAGTCTTCCGGGGTCAACACCCCGGCGACGTCGTCCAACGCCCTAAACGACACCAGAACCGACCCGAGGACCGCTTGCTCCGCGTGGAGGTCCTGCGGTGGCTGGTTGTCCAGCTCGGGTTCGCCCTCCTCGCTCGGGGCGTCGTCCCATCCGGAGGTGTCAGCGGACACCGGGAACACCCCGACGCAAATCCGGGCCCCTGAACGGGACCACCGTGGCCGACTCCATCAGCCGGGACGTCACCCGCTCACCGAACTTCTCACCGAACTCACTAGGCGGAACATTCGTGGTGATCAAAGTCGGGCGCATCCACTCATACCGGGCATTAATCAACCGGTCGAACACCTCATCAGTCCACGCCGAATCCTTCGTTGCGCCCACGTCGTCGATGACCAGGACCGACGCCCCAGCGAGGCCCTCGAACACCTCTTCCGAGTCCACCCCCTGCCGCGGCCGTAACGACGCGAACAACCCCGTCGCCGTCACAAACTGCCACCGGCAATACACCCCCGACACCGACAAGGCCCGCAACGCCCCCCACGCCTGCCAAGACTTCCCACGACCGGCCTTACCCGCCAACACCAACGACGGTCCCGACCGGATCACCGGGTACTGGTTCCGCATCCCATCGACCGCTTCCGCGATGACATCCCGGACCCACCGGTCAACCTGCGGATCGGTCACGGTCGCGTCCCGGTGCCGGGCCGGTAAGTGTTCCTGCAGCCGGGTTCGTCCTTCCTTGTCGGCTTCCTCGATGGCGTAATCCGCTGCCCCATCGTCGGTGGTGACCCGCACTATCACCGCATCACTCATGATCGTTGTCCTCCGTGTCAGTAGTTCATCGGCGCGTCATACGCGTCGTCCGCGAGGTGCTCGAAATGCCGCGCGTAACCTCCGCTACCCCGCCTATCGCTGCCCGAGCGCCCAGCGTTACCGACCGTGGCCGGCTCGTCCTCCCACCGCTGCCCGTTGAGCCACGTCGTCGCGTGCGCCACGTAGGACCCCGTCCGGTGCAGCTCCACGACGTACCGATCCAACCCAGCCATGATCACATCCGGGTCGGCTGCCTTGATCGCTTTCGGCCACGCCTTCCACGCGTCCTTCTTGGCCGTCTTTCGGGGGTAAACCGCCCAGAACTTGGCGAAGGTTTCCTCGGCTTTGCGGTTGATCGGGACAACCGGCCTAGACGAGGTCGGTGAGGGCATCCCGTCCAGCGTTCCCTGTCCGTCCTGGCTGGGGTTGGCCTGCGCCGCGCGCGCGGGTGCGCCTACGCGTGTGTGCGCCCGCGCCCGTGGAGAGATGATCTCTTCGTTAGAAGAGATCAAGGGGTTAGTGGTCGGTTCCACTGGTCGGTTAACTTCAAAAGAGTCTTTGGCCGGCTCAGCAGGTGAGCCGGGGGGGGCCTGCAGGTGAGCCGGGGGGGGCTCAGGGATGGACCGGGGGGGGCTCACCTTTGGTGGGAGCGTCGAAATGTGGAAGTTCCACCCGGCGAGCCCCCCGTCACTTCTGGTCCGGGCGGTCTTCGCGACGACGTTGATCTCTTCCAGTTTCACCATCGCTCGTTTGTAGGAGGAGACGCTGAGGCCGGCTCGTTCAGCGACCGCTTCTCGGCTGGGGAAGCAGTCACCGCCGCTGTCGGCGAAGCTGCGGAGCGCGATGTAGACGCGGAGACTGGCGCCGTCGAGGTCGTATTGGAGTAGCCAGATCGGGATGATCGAGTACGGGCCGATGTCTGTGGTGACCCGGGAGTTCTCTTGCTGTTCGCTCATCGGGAGCCACCGCCGACGACGTTGGTCCATTCGTGATCGAACTCGATGCGGATCCCGGACCCGTGTTGATTTCTAGGCGCGTTCACTCCGTGGTGGTATGCGCTGACGGCAGGACCGATCAGTTCGAGTGGATCTTCGGACCCGAAGTCGAACCACTCACCGTGTGCTCGATAGCGAGCCAGAGTGCAATGCAGGTGCGCCTCCAGGGCGTATCCCCCGGGTGTAGTCCACTGAACTTCTAGCGGAGCCGGCGACATGTTTCGGATCGAACGGAGCCGCGCCGACACGTTCTTGGTGCGTCCGATCTTCACAAGGCGGCTGGTTGATGAACCGATTAGGTAGACGACCTCTCCGGCCACGGGAGAGCGGGGGGCGGTCACCTTCTGCGCCCCTCGCGTCCCGGTCAGTGCGCTAGCTAGTAGCGATGGGATCGTCCACGAGATGTGTCCCGCAGGATGCTCGTCTACTTCGAGTTCTCCCAGCGTGACGAGGTTGTTCACGGATTGTCGAGTTGTGGCGAGATCTAGCCGGGCTAGGTCAGCTACTTGCTGGTAGCTGCCTGCGACTCCGGAGTGGTCGTCGCCACCTCCGCTGCACTCGGTCAAGCAGAGGAAGACGAAAACGTCGGTGCTGGTGGCAGCAGAGTTCCGCCAGACCCATGCGGTGGTGCGGGCGCTCATGACGCCACCGTCAGCGAGGAGGCGTTGGATGGGATGGTCGTGGACATGTGGTACGTTTCCTTTACTCAGTTCTCATTGATTGGCATGGATGGAAGCGGCCCCGTGGCAGGGCCGCTTTCGTCGTTTCAGGGGCTCACGCCACCACCCCCACGTCCTCGTGGAGCCATGACGCAGCGTCGTCGGGGAGTAGCTGAGCGAGACGCCTGATCGCCCTGTGCTGCAGCGCTTTCACGGCACCGTCGTTGCGGTTCAATGCCGCTGCGGTCTCCGTGACGGACAGGCCAGCGTAGAACCGTAGGCCGATGCAATCCCGCTGGTCTCTGGGTAGTTTCCGGAGACACGTCGTGAGGTGCTGGGCGTAGAACTTGGTCATGATCCGGCTGATGGCTTCGCCGGCGGTGTTTTCTTCCGCGTACCGTTCGGGGACTTTGTCGACGGTCCGGTCCCAGCGGTGTCTCGCTGATCGGACGTGGTCGAGGAGGAGGTTCCGGGCGATGGTGACGACCCACGCACCGAACTCTTTCCCGTTGCCACGGTCAGCGACGGATTGGATCCTCCGCAGTGCGCGGCACCACACTTCACCGGCCATTTGCTCGACGGTGGAGCGGTCGCGGTCGTCGAGCCGGTAGAGGAGGTACCGGTAGATCATCAGGTGGTGTCGTTCGTACAGGACGCTGAAAGCGTCGCGGCCTGTGTCGCCGCCCTGCTGGGCGAGGGTGACGAGTTCCCAGTCCCCGAGTGGGGCGTTGTCCAGTACGTTTACTGTCGATGGCTGAGCGGTCATCGAACGATGCTCCTTCTGTGTCGGTTCTCCCCGCGGGCAGCGGGCCGGTATCGGTTAGGGGTTTCGAGGGGGACCAGTCGCGAGCTGGTCCCCCTCGCATGTGTCGGGATGGTTACCGCCCGTGGTTGGGACGGTGAGCCCGGTCATGGAGTGGTGGGCCCGGGCGGTGTGGTGCCGGCCGTAGATGCACGTGGACCCGTCGGGGAGTTTGAAGTCGCAGTACTCCCCGCGCATGGTGGGGGTGCCGTGCCCGAGTCGGGCCAGCAGCACGGTGATCACGGTCGCGGCGCGTTCGGCGTTCCATGCGGGGGTGGTTTTGTCGTCGGGTGAGTCCCACGCGTTGTCGAGGTCGTACAGCCACGAGGAGATGTCCTCGGCGAGGTCCGCTCGGGTAGCGGGGTCGATGAACGGGCTGAACGCGGCGGTGGCCACTTCCTGCCCGGTCGGGCATTCCCACGCGTCGCCGTGGACGCGTGACTTGACGTGACCGAGCGCGCGGCACACCGCGGCGGTGGCCTGCTGGTGGATGTGCCGGGGCCTCACCATGCCACCTCGTGCTCAACGGTCCACCGCTGGTAGGTGGGCAGGGTGTAGGTCACGTCGGGGCAGGAGCGGGACAGGTCCACTGTGCTCGGGAACACGGCGACGTTGTCGGGGAAATCGGTGGCCACGGGGACAGGGTCCTCGCTGGGGTTGATCAATAGCAGCTCACCTAACGCGATGAGTTCCACCACGGCGTCGGCGATGGGTTCAAGGTCGGCTTCGGTGTGCTGTTGGCCGCGTGCGACGTTGTCGCTGGTGTTGTTCCACAGGTACGTGTATCCGGGCCACGGCGCTGGTTCGAGGTCGGCCGCTTCGTCCCACGCGAGGTTCAACAACACTTGGCGGGCCAGGCCAGTCGCGCGGGAGTAGGCGAACACCCACTCGAACACGTTCAGCGGCAGCCCAGTGCGGGCCTCGATCTGACGGTCGGCGAGGGTTTCCGCAGTGCACAGGATCGTGCCGTGGTGTTCGTCGTGGCGGTAGCAGTCGAGGCCCGGGTCCCACACCCAGTACCGCTGGAGGTGGTCGGTGTGTGTTTGGGGCCAGATAGCCGTAACCCCGGACTGGTCGGGGGACTGGTCCGGGGTTCGTGCTGATGCGGTGGCCCCAACGACGGGACGACAACCGTCGCTCAGCGTACCGGATGGTGGGGGGGTCGTGTGGGGCATGTGTGCCTCCTGGTTGTCGTGTTGTTCGGCCCTGCGGTCGAATTGCGTCGTTGGGTGGTTCCCCCCGGCGGGCATCACTCCGCAGGTTTGGTCACGTTACACCGTGAAGTCTTCCGCTGGGTATATCGCCCGCGAAGTTTTGGACGTTACTCCCCGCAGTCGATCACCACGCGCCGTGACATCACGCGCGCTGCGGAACCTCAGGTCACCGGGGACCCACAGCCGCCGGATCGTTGACGGGTGACCCGTTGGGTGTACGGTGGTGGGGTTGGTAGCGGACCAACACCCCTGACACGGAGGACCAGCAATGCCCGATATCCGGACTCGTATCCACGGCGAGCCACCCATGGCTGAAAGCGAAGGTGGACGGTGAGCGCACCTGAACGGTTAACCAGCGGAAACAACCCAGTAGCGGTGCAGGTCGAGGAACCGAAACCAATCTGGTGGAGGTCGTTCATCGCGCAGCTCACCGGCCGGACACTGGACCGCGCTGTCGAGGTCGACGAGGTCGATCAGGATGAGGCGGTCGACCCCGAGTCCACGGAACCCGACACCACAAACACCATCGCTGGTGACGATGCCCCGGTTGGTGAACCGCTAGAAGCGGAACTCGTCGACGAGATCCCCGCGCCAGCCGAGCCCGAGGTGCGGCCGGCGGACGAGACCGAACTCGAAGTCCTCGACGCGGAATTGGTTGAAGACCCACCGACCGTCGCCGCGGTCCCCGAGATAGCCGAGGTGGCCGACACACCGGTGGTGGAGATCCCCGACGTCGTTCACGTTCCCGAGGTCGAGGAGGTGGAACCGGAACCCGCTGCCGAGGTGGTTGAGGTCCCCGAGCTGGACGTTGCCCCCGCCACCGTGGTGTCGGAGCCCGAAGTTGAGGAGCCGGTCACTGTTGTTGAGGCACCGACACCCGAGTTGGAGGCCACCGACCCGGAGGTCGCAGACCCAGAGCCCAACGCAACCGTCTACGTGGAGGTCGAGGTAATTCCGTGTGACGACACCCGGGCCCCGTCTGGGCCGGTCAAAGATCGTGATGATCTGACGGAACGGTGGGTAGACGAACTCCGCAACGGAGGCCACCGCCAAGCACACGGGACGTGGGAAGACCGGGGCGTATTCGGCGGCAAGAGTGAGTGCACCCTGCAGGTCGCCATCAACACCTATGACATCCCACTCGGTGAGCTGCGGGACAAGTACGGGGATCGGTTCATCGGGGAGGTACTCACCCGCAACGACATCGAGAGGCAGTCATTCGATCAGATCGCCGACTACATCGAGCGGACGCAACTGTCCCGGTCACGCCGGAAAGAAATGGAGATGGAGCGATGACCGGCAAAACCGCAGGGTTCGCCGCTGCCGCCGTCGGTGCCGTCGCGCTCGTCGGGTGGTTCACCCACCCCGTCATCACCGTCGTTACCTGCGTCGCACTGGCGTTGCTGGTCGGGTGGGGATCGGTGTGGCGCTACCAGCACGCTGGGTCCGCGACCCTGATGAGCCGGTGGACAGAACGGTCCCAGAAGCATCACGGGGTCGCGTCCGCCTGGTCGATCCTGCGGGTCTCCTCGACCTGGGCGGCCCGCCGGAAAGCGAAGGTCCTCCTCCCCGGCGTCACCGGACGGGTCCACCACAGTCATCTCGCTACCCGATTGATCCGAGTCGGGTGGGTGTGGGTGGTGTCCACCGTTGAGCAACACACTCTGCGGTTCGGTGGGCCTCGACAGGGCAAGTCCGGGGAGTTGGGGACCCGGATCCTCGGCCCTGGGGCGGTCCTGGTCACCAGCACGGGCGGGGACCTGATCCGCAACACTGCGGCACTCCGCGCCCGGGTCGGGCCGGTGTACGTCTTCAACCCCTGCAACATCGGTGGGATCAAGTCAACGGTCAGCTTCGGTCTCCTCGACGGGTGTGAGGAGCCACCGGTCGCGGTGGCCCGCGCTACTGATCTCATTTCGGGGACACCGATGGGGCAGTCACATCGGAACGAGGAATGGGTCGAGCAGGCTAATTCGGCGCTCGCGTCGCTGATGCATGCCGCAGCGCTCGCCGGGAAAACGATGCACCACGTCCAACGGTGGGTCGCGGACCCCGACGGGGCCACCGCCGAAGTGCTGCGGTACCTGAAAGCTTCCCCGGAACCGGCTATGGGATTTCAGGCGTTGCAGTTTTTCAATTCCGGTCGACCGCAGGCCTCGATCTGTATGACGATCATGCCGGCGTTGCGGTGGCTCGCTGATCCGGTGGCTACGAGATGCGCGGAGGCAGGGTCGTTCGACGTGGAGAAGTTCCTCAACGAGCAGGGCACGATCTATCTCCTCGCCGAGAAGGATGGGCTCGTGGCACCGTTGGTGACGGTATTCGCTGGTCACATTCTCCGCTCCGCACGCCGCATCGCTGATCGGCGCCCGCACGAACGGTTGACCCCCGGGTTCCGGGTGGTGCTCGATGAGGCCCCGTCGATCTGCCCCCTGCCGCTGCCGTCGTGGACCTCGGACATGGGTAAGCGGAACATCTCCATGCACATCGGGGCGCAGTCCCTGTCACAACTGAAAGCCAGGTGGGGGGAGAACGGTGCGGGGGCGATCCTCACCAACTGTGGGACGGTGATGGTGTTCGGTGGAACGAAAGACACCGCCGGGCTGAGTACGTTCTCTACCCTGGCGGGGGAGCGGCATGAGGGCGGGAACCGGGCTCCTCTGTTGACGCCGGCGCAGTTCCAGCAGCTCTTGCCGTTGCATGCGGTGGTGTTCGCTAACGGGATTCTCCCGGTGATCGGGAAACCGGCGATGGTGTGGGATCGACGTGACTTCAAAATGGCGCGCCGGACCGCGGTGTGGTCCCCGAGGTTGGCTGCGGTGACCGGGCCGGTGAAGACGTGGCTGCGTCGTAAGCCAGTCCCAGTACCACCCCGGCGGATGGCTGCGCTGCCCGCTGGGTCGCCGGTGAAAGCGGAGTGGAAACCAGGCGTCACCGTTGGAGGCGACAGGAATGCCTAAGGGGTCGCGCCCTACGCGCGGCCGTCAGCGCACCGAGATAAGGATCAGACGGGACGCGGTGTCACCGCGTGCGGACGGAGGAACTGGCATGTCTTATAAGCGGATCCTGACCGGGGAGTTCGCGATCACCCCACCGCTGTCGTGGGGGGTTTATCACCACCTTGACCAGATGGACGAGGAAAAGGACTGCGTCCTGCAATTCGTTGAGAACATCAAGACGGTGGACCGGGAGGACGGGCAGCTCACCCAACGGTCCGCGAGTGGGATCATCCCGTCCACCGGTGAAGCGTGGCGTGACCCTTCGATCGAGCTTGCGGACATCGTGAAGCTGTGCCAGAGCTTGTGTTCCAAGCTGGTCGGTGGGATGTACTCCGTCGGCGAGGACGGACCGCTTGACACCTGGCGGTACTACACCGACAACCGTGGCCAACTGGTGAAGGACCAGGCGATCCTGGTGTGGCCGGACGGCCGGCGCGCGTACCAGGCGATCCCACGGTCGGAACTGCCCGGGCAGGAGTCCCTCAGCGGGTATGCGTTGGTCCTGGGCAGTGACGGGCCGACGGCGTGGTCCTCGCCGATCGACCCGGCGCAGATCATCACGGGGGCACCGTGGCAACGCTGAATTGGTCAACGAAGATCCCCGTCGCCCGGACGATGGGCGAGATCCAGCAGATGCTCGCAGAGCACGGCGCGGCCGGTGTCGCGACTCGCTACGTCGACAAAGAACCCGTCGGGGTCCAGTTCGCGCTGGACACCCCGCACGGACGGCGAACGTTCAACCTGCCCGTGGACATCGACGCGATGCACCAACTCCTGACCCGACAGTCCCAGGCCGGGGAGATCCGGGGGACCTTGTCCGTCGGGGTGGTGCGCTCGAAGGAACACGCCGGTCGGGTGGCGTGGCGAGTCGTGAAGGACTGGCTCGCCGCGCAGCTCGCGTTGGTCGCTGCGGAGATGGCGTCCCTGGAGACGGTAATGCTCCCTTACCTGGTCGTGGACCACACCGGGACGACGCTGCACCAGCGGTACCTCGAACGTGGCCTGCCCGCATTGGAGGTCGGGTCATGACAGATCCGCAGATGGAGGAGCCCGTCTCGGTCTCTCCCGACCGTATCGGTGCATGTCCGCACTGTTCATATCGTTGTGCGGTTCGGTGGATACGGACCGGGGAGGACAGTCGAGTACCGATTAACGATCCGTTATGCGGAGCCCGACCGGGGGACGGATGTAGAACACATCCGGTCTCGTCATGACTCGGCCCATGCTCGTGATTTACCGGGGCCTGCCAGGGTCGGGGAAGACGGTCCGTGCCAAAGCTGAGGTTGTCCAACATCCCCGCGGCGCGGTCGCCCGCGTCAACCGGGACGACATCCGGCAGCGGGTGTTCGCTACCGAATACCTCCCCGGTACGGGGGCGTTCGAGGGTCTGGTCACCGTCGCGCAGCACGCCCAGATCACGGCGCTGCTCCACGAAGGGGTGACCGTGATCTGCGACGACACGAACCTCTACCCGGAACACATCGCAGCTCTCATGCGCGTCGCGGTCGCGGCTGGCTGCGGATGGGAGATCCGGGACTTCACTCACGTCCCGGTGTCGACGTGCATCGCTCGGGACCGGACCCGGCTGCTGTCACCCCACGGTGGTTACGTCGGGGAGGAAATCATCCGCCGCATGTACGACAAACACTCCGTCGACGGGTGGGCTCCGATGCCCGTCCCTGACCTGACCCTGGGGGTCACCGAATGAGCCCGACCCTGCTGTTCGCGGATCTCGAAACCACTGCTCTCACAGACGACGCGACCATCCTCGAAGCAGCGTGGGCGTTGACGGACGTCACCGGCCGGCTACTCGTGCCGCTGCGGTCCCGTTTCTGCGCGATCACCTCCGACCTACCGACCATTCCGTGGAAACGCAGCGCGAACCGGGAACCGGTGTGGGTCGCGGACATCGCCCCCGGCCGCGACCCCGCCGCGCAGCAGATGGCCGTGGACTCCGGGCTGTTCGATGCGTGGCTCGCGTGCCCCGCGCACCGCCGGCTCCGGACCGGTGAGGAGCTGCAGCGGCTGATCCTCGACGACATCGACTCGGTGTGCGACCCGGACACCACAGTTCACCTCGCGGGGTCCGGGGTCGCGCAGTTCGACCATCCGCTGTTGCGGTTGCACTGCCCGGAGCTGGTGGTCCCGCGTGGGGAGTTCGGGGGCCCGGTCCATTACCGGACCGTGGATCAGTCGGTGACGCTCACAACGTTGACGGGGGTCAGTAACGAGCCGATGACCACCGCGCTGATCGGGTGGTACTTCCGGCTCGATGGGTCCACTGACCCGGACATTCCACTCGCGATGCGCCCGCAGTACGCCTACAGCGACGACGTTGTGATGGCGTGGATGACGGGGGAACGTGGTAAGCACCGAGCCGCCCCGGACGTCGCTCGGGCGATCGTCGCGCACCGGGCCCTGTGGGCCTATGGGGCGTCGCTGCGAACCGATCTGGGGATCACATGAACCGGCTCTTGTGGACGGCGGGGATCCTCACTGCGGTTCTGGCGTTCGTTTCGTTTCTGCTGTTGCTGCAGGCCGGGATCCGGCTTGGGGAGGTCACCGGTGGACGGTAACGACCCGCTCGGGGTCCGGAAGTCTAAGCCGTGGATGTGCCCGATCAAAGCGCACGAAGACCGGGCGTTGCTGCAGCATCTCCCGTTTGTTGAGGTCCGGGACGGGGTGTCGTACTGCACTTATTCGGGGTGTAAGCGGTCCAGCGTGGACGGCTTCTCCCGCAGATGATTCACGAAAGGACAGGGCTGATCATGAACGGTAATAGTGGGTTCCGGTCGGTGCTCAGTGAGTTGCTGATGCGGTTAGCGATGTGGACTGATCCGACGGGGCACCGCGCGGAGACCGCAGTCCCCCCTGGGATGGACCGGGACATGCCAAGGATGAGGTTGGAGCCGGTCGAACCGCCGTATTCCGACGCTGACCCGCTGCGCCCCGCGGTCCCCACGCAGCAGTCCCCCACCCGACGGCCGCGACCTGCGTCGCGTGGGAACGTGAAGCGGTGACCGCGGACCCAGTGGTCCCGGTCAACGACGCGGGGCAACTCAGGACCCGCCTGGCCGGGTCAGTAGCGGACGTGGCTCGACTGTTCACACTGCGGGAACACCTGATCACCGCCGCGTGGGACGCGGGGATCGGGATCAAGTCGATCCGGGACACCGCGCAGATCCCGACAGCCCGGACTGTTGACGACATCGTCAAGGAATACGCAGAGGAGCAGCGGGAGGTCATGTTCGCGGCGACTGCGGAACTGTGGAAGACCGGGCAGGTCATTCAGGACCGGTACGGGTTGCGGTGGCGCGCGGACACCAACATTTCCAGTGGGGAACGTGGATGGTTCTGCCGGTCGGTGGGGTTGAAGGTGTTCCTCACGGGGACACGGATGGCTGAACGGGGACCGTTGACCCTGATCCGTCAGGACCGGGTGTTCGCCGGTGAGACCGGGTCAGCGGAACGCCTCGCTGCGGTCGCCGCGAGAAAAGCAGGAGAAGTGGAAGACCAAGCCGTCACCGTGACCCCAGCGGAGGACCCAGAATGACACCGTCCAGGTGGACGGGGAAACGATCCCGGTGCGTGAACTGCCGGCCGTTCGCTGACACCCCCTCCACCCATGTCGTGAAGCTCCCACCGGCACGGTGGTCATCGTGGGACCCCAGCTCAGCCCACGCCGAGCAGATCGTGAGGTTCCACCTCAGCGTCGGTGTCCCCGCCCGCGCGTACCGGTACCGGAGGATCCGGGGGACCCAACCCCGCCCCATCCCGAAAGTTCTGATCAGCGGTTACTAACCCCCTGCGGCACCCTGGTTGACGGACCCGCCCCCGTGATGTCGTCCACCCCGACTCATCACGGTAGGCGGGTCGTTTCACGTTGTGTGACCATGTGGCGGATTATTCGGGTAGGCGCTGGCGTGGTCCTGCTCGTGGTGATCGCTGCGGCGATGGGTTTCGGCGTCCTGCTCGGGATCCTGTACCTACTGTCCGTTTGAGGAGGACACGTTGATCGCTCTGATCGTGCTGGGCTTGCTGGTTTGGGCCGCGCTCATCGTCGTGGGGTTCTTGGTTAAGAGCCTGTTCGTGCTCGGCATCGTGGGGATCGTGTTGTTCGTTGTCACCGCTGGTGTAGGTGTCGCGAAGCTGCTGTAACTGCGACCGTGCTGGGCCTACAGGTGATAGAGACCCACTGGTAGGCCGTTGATACGACACCACCCGCAACCCACCCGATCGGGTGGCGTGGGTGATAAAACTGAGGGTCGAACGTCCCTCAGGCACCTATACAACCCGGAAAGAGGCCCCGCCGGTGATAGCTCTCGGTGTGATCCTGTTGATCCTCGGTTACGTCTTCGGGATCTCGATCGTCTGCGCTCTGGGGTTCATCCTGCTCATCACAGGTGTGATCCTGCTGCTCCTCGGGGGCTTCGGCCGGCCTGTCGGCGGCCGCACTTGGTACTACTGATCAGACCACGTGGACGGCGGTACGACAACTCGTTGACCTGCTGAAAGTTACCCCCTCCACACCGGCGGGTAACAAACCCCCGGAGGGCCATCTTGCCGACCCATGACTTGACCGTGGAACACGTCCCAGTCGGTGACCTCCGCACCTATCACCGCAACCCCCGACGCGGGAACACCACCGTCATCGCCCAGTCCCTGACGATCAATGGGCAATATCGGACGCTGGCGGTGAACCGCGGCACCCACACCGGCCGCCCGAATGAGGTCCTGGCTGGGAATCACACGCTCATCGCGGCACGTGACCTTGGGTGGGACACCGTCGCGGTCACCTACGTCGACGTCGACGACGACGTAGGTGACCGGATAGTGGCAGCGGATAACAGAACCGCGGATTTGGGGGAGTACGACGACCAGCTTCTCCTGGAACTCCTCGCGGACCTCCCCGACCTCGACGGCACGGGGTACGACCCAGGAGCGATCGCGGATCTAGAGAAGGCCCTCACGGAGCCGCAATTCGATCCAGAAGGGGACGACGCTCGACTCGACCGGAAGTCGGTCACCGACTGCCCCAGCTGCGGACACACGTTCACCCCCACAACCAGATCCATCACCGAGTGAGGCGTCCTGTGTCGACTATCGCCCCCTGCGGTCGAGACGCAGCCCTCTATGCCGTCACTCATTGGCACTACACCAAGAAACTCCCCGCCGGTCGCCTCGTGTACCACGGGGTATGGGAACTCGATCAGCGCTACACCGGGGCCGTCATCTACGGGCGCGGAGCGAACGACCGCATGTCCAAGATGGTCGGCCTCACCCAAGTCGAATGCGCGGAACTGGTCCGCGTAGCTCTCCGCGACCACACCGCGCCCGTGACACAGATCCTCGCTGAGTCGATCCGACTACTCCGGTCATCGAACCCGGGACTCCGGGCGATCGTCTCTTACGCCGACCCGGGGCAAGGGCACCACGGAGGTATCTACCAAGCCGGGAACTGGTTGTACCTGGGACTCGGGACGCTGAACAAAGAGTTCGTCATCCACGGACGCCAGATGCATCTCCGATCAGTCCACGCAGCGGGATGGAAACAATCCCTCGCGTGGGTCCGCGCCAACGTCGACCCACGCGCCTACGAGGTCACCCCGCCCAGGAAGCACCGCTACGTCTATCCCCTGGACAAGCCCACTCGCCGTAAGACGACCAAACTGTCCCTGCCGTACCCCTCTGCGGTCGAAGCGTCGGAGGTGACGCGCCCCGGTTCCATCGGGGAGGGCCGGGTTCAACTCCCGGCGACCGCTCAGCCCTTCCCGGAGTCAACATGACGGAACCTAAGCCCGACCTCCCGCAAACCACGCGACGTCAAAACCGTGGGAACAAGGGCGCCACCGTCACCACTAGCCCTGAAGCCATCGCCCGTCGGGAACGGGACTTGAGATGTGTGGAGCTCCGCAAGGCTGGTGCGACGTGGCAAGCGATCGCGGACACGGTGGGTTACGCCGACCCCGGGCACGCCTACCGCGGGTTCCAAGCGGTGATGAAGGACTACCCCCGTGAGGATGTCGAGACGGCCCGGAACATCATCAGCGACCGGTATGACGCGATGATCCGCGCCCTGTGGCCGAAGGTGTTGAAGGGTAATGAGTGGGCGATTGACCGGGTCACCCGGATCTCGGAAGCGCAAGCGAAGCTGCTCGGGGCGAACCGACCGGAGCGGGTGGAGATCTCGGTGGGTGCGACGGAGCTCGACGCGGCGTTGCGGGAGTTGGAGACGGAGATGAAGGCCCGGGCCGGTGGCGCACCAGTCCCGGTGGAGTAGCAGGTAGTGCCGAGGGCGATCCACACGCTGGTCGCGGAGGCTGAGCAGGAGTTCGGTCCGGTTGGTGCTGCCCGGTTAGCGGAGAAGATTCGGTGCAAAGCCCGGCGGATGCGGATCCTGCGGGAGTGCCCGACGCCGGGGGCTCTTGCTCAGCGGTTGGTGCCGGACACGGTGCAGACCCCGATGCTGGATCGGGTCGACGCCGCGATCGTCGCTGCTGATGCTGGGACGCAACGTCGGTGGATCATCAACACGCCACCGCAGGAGGGGAAGTCCACCCGGATCTGTCGGGACGCTGCCCTGTGGTTGCTGCTGCGGAACCCGGACCGGCGGATCATCATCGCGTCGTATCAGCAGAACCTGGCGGAGGTATCGACCCTCGGGGTTCGTCGGCTAGTCGAAACCTACGGGTCGCGGCCGGGGGATCCGGAGGAGAACAACCTCCTCGGTCTCGCTGTGGAGCGGACCCCGTCCGCGGCGGGGAACTGGCGCGTCGCCGGCCGTGAGGGCGGGATGATCGCTGTCGGGATCGGGTCGGGTACCACGGGACGGCCGGGTGACGTGATCGTCGTCGACGACCCCCTCGCGGACGCGGAAGCCGCGGACTCCCCGGTGCAGCGGCAGAAGGTCATCGACTGGTGGACAACGGTCGTCCAGTCCCGGCTGGTGGCCACGTCGATCGTGATCGTGGTCCAAACTCGTTGGAACGAGGCGGACCTGTCCGGGTGGTTGATCGACAACGATGGGACCGGTACTGGTCGCGACGCCCCACGGTATGAGGTCCTGTCCGTCCCCGCGCAAGCCGAGGCCAACGACCCGTTGGGGCGTGAGGTCGGGGAATGGCTCCGTTCCGCTCGGCAACGCACCGTCGAAGAATGGGAAGACACCCGCAAGGAAGTCATCAAGGGCGGTGTCCGGTGGTGGTTCGCGCTGTATCAGCAGCGACCGGCGCCACCTACTGGTGACACGTTCAAACTGGAATGGTTCGACCGGGACCGGGTGTGGGAACGCCCCCCCGGCCCACCACCGGTGGTGGTCATCGACCCCGCTGATAACACCGGGTCGGGGGATGAGGCGGGGATCATCGTCGCGTCCACCGACGTCCGTAACCAAATCTATTTAGGCCCGGACTACTCGGGGCATTACACCGTCGGCCGGTGGGTGCGTGTCGCTCTGCTCGCGGTGGCGCGACATAAAGCGGGGTCCCTGGTGTATGAGCAGTCCCTCGCTGGGCTCGCGCGGGACGTCGCGTACGGGTGGGACCAGCTCCACAAACAGGCCCGGATCCTGCGGCGGCTGAAAGCCACCGTGGTCCTCGACCCCGTCATCGTGGAGACCGCGGTCGGGGAGTTGTGCACCCTGGAGGACACCGATGACACCCGCGCGCAGTACCGCGCGGAGTTCATTGAGGTGTGGCCCCTGGTCGACGCGATCCTCGCTTACCCATCCACGGGCCCGTCGATCCGTCGGATCATCCCGAAGGGAACGAAAGCGTGGCGCGCGCAAGCCGCGTCACCCCGGTATGAGCATCGGGGTGTGTCGCACATCGGGGCGTTGGCTGAGTTGGAGCATCAGATGGTGACGTGGATGCCCGGCCAGAAGTCCCCGGACCGGATGGACACCGCGGTCCACGCTGTGCTGCTGCTGTCGGGTGCGTCGGTCGCGGTCCTGTCGTCGCCGAGTAAAACCCCGGAGCTCCCCACCCGATCCACCCGTAACCCCAACCGGCGCGGTGGTGCGCTACCCCGTTCCACGATGACTCGCCGGTGAAACCCCAACAGTTCGGCCAGCGGGCCGGTTCGGTGAAGAAAGGGCGGTGAACCCCAGTGACCATGCCGAGGTCCACCAACGCTGGCCGTGGTGAACTCGCCGGTCCAGCTCCGACGCGCCGGCAGGTCCGGTCGATCACCGTGATCGTTGACGCGGTCGGTCCGGGGGTGCTGCGGGTGTCTTCACCCTCGACACCGGGGTGGGCTGGTGAGGCCCGGACCCCGGCGCAGCTCGCGGCGCTGGTCGCGTCCGCGTTCGTCGAGTCCCAAGTCGCTGCGTATTCGATGTGGCGGGGTGTGCCCTACGAGCACGCCGACGGCACCACCTACCGCCGGCCGCGCCCGTCGCGACCTGGGCATCGGATGGATGTCCACGCCCCGCAGGAGTGGCGGATCTTGCCCGATGGGCGGTGGGTGGATCCGGGGTCCGGTCGGCGGTGGCGCCCTGATTCGCAGGTGGTCCAGAACGTTCAGCGGCGCCTAATCGCGTTAGGGCTCGACCCGACACCGGACACGGTAGATTCAGCCACCGAGGAGGACACCCAGTGACGACAGCGACACGGCAGGTAACGGTCCGGGGCCGGTGGTTCCCCGCTGATGTGGTCCTGCCTGGCCACCCGCATCCGTGGGGGCGTTGCTATGTGATCGCGACGGACACTGACCTGCACGTGTTCCGGAAGGTCGGGGAAGTCGCGGAGTGGGTGGCCCCGATCCGGTGGGACCAGACAGTGATCCCCATCGTGGAACGGAACGCCCGGAACGGGTTCAGTGTCTACACCGACGTGGGGCTCGCGGTGGTCACTCTCGGGTCGGGGTGCCGCTGCGGGTCGCTGGGTCGGTGGCGGGGCCCGTCGTGGGCGATGGTGGAACGGGCCCGCGGGTGACCGCTCGCACCGGTCGGACCCTCGGTCGGACCATCTACCGTCAGATCGGTCCTGACCGCAGCAAAGACGACACCTACCTTGGCGTCGCTGATACCCAGGAGATCGCGACTATCGCCGTCAACGCCCTGAACGGTGTCGGTATCTCCGCTGACGTCGGTGGCCTCGGTCCGGGACCGTGGTACGCGGCCGGGCGGCTGGTGTACGCCCCACCCGCGATCGACGTCCTCACCGACTGGATCATCGCGATGGACACCTCCGACCTCGCGGTCGAAGTCGTCGCCGCAGTCAACGTTGTGATCGCCCGGAGCGGCGGGTGACCCGCGCGCTGGTCGTTGACGCGCTCGCTGCGTACCGCATCACCCACCTGATCACCGAGGACACGATCCCGTTCGGTCGCGCCCGGACTTTCATCACCGACCGGTGGCCCGGGTCGCTGGCTGCGGAGTGGGTGGAATGCCCATGGTGCGCGGGGATGGCCGTCGCCGTCGGCGTCACCCTGGCGCGGGCCCTGATACCCAGGTGGTGGACACACCCGGCGACCGCGTTCGCCTGCAGCGCCATCACCGGTTTACTCGCCACCTGGGAACACCGGGACTGACCCACGAAGGGGATACCCGACTGATGAGTGACACCAGCAGCGAGCGGGCACTGTCCCTCGTCCAAACCACCGCCCTGTACGCCACACGGTTCACGGGCGGAACGGTGCACGACGAGCAGTTCCTCGCGACTGCGACCGCGCAGTACAGGTGGTTAACCGGCCCGGCCGCGTTGATCATCACTCTCGGACCCGCTGTCGACCAGGTAACGGGCCGAACCACCGGAAATGAAGGAGATACGTTGAAGGACTCCGAGAAGGCGCTACTGAACGCCAACGCGGTCGACGCGAAGGGCAACCCCACTAGCGCACCGACCAGCCTGACCTACACCTCAGCCGACACCACGATCGCGACGATCGTGACCGATGATGCTGGTACCTGGGTCGTGGCCGGCAGCCCCGGTTCGACCGTGGTCACCGGTGACTGGCCCGACAGCCCGTCCGGTGACATTCAGGGCACCGTCGCTGTCGATGTCACCGCCGGCGACGCGGTGTCGCTGAACATCAGCCTGGGCGCGCCAGTAGCCCAGTAGGGTCGGGTACCTGCCCCGGGCTAGACCCCGGGGTCGAAGAGGGCCGTGGACCCATCCTGCACCGGGGGGTTCGCGGCCCTCTTCCTATGTGTGGGGGAATCGCGTGATCGCGTGGCTACTTGGGGTCACCCCGGTCGGGCGGTGATGATGACCCGATCAAGGTCGTGTGGAGGGCTCCCGAGTGCCGGAACCGTTGAGGATTAAGCAGGGCACCACGAGGGCTGTGCTCGTCACGGGGCTCCGCGACTCCCACGGCGCGCTGCTCGACCCGTCGGGGTGGGCGATCCACGGGGTAGCCAGGCCCGGGATTTGGGCGGATGTGGTCGCGGTGTGGCGCGACACCCCGGACACCGACCTGGGGGAGCTCCTCGCGGAAGTCGTCGACGCTGACCCGACCATTGATCCGACCGTGCAGGACGGGGAGAAGTGGATCGAACTCCACATTGATCCCGATGTGTCCCTGGCGTGGGTGACGTGGCGTGACGCGGACCTCGACGTCACCGTCACCGAATCCGGCACCGGTCGGACCGAAACGTTCCACACCGATCTCCATCTGATCCCCACCACAGTCCGAAGCTAGGGAGTACCAGCATGGCCGACGGTCTTTCCGCCACTGCAGCGAATGCGCTGATCACGTCCCTGATCGGGTCCTACACGTGGGTTCAGCTCCACACCGGCGCACCCGGCGCGGCCGGAACATCGAACGTCGCGGGGAACACCACCCGCAAGCAGGTCACGTCGTGGGGCAGCGTGTCCGGTGGCGCGGTCGTCACCGCAGTCGACCTCGCGTGGACCGCGGTGTCGACGTCGGAGACCTACTCCCACTTCTCCGTGTTCACCGCATCAAGCGCGGGGACTTTCGGGTTCTCTGGGTCGCTGACCGCGAACCCCGTCACCGCCGGCGACAACTTCACCATCCTCAGCGGCAACTTGGGGACATCTTTAACAGTTGCGAGTTGACCGAACGGGAGTGGTCATGGTCTGTAACTCGTGCGGGTCCCACGACGTTAAGGCGACGCAGATCGCGGATCCTCCCTCCCTGACTGACCGTCGCGTCATAGATCAGATTAGGAGTAACGAATGTCAGATCGTAGAGATCTCCTGATCGAACTAAATCGGTCTTTCCAACCGGACATAGATGGGTATTCGCAATACACCGACTGGGTCGGCACGGACGACGTCCTAGCCATCCGTGTTCGATGCGAGTACGACGCCTCTACCCTGCCGGGGACTTACGCGACCCTCATCCAAGAGGCGATGGACTTTGACCCGGATCACCCGAATGAGGCTTATTACTCTGACCTAACCGCGTCCACGCCCGTCGGATCGGACCTGTCGGCGCCGGCAACGGAGGTTCCTTTGACCTTGAGGTGGTTCCGGTTCGCGTTCGTCTACGACGCCGGACCGTCTCATGCTCCGCCTCCGGTCACTTTTAAGGTGACTGCGAGGAAGATCTCTTAACGCCTAAAGCGAAGGGTGGAGCGTGGCCACTCGGCTATATGTCACCAACTCCACCACGCCGTTTACTCCGACAACCATCCGCGGCGGGTGGGAGTCGACCACGTCTGCGGTCATCAAATACCTGGGACCGGCCCCGGGTGGCACAGCAACGACCCGGGGCCAAGCGGAAACATCCACCAGCAACGTCTTCGACGTCCTCTTAGGCCGCTGGGTATCTGACGGAGCGGTCGCCGCCGGGAACCTGTCCGGCGTCATGAGCTGGGTCCTCGGGATGGCCGCGACCTCGTCGGTCTCGACCGACAACATGGGCCTCTACATCCACGCGTTCGTCACCGCTGGTAGCACCGACACCCTTCGGGGCACCCTGCTCGCGAACTTCGTTGACACGGCCCTCATCCCCACTACGGGCACTGCGATGAGCAGCCTCGACCAAGCGATCACCACGGTCGCTATGTCGGTCGGGGACCGGGTCTGCGTCGAGATCGGATACCGGGCCCGGAACACCACCTCGTCGTCCCGCACCGGGACCATGAACTATGGCGGTGCGTTCGTCACCGACCT